TATGATTACGCAAGCCGGTGTCGGAAACAATACGCAAAGACCAGAATGGCGACCATCCCGACCATTATCAAGTCATCAACAAGGGCCGGGCGTTTCTGGAAATACTCTTTCACAAATCTATCTCTGTATGTGGTTCGCCAACTATACCGGGCGGCTCAAGTACAGTAAAGCTCTGGTAAGAATAAAAAGTTCAAAAAGGGTTGCCTTTGATGTTCATATCAGATATACTGAGCCCACATACACAGCTCACTCAGGGGCACAACATGGCAACGATGAAACTGAAACACATCCACGTCCAGTACACCATCGCCGGCGCAGGTGGTGGACACAAAGGTTACCGCGTGGTGTTGTACGTCCAACCGATGCTGGACGACGCCATGGACTCACTGTTTCACGAAGGTTTGCTGCGCCACGAAGAAGCTGAACGTTTGGTCAAGGCGATCAAGGCTAAAGGTGAGATCGATCTGGAACGTTGGGTTTGGTCTCCGAGCCTGGCAACCGGGTTTGGCCATCTGCAAGTGGCACCGACCGCCGTATTGAAGACTGAGTTCTACACCCCCAAATTCTAACCACAACAAAAAGCCCCCATGGCGCAAACCATGGGGGCTTTTTCGTGCCTGGGGGCTACGTTCTGGGCAGGGGCTCGGTAACGCCGTGAGCCCGGCCAGGATCAACTGACGTAGGGCCACTGGAGGAGACGATCCGCGCTTGCTCTTTGAGCCTGCGGGTTTCTCCGTTCGCCCAACGATGAGGTCGGTGGCCATCAACGTGAGACAGCTTATCGTAGCCGTACCGTTTCAGTGGGAGGGGCAGTACGCCCCTGATATCATACAGCCGGCCACCCAGGGCGGTGTAAACATGCCCCTGGATGTGATCATAGTACGCCACAGCGGCCGGCCACAAGCTCCGGATAATCAGGAAGAAGTTGTAGCACTGGCCCTGTGTATAGAGTTCGACCATGTCCGGGTGGCTATCCCGGATGGCCGAGATGAACTTCAGAAGGCGTTGATCAGGCATTGATATCGTTCATGATTTAGACGCCTTGGTGATAATGATTGGGTGGATGTCTTTGAGTAGACGGCTGTTAGGGTAGCCCTCATTGTCCAAGACGTTTACGAACACGCGGTTCAAATGAGGGTCACCCCCGAGGTCAGCCCACACGGTGTACCCGGTAACTTTCACCTCGACCAAACACAGCGGGCGGGCCAGTTCGATCTTGACGCGTGCACCCACCGGTGGTAGGAGGCTGTGTGTCTGTGGGTCAGGTAGGCCATCCCACGCGCCATCGCAATCCCGACACTTCTTCCGGTGTTTCTGGCCAGTGAAGGTGCGTTCGCAGCACTTACATACGAGGCCCCAATGACCGTCGAGCTTGTTGAGGTCTTCAGGCCAGGAGCGCTTGTTCTCTTCTTCCAATGATCTGAACATTCACTCACCGCACGGTAGAGGGATGTAGGCTTCAGCAACCAGCGGCTTCAGGCGACCGATGAAGTCTTCAGGTTCCCGGAAGTACATCTGGCCGTTGGTGGTATCTCGATAGACCTGGACCAGATCACCTTTGGACGTACCGGCCCCGATAGCAACGCCCAGGTCCACATAGTCGCCGCCCTTACCGTCCACCGTCCAGTGACTGACGAGCTTATCGCCCCCGGCCAGGGCCTGGCGCATTTTACAGCAGCGCCTCCAAGCCATCCAGCCGGCTTCTAGGAGGATGTTGGTGTACTTGCCGTGCATGTCGCGGTCGAGGGTCGGGGCGTAATCGTGGTCACCGAATTCGCCAACCGCAATCGATTCATAAAGGGCGCGCTGCTCGCTTTCAACGTACGTGTTGAACTTCTGGAAATCGGTTGCCAGGATGTATTGCTGGTGATCATCAAAGATCGAATGGAGAGTGAGAGTCATACCGTAGCCCCTTTGGGTGGGTTCAATTTCTCGCGCTTAGCTTGGCAGCTCGCGCAGTTCTGAGGATGAGTATGGCGGGCGTCTTCAAGTTCACCGAGGTACATCCAGCGATTACACAAAGACTGGCCGTTGACGAAGTAGTGCGCCTTCTTGCTGAGCTGAGGCATACCCCAGCCTTTCGGTTTATGCGCCATTCTCACAGCCCTCTTTATAACCTTCCCATGCACACTGGGTACGGCGGTCCGGGTACAGACCATCTTTCAGAGGATCAACCGGGAAGCTGCGGGCGCGGTCGGGGTGTTGGCACCAGGCTTCGAACAGGGTACGGCGACCCTCTTCTGTGTGAGGAATACCGAGCTCCTTTTGGAACTTATTGACCAACCCTTGGCTGACCAGGGTAACCGGTAACATGTCTTTGCTCTTACCGTCAGAGGTAATCACCCAGCCGTTGTTGGTCAGCGTCACCGTGTTATTACCCTCGGTGAGCTTGGCGATGGTCAAACCGCCGACGGGGATGTGACGGTTGATTCGGTAAATCAGTTTCATGAGCTTCATTTGAGCCCTCCTAACATTATGAATTCGCGGTCGTATATCAGCCGACGTCCGAGGTATCCAGAGCCAGCAGTATAAGGTCAAAGCGGGCCAGTGCGCAACTTCAAAGACTGGTTGCAACGTTCTGTGTTGGCCGGTATACTGGCGCCCTCGACAGATGCTCACTGAGGGGCAAGAAATGGGTAAAGTGATTGTGTGGGATGCCGAGCTTGTGTCTCGGGTTGTTTGTGGTGACGAAATCATGGTAGACATGGGGTTCGGTACGTTGACCGCCTGTCTGGTAGTAGAGGCCAACACCCTCTCCCACAACTTTGACGTATGCATGGTGCTGGTGCTGGACGGCGCCCGGCACACCAAGATATTCAAGAAAGGTACGCGGGTTCCGAAGGCTCAGCCGATCGTAACCAAGATGAAGATGGCCGGGAACAACATCTACGCCACCCACAATAAGGGTGGGCGCATCATCGGGATGTACCTGACGTCCAACGATATGGACATAACCAGGAACGTCCGGGGCGACCAGAACATGCTGACACGCCTTGAGAAGAAAGGCCTGAAGTTCTAACGGTTGATGGCACCACAACCCCTCATTCAAATTATTTTTGAATGAGGGGTTGTTTCGTTTAAAAGTTCAGGTATACTGAGCCCATCACTACAGCCACTGAGGGCTTCGAAATGGATCCGCGCATCGGTCAACTCATGAAAGAAGGTCGCATCGTGTTCTACGCTTTCGTGAACGGGTATGACAAACCAGAAGTTACCGGTACGCTGGAAGAAATCGAATACGCCCTCGGCCTGCGCGATGAAGTTGTGGCCCTCAAGGAACAAGCCAAGGCCCGCCCGGCGATTCGCACCTGGGTGGTTACCATCACCCCGAAGATCACCACTTACGCATCGGGTTGCACCTTCGGAGCATACGACGTTGAAGTGGACGCCCGCACCTACAACCTGGCGATCAAAGCGGCTGCTGATGATCGCCGCGAATCCGAGGGCGCCCACGGCGTCCCAGCAACCTACACCGCCAAAGCAAAGGGCGAATAATAAAAAACCCCCTGACCGCAAAGTCAGGGGGTTTTTTATTGCCGATCACTTCAGGCCAGACCAGTTGCTACCTGGTGGTCGATCCATTCAGATAGAGCCAGCTGAAATTGTTCGCAGGCTTTGTCGCGTTTCTCGTTAGAAGAGAACACCATCGTACCCGAGCGCTCGTTCTCGGACGCACCCAACAACCACAGACGTTCCGTTTGGATGTCCATGCGGCTGCGCGAGATTACCTCATAGCCGTTGCTGGCCTTGAAGGTTGGGAAGTCGCCATCGTCATCGCCGCGCCACCGGGTGGGTTCAAACTGGCTGATGATGTCGAGGGTCAGGCGACGGTTCGTTTTGATCAGCGCATAGTCGATGATCAATGCGTTGGGTGACGTCAGCACCCGCTGTTCGATATTCATACTGGGCGTTCTACCTCAACACGGACATACGCCTGGGCGCAAGGGGAGGGCACGCGATCGCCGTCCTGGATGTACATCCACGGCTTGTCTTCAGGGTACGGCCGGCTCAACCAGATCGGCTCTTGCTTGGCCAGGTAAGGCTCCGACTCGACCATGATGGAGTTGTTGGCGTTCACCGAGTCTTTGGTGAGTTCGTCCGCAAGAGCTTTCAGAACACTTTCGAGCCCCAGGGCCTTGATCAAGGCCGGCATCAAAGCGACCTCACAGAAATCAGGGATGTCCGCCTTGGTCATACCGGGGATGGCGCCGATGCGCACGGCAGTCAGAACATCTTTGTCAATCACGAACTGGGGCTCGCCGCCGGGCGCGCTCAAGTAGATGGACGGCCCAGGGTTTGCGCCTGGGATGATCTTCAATTCAAGCTTGAGTGAAACAGTCATTTCTGATTCCTGTGTTTGCGGTTGCGGGCCTTCTGGCCCTTCGAGCGCACGCGGCGCTGGTATGGATCAAGTTCGCCCAGGGTTGGGGAATTTACGCAGGACGCCAACACGAGAGCGGCGAATTTGTCACACCGCCACCACATCACGGCAGACTCCGGCGCCAACCCATGTTAGCCAGGCGCTCATATGTGAAGAGCTCAGCCTGTTGTCGGTATGGGTCACCAAGCCCTTTGGCCAACCCTCTCAGCTCCATGAAGGAGATATCGAACTCGGCTGAGTCTGATATACGCTTGGTGTACGCCCTGGTATCGCCGTGATGAACCAATAGCTGGAGGTACGTGATCTTCCCAACGTACACCAAGAGGTCTACCCCGGTGATGATGTTGGACCAGTAGTTCGGTTCCTCAGTGACGCCGTAGTTCTCCATCATCACCTTGGTCGATTCCTGGTCCCGGTACGCCGGCCAACCTCCCAGGGTAGAATCGTTCTTTTCCGCCCAGTGGCAATCGGAACAGTACCCGCCCGCTCCACATGCGCCCCCGTCAACCTTACACTTGGACGTGTCAACGTTACCGAGGGCGGCTTCCAGGTTGATCAGAGTATTGCGGACGAGGTCTGGGCTTTCGGCGTTACCGAGAATACATGCAACCGCGTCCTGGACAACTTCACGAACCAGAACCACTTGGCCGGCTGACCCTGGCTTCAGGTAATCCAATACTGGCATCAGCTTCTTGCCCAGGTCGTCCCCGTCGCGAGCCATGCCAATTTGCCGGCATGCCGCCCATTCATCGGACAGCGCCTGGAGATAGGATGTCGGTACTTTGGTCCACCCGACACTCTCTGATCGCTTCATATCCTGAAGGGCAGACCATTCCTGGTCCAGCTGGTTGCGCTCTTCCAACAAGGTTGAGCGGGGCGGGGCGGCAATCAGAGCCCTGGCTTCCCGTTCGGCGGCCAGGCGGACCTTGTCGTCGTAGCTGACCAGGCGCTCAATTAGAGACTTGGCGACGCTGTACATTTGTGTCATGCTTCGCCCCTCCAGTTAAACGCCGTGGGTGATTTCCAGCTTGTGGAACCGGGCGGAGCTACCTTCATAATCGAGGGTTTCCGGTGTCGGGTCTTCTTGGTTGTAAACGCCCGCTTTGAAATACAGCCCCTGTTCAGCCCAACTTTCATCGAGCTGTAACGTGAGGTTACCAGAGCGTTTCGTACCGAGGCTATCCATGAAGCTGGCAGAAAACAGGACCGCGCCTGATGCTGTCACGTGAATGTTGAACGTGAATCGCGTACCGACTGGGATCCCATCCAGCAACACGGAATCGACCGGGTCTTCTTGATTGAACGATTGGCGGAAACCGACAGTGAGTTGCCCGATGCCGTCGGTCGCTTTATCGAACGAAAGTTTTACGGGCGGGCGCGTGTTCCCGCTCACGTGGATTTGGCCGACGACCGTCTCGCCTTTCTTCGGTATTTCCACCATGGTCATCGCTACGCGCAGCCAGTGGTGGGGTTGGCTCGGGAACTGCCAATTGTAGACGGTGCCAGACGGGAGGCATTCACGCAATTCAGTGCGTGTGCGGCTGGTCGATTTAGACGACACACCTTTTGTGGGCGCCCACAAACCCAGGTCGCCAGTCGGGAGCACCGAAAAGAATTCATTCTGTGGGAACGAGCCAGGTGGGTAGATGATGCAAATGTTACTACCCGGCGATTTCGGTTCTGGTGTTGTGAGGTTCAGCAGGTCAAGATTAATCATTTGAGTCCAGTTTGGTGTTGGGGAAGGTTGCCGATCATACCTTGGTTACAGCCCGGCCGTAACCGGGCAATAGTATCAAGAGAACATCGGTGGCCGCGACCCAATGTACGCCTTGATGTGGTCCATCAGGCGTTTGGTTTCCATCAGCCCAGTTCCTTCGATCAGGCGGTGAAGCTTGATGGATGGTACCAGCTTACCGTGTTCGATCAGACCAGCCATGGTCTCAATAATCACAGAGTAGGGTTGATTCCTGAAGTGGTCGACATCTTCAGCGAAGACCTGTGCGACAATCTCTTGCGCGCTGTCCAAGGACATCGGGGTCGGGAAGGTCAAACCACACAGAATTGCATTGACCCTGTCCATCCCGCGGAGGGGTTCGTCGATGGAGCAACGGACCACGGTATACCCGAGGTCCTTGAGGCTCCCCTGGATAGCTTCCTCGGTGGCGTTCTCGCTAATGGCGATACGGATCAGCGCTGTGCGGTAGCCCTGGCTTCTCATAGTTGGGTATCCTTTACGATCGGCGACACGGCCGGGTTATGTGGGTCTGGGGTGACATACTCTGAGCACCGGTATTCCAAGTACATCGCCAGCCACTTCTGCCATTCAAGGTTGTCGTTGGCGTAGGCGTAATCCTCGTAGAACTCGAGGATGTTACGGTTGGACATCATGCTGTACGCGATGTGGATCTCTCGCGCCAGACCGTCAGGGCATCCCATCATATGGAGCCCATTGAACAGGTCCAGCGGGAAAGTGGTCTGAACTACCCAGCACAAGGCGTTGAGCAAGTGGGGGCCAAACGGTGGCGGCGCAGGTTCAGCGAGCGCATCCTCTGGCATGAAGTTGTCGAAGTGGAACCAATGGTCACAGTAGCGCAACCGCAAGAGGTTACCTTCGACTTCAGATACTGTATACTTCGCCCCGAACTCGACAAAGGGTGGGACGTTCTTGTGGCCCAGTACAGAGCAGCCGGGTTGGTATGGATTATTCATTGATTCAGGCCCCTCAAGTAGTCTTCGACCTTGGCACAGAAACGGTTGTATACATGGTCACCCAGCGGGACGGCATCCTGGAGGTGCTCGCATGCTTCCTTGAGCAACCCCTCCAGAGGCTTCAGCTTCTCGTTCTTACGGACCACGTCCATCATCTTGGTGGTCTGCTCGCGCATCATTTCGATGTGGTCGCTGTGGAAGATGAAGATGCCATGCTCGGCTTCGACGCGGTTCGCCAAGCGCTCATCACGGGTATCGCCGGCCGGGTTGTAGCGGCGGTATGGCTTCATTCGAAGACGTTCCCTTTGGGCGGCCCGCCCATCTTCAGGTTAATTTCGTTCAGGTCTCGACATCCCCAGCGGTCGATCCCCTCTAGTGCCTTCTCCGCCGCTTTCCGACCATACGCCTGGGCAATATGGAGGGGTGGGACAGGAGCGGCACTCTCCAGCTGTTCGAGCTCCTGGGCGTGTCGCTCCAACATGGTCTCCCTCAGGACAACGTAGTCGCGCTCATCCATCGCGCCAGAACAGCAGCAGGTAAAGCCCTTATGAATGTAGCGGTCGCGGTGGTTGTTGAATTCAGACTGGTAACCCAGGTCTTTCTGTATCGGCAGGGCATGTTCGCCACAGTAGGCACAGATGGGGCGTAGGCGAGCACAGGTATGGATGGCGGTAGGGTGGAGGCCCTCCGTGGTGCTGTGCCAGCTATATCGCCATCCACTACCATCGTCACCGTGGGACTTACCGACGAACCCGCGTTCGAAGAATTGGTGGGCGCGGGGGTCAGCGTGTTCAGGAATGGCCATCAGAGCCCCTTGACCATGTGGGTCAGCTTGAGGGTAAGGTCGGGGCGGAACACGACCAGGGAGATGGTATCCTTGTGGTGTTCAGGGGCGTAGTCGACCAACAAGGATCCGTGATACCCCTTGACGCCCATCCAGGTAACGAAACGGGCGATCTGGTCCTTGGGGAACTCACCAACCGAAGAGTCGAACATCGAATACATGAACGGGCGGTTGAAGAACTCCCAGGCCAGGGTTTCGGTCACCTTGACCGGGGAGATCACCATACAGTCCGGGTCGATAGGGGCGGCCACCATCGTTACAGAGCCGGGGTGGCTGCGCATGTACCCGAGGTTTTCCTCAAGGTCCGTGTTGAAGAAGCACGGGCGCGGCAAGAAGGATTCGAACACCTTGTCGGTGTTGTGGTAGTACAGGGTCATGATGTAGGCGTCCTGGGTCAATGTACACACAAGGATACGCGGGGTCACCCTTGCGGGCAACCCCTGGGGATTACGCGGAGAGGGCCTGGGAGAAGATGTTCAGGGCAGCACCGTCAGGGTAGCCCGGAAGAAACTCGCCGTCACGCTCTTGGATCAAGAAGCAGACTTCGGACGGCTCGTCTTGATTGGCGACAGGGACGTACACCACCACACCACACTCGGTACGGGCCGGAGCAGCTTTGACGCCGGCAGCGGCGCAAGCGATCAGGACCATAGCTTCAGTTTCCAGATAGGTTGCAGCGGAGCCTTCCATGGTCAGAGCGGTGCAGATCTCGACCATCTTGTTTTCCGCTTCCAGCAGGGCAGGGGTGGGTTTGTGCATCGACATGATTCGCTCCTCAGTGAGCTGGTTGGTGTGAGCTCAGTATACTTGAACTTTTAAACGAAACAACCCCTCACCCAAAAATAATTTGAATGAGGGGTTGTGGTGGTTACAGGCCGTTAATCTGTACGTTGGAGATACCCTGCATCAGTTCCAGGTACAGCGCAGGCTCATCGGAGTTCAGCAGGACGTTGATCCAGACGGCGGCCATGTACTCGGACTCGTCGTCTTCGTTACCGTTTTCCGCGTCGTAGTCGGACAGCTCCTGGCTTACATCGAACGGTTGGAAGATGTGGTCGCCTTCAACGATGAACTCGAACACGGTTGGGTTCACCAGGGCTTCTTCAGCCAGGGCCATGATGGCGCTGGTGATAGCGGTTTTGTGTTGCTCGTACGCTTTCTGGGCCAGGATACGCTGTTGGGACGGTTGCATGATGTAAACCCTCAGTGGCTCGGTTGGTGTGAGGGCCATTATACTCGAGTTCCTGAGCATAGCAACCCCCAAGTTCAAACTATTTTAAAGCGGGCAGCTGCTCACCCCGCTGTACGCATCGATAGCCTCGTTCACGGCGCTATCGTAATCATCGGTGTCCAGGTCGATACCCTCGATCGTTGTGATGGCATCCTGAATCTCAGAGGACCAGGTGTCCATCTCACCAGCTTGTTCTTCCGCCGTGTCGGCGATTTCAGACTCGCTGAAGTGCTCACGGATGTTGTCGGCCTTCTCCTGGAAGCCCTGTGAGCACTCCTGGACGCTAGCATCGGCATCATCCAGTAGGCCCTTGATATCGTCGATGAAGGCCTCCAGCTCCTCCTTGTTGGTGCAGACGCGGAAGACCGGGGTGTTGTCCTGGAGCGTTTCGGCTGCCAGGTGGGCTGCGGAGAGGTGTTCGTTCTCGGTCAGCTGGCTCTGGCGCGGGTAGGTTGCGCTGTAATGGGTCGGGCCACGGAAGAATGCCCAGTGGTAATACGGCTGACCTTTCTTGACGGCCGGGTTGTCCTTGCGGGCGGCCTTGACATAGTGGACTTTTGGCATGATGTTACTCCTCAGGATTTGGGTGCGAAGCGAGACTGCGGTTCTTTGGCCAGCTCCTGGCGCTCGATGTACTCAGCTTCCATTTGTTCGACGAACGCCTTGCCGTCCTCCACCCACATGTCCAGCTCCAGCTGGGTCAGGTAGCAGGCGGCGATGGACTTGGTGTCGTAGAGACCACGAGACTCGTCGTCGAAGCTGAAGTAGTAATACCCCTGGCCGCGATACAGGTTCAGGTGCGGGCAGCCGATCTTCTTGATAATCTGGGCGGTGTTGGTAGCCTTGGCCATGACGGGTCTCCTGGTATGCCCCCGGTTACCCAGGGGCGGGGCGGTTTAGATGGCGAGGACTTGCACGTTGACCCAGCCGTTCTTCCGGAACGAACCCACCGAGGCGAGGGCGTTCTTCTCGGAGCCGGACCACTGCAGGCAAGCGAAGCCGCTCAGGTCGACGGTGCCATACTCTGCTTCGATCTTGGCCAGGCGGCGCCCGATCTCGTAAGCGCGGTATTCGCCGACGGTCATGGCAGCATTCGCGGCGTAGCGTGCCCAGGTTTCTTCCGAGGTGTTGACGTCGCGTTCGCCCTTGGCAATCTGGTCGCGGTAGAACTTGTGGTTGCTGGCGTCAAGGTCTTCCAGGCGGGACAGAGCTTGCGAGCGAGCCATGGCGACATCCCATTGGCCAACCACGATGTGGGTGTAGGCGCGGGCGGTGGTGCGGGTTGCGATGGTGCCGTCTGGCAGGGTCGCGGAGAGTTTGATTTCTTTAGCCATGATATGAAGCTCCTCAGTGAGCGTTATTCGCTTGGTGTGAGGGTCATTATACTCAATATTTTGAACGAAGCAACCCCCTGGTTCAAAATAATTTAAATTATTTTGAACCAGGGGGTTGCGCCCATCAGACGATAGGGTAAGGGTGGTGTCCGAACCCAACACCGTGGATGCCAGCGATCTTGCCTTCGTGGAAGTGCACCACCACGTTACCGAAGATGGAGCACCCATGAGCCTCCTCGGCCAAGGGGGAGCGGGCGCGAATGTAGAAGTCCACGATGGCCCGGCCATTGGCGTCCAGCTCCACCCCTTTGCGGAAGTAGGTCCAGCTGATCGTGTCGTGTAGGTCGGTATCCGAGGACATCTCCTTCGGATCAGTCTTCTCCGACACCAGACAGACGTTGATGTGAACCGGGCGATCCTGGTTGGTGACACATACGCGTTGACCCGGCTCCAGGCTCAGGCCAGAAACGGGCAGACCCGGCTCCGATTCTTTCGAGGCGGCCTCTTTGATCAGGTTACATTCTGCCTGAGTTGGGATCCAGCGGTTGTTCTTGACCATGATGACGCTCCAAGGTGCGCCCCGGTTACCCAGGGCGCCAGCAGATTAGAATTGATCTTCGACGATGTCGGCGGCGCGGGCGGCAACTTCGTCGCCAACGAGAGGGGTCATGAAGTCGACAAACTTCTCGCGATTGAAGTCGCTTTCCCCGAGGATGTACCCGTGAACACCCGCGATGCTGTTCAGGTACGCATCGATTTCCGGTTCCAATGCGCAGCCACCGAACAACCAGATGCTGGCTTGCATGGTAGTGACGGTTACGGCGTGGGACGATACGGCCTGGGCGAATGCGCGGGCCACTGCGGTTTCGGTTAATGTTGTCATGTTGCTGCTCCTCAGTGAGAGGGTTGGTGTGAGCTCAGTATACTCTGTTCTTGAACCAACGCAACCCCTCAGAACAAAATAGTTCAAAATAAAACGCCCCGAGGATTCCTCCCCAGGGCGCCGGTATTACAGGAAGCGGTCGTTCAGGATGACGACGTCTTTACCGAAGCGCTTGACCATTTCAGCGCGGTCAGTTTCAGGCACGTACTTCTTGGTGATGGAGCGCCATTGGTCCGGGTTTTCGCCCGGCACCTGGAACATGATCTTGGTCTTGCACCAGCCCTTCATCATCTTATCGATGTCGTGCTGGCGCAGCAGCGGGGCCACCGCGCATTCTACCAGGAAGTCCGAGGCGTAACCGTCGAAGGGAGGAACGGTATCCAGCAGCTCCAGATGTTCCCCGGCGGCCTTATACAGAGCCAGGCAATGTTCATGGATGCGCTTGTGGTCGGCAGGCTTCGGGATGTCAAGATCGACACCAGCGCCCATACCGCGTTCGGTGGCGGTGCCGACCTTCTTACCGTCCAAGAGCAGGGCGCATGCCCAGCCGGTGTTTTCCATACCGGGGATGCGTTTCACGTTCGAGATAGTCAACATTTTTAAACCCTCAGTGGTTTGCGTTTCAATGAGGGCCATTATACCCAACTTCCTGAGCATTGCAACCCCATGATTAAAAATAGTTCAAAATAAAAACCCCCGTGGATTTCTCCACGGGGGTTTTGGTTACACCGGGGCCAGGGCGTTGTATGTCGCCATGTCCTTCACCCAGTCCTTGTCGATCTTGATGTACAGGCGTTCATTACAGAAGTTCGAAGAGTGGCTCCAGTCGACCTTATACCCCATGGTCTCAAGCCAACCATAGATCTGGTTCAGGCGCCGGGATTTATCAGCGGGGGTAAGGCCCAGGTCTTTCTCCATGAGACATTCCCCTGGGGTGTGCTTGACGACCTTGACCAACAGTTCACGGGTCTCCGGGCTGGCGTTATCGATCTCTTCCTGAACCCTGGTTTGGGCCTGGAGCTTGGTTGCGATCTTCTCGCGCAGCACTACATGCGATGGTTTGATCATGCTCAACCCTCCCGTGGCGGGCGAAGGCTGGCGGGCAGATCCAGGTAAGGGGCCAGGCGCTTCTGAAGCATGGTGATATCGTCAGACAGCATCTTGATTAGGGAGTTCAGGTTGTCCGTTGAGTAGAAGGTCAGCAGCTGGGTCTGAAGTTCCAGGGCACCAGCATCCTGGGCCTGTGCGTTGTACTGATCCAACACCAGCGCCACGGGGCTACCAGGCAACCCCGCGCAAGCCTGAAGCTCGCGGATGTGGTGTGCTGGCCCATACAGTGATGCCAGGATGGCATGCATTGCCCCGGCGTCGACCGCGACCAGTTGTTTCACTTCGGTCATGATAATCTCTCGCTCTCTTCAATGTTGTAATCGACCGCGATCTTCATTTCAGAATCGCGTCCACTCTGTCCAGCCAACCAGCAGCCTCTTCCTGAGGGATGCCGTGGCGGTAGCCGCGAATGATCTCCAGCAGCTCATCGCGCTCTACTGATGGCACCGGTTCGATACCGTTGCTGGCGCCCTGGGCCGCGTCGATGGCGTCGCGCAGCTCGACGAATTCCAGCACGGGTTCATCTTCGCCCTGGTAGACGTGCCACTTACCGTCGGCGTCGTCGAAATAGGGCGGGACGGTGAACTCTTCCCGGTGTACATCTTCGAACCAGTCCAGGCGGATGGCGTCACGTTCGAATCGCACCTTGGCCTTCGGGTCTGCCATCTTGTTGACGATGGCGCTGCCGAAGCGGGTGAACACATCCAGGCCCACGCCACCCATCAATGCTTCCTGAAGGGCGCTGTGGGCCAGGTCTTCCAGTTCATTTTCGTGAATCATTACACGGCTCCTGCGGTCATGTAGGTGGTGTTCACTGCAATCTTCAGGCGCTCCAATAGGCCCTTTTCGCTCGGGGCGTTTACCTTGATAGCCTTGCGGCATTCGTTCAGGAGCCCATATTGATAGAAGATGGTCGGGGTAACGATGTCCATCGCCAGCCGGAAGCCTTCCCACATACCAACGTAGGTCTTCAGCTCCCACATCTCAATGGAGCCAATATTCGAACTGGATAATGTGGGCTTGAAGCGGTATGTGCCTGCGAAGCGCTCTATCTTGGTGGATGGGATCGGGGCTTTCTGTTCAAACCGATGCTGTAGCTCTGCGCGGCTTACCGCCTTGATGGTAGGCTCAACGCTTGGCGGCTCAACGCTTGGCGGCTCAACGCCAACACGCGAAACATCGGAAAGTTCGGTAGTCAGGTATATGATAGGCCGCTGGCGACCCTCTGGTCGGGCATGCATCACGAGGGCGGGCACGAAGCTTGGGTCATCCACGTCGACCCGGCGCTCGCGGGCAATGGTGTACATCATGCGACGCAGGTTACCTGGGATATAGGGTAACAGGGACGAGCCGATGATGTCCCGTCTGCTCTCAAACTCGTCCTGGCGTTTGGCGCCCAGTACGCGGTCGGTTTCATCGGTGTCCAGTTCAAAGATCATAATGTTCTCCTTCAATGTAGGGCCAGGGTACTCGGTAGGGCCGGGCGGCGCAAGCTCAATCGTCGTCAATGGTTCGTTTGTAGATGTGATCGCAGATGGCGTCGTATATCAATGAGGCCTGTTCTGCGGTCAGATTGTAGTATGCCGGGGCACAGTCCAGCATCTTCCAACCGCCCATGAGCTTGATCTCAGGGCCGTAGACATCACGCTCAACAGCCACACAGCCACATGTGCTGACGCTGGTGAACGAGCACACCTGTTTCATCTTGAAGGTGCCACCCTTGATGTGATTGACCAGGGCTTCAACAGCAGCGTCCTTGGTCTCTGGGTGGTCGTTGATGTCAACCTTGGCGATGGCCGCCCTGAACAGCTGGGAGCTGCTACGGGCGGGGGCGCTGAACACGCCGAACAGGCTCAACAGGAAACGGATCATGATGTAGGAGTTCCTTGGGACCAATGCGTGGATAGGAGGCGACCGTGGTAAGCGCCGCAGGGGCAACGCTTACCGTTGGGGAGCGACCAAACGTACGCCTTCACGACAGCATAACAGAACGGGCACTCCAGGCCTATTGAGGTCCGACCATTGATAGCGTTGCGAGATACCTCTACCCAACGACGCGTCTCAATCTGACGAGCTTCAGGGTCCATGGCCGCCTTGCGAACGTCAGCCGAGGTCGGGCCTGGTTCTGACAATCGGGCAGGCGGGCGATCGTTCACCGAGGGCGCTGATGATTCAACATCTACATGCTCAGGTTCTTCGCGAAGCGGGCGCCTGGCCGGCTCAGCATATACCGGGTGCGGGGAGCAATCCCAATGGGAGCGCTTCAGACCATTGAAGGCCTGGCCCTCGACCATGGGTTGATTACAGACGGAGCAGGACCAGTGTGTCATGGGGTGCCTCAGTTGCTCTTATCGCAGATAGCGCGGGTGCCGACCAGTTCAGAAGTGAACCGATTGCTCTCTGGGTAATGGTAGGTCTGCTCGGTGATATCCCAGCGACCGCCAATCTTGATGTTCTTGGCCTTCTGGCTACTGCATGCCAGGCGCTGGCGCTTGTACACATAGCCGGTGGCCACTTCACGAAGGTCGACCGTGCTGTTGGTCTTGGATGAAGGGTTGATCTTCACCACTTCCATCGTGATGCGTTGTTCAGAGTGTAGCTTACGCTCCTCACAACCAGCAAGGAGCGTAAGGGTCATGAGCAGGCCCAGGGTTGCGAGTTTCATGTAGGCCGGATCCTTGTTGGTTCAGTTGAGGTGATGGCTGACAGTTCGACGGGGGCGGGCACCTGGCTGAAGCAGGCCACGCTGTAGTGAGGACCAGACAGGCCACGGTACATGTAGAGCTTGTCCTCATACTTGATGATGGAGACGAAGTCCAGGCGGTCGCGGTCGATCTCAACGGTGGAGATGGTGCCGTCGACGTGTTGCAGGTGGAGGGTCAGCTTCATGATCAATATTCCTTCTTCTGGTACGGGGTGTTTGGGGTGTATACGGCAACGTCAATGACGTAGCGCTGCGGGACAGGGCACACTTCAACATCGTAGGCGTCCAGGAAGTGGCTGGGGAGCTTACCGTCCTCCATGTAGGCCCAGGAGCGGCCCTGGCGGTCACTGTTACGGATGAGCACCACGACCTGGTAGGTGTCGCCTTCTGGGTCAGCACCAAAGCGGGCCAGGTCGCCCATGAGCGCCTTGTAGGTGTCACGGTGGTGGGTGTCGATGATCTCGTCTTCTTCGTGATCATCACTGGCGGTCTTGTAGCGCTCCTCCAGGCCCCATTCATAATACACGGTTGTGGCCATGTTACACGCCCTCCTGAGTGAACATCAAATCAGCGGCTTTGGCGGCCTTGGTGATGCGGGGCAGGCGACGACGGATGCGCCAGTTGGTTGCCACCGACCACATAGCCCAGCTGCGCACGGAACCGAAGTTCAGGATGTACCAGGCGCGGCGGGCTTCCACGGTATCATAGCTGTCCTCGTCGCTCAGAGGAACGTGCTTGATGATGGTGTCCTCGGGGAAGTCCTGGTTCGATGCCCACTCTACCAGAGTGTCGAGGTCGTATGCTTCGACCAGGTCCACGATATGAGGCCATTCGCCCTTACCGGTATGGCTGGGCCGCACTTCGGTTACGACGACACGATACCGCTGTTTGTCCCAGTGGTTGTCCTTACGGCAAGTTTCGAAGGTGACAGTCTTCTGTGCCATGGTGCTGCTCCTCAGTGAGCTGGTTCAATGAGGCTTATAGTAAACCAAAGACTCTGAACGCGCAACCACCAGGTTCAAACTATTTTTGAATCAACCCTTCCAGGTACTCGATACCCGCCGGGGTCACGACGAACATGATGTCCCCGGGGTGAGCGAACAGGGGGAGCCGCCGCTCTTCCATATAGCCCAGGCGCTCAAGTTCACGGAGGTCTTCCAGGGCGTAGTGTCCAGGGCCTGAGATGTATCGGTTGCGGTGAATGGTACGGCGATCCTCGGCATACCCCAGGGCGTGCTTCATGAGCTTGAGCTGGGCTTCGGTGACTACAGCGCTCATTCGTGTTGCCCCGGTGCGTACATGATAACGAAGCCCAGCTGCTCGGCCAGGACGTGCTCAATGACCGCACCCTTGGAGTTCTTCCAGCCTGGGAGCATATAGATCGCCCCGCAAGTCCCCAAGCGGGTCAGGTCATAGGCCATGTAGTCAGCCCAGGTAGCACCATCAACCACGCCATGCTCAGCTGGGTTCTCAACAACCCAGCCTTCACGACGGAAAGTCTGGGCGGCTTCGTTGAACACTGGGAAGTTGTAGTCGGGGAGGCCGGTCATTGGGCCGGCGATATAGACCCGGTTGCGGCGTTGGGCTTGGAGTACGATGGTCTTAGAGGTGTGATCATCACGGAGCACCGACACCCGATTCATATGCGAGCTAGGGCAACATGACTCTGTACCACCACAAGGAAAACAACAGGTACACTTGCTCATCATTACTTCCTTACAGGACAGCGAGAACGCGATCGTATTCCGCGTTGAGTTCATCGGCACGCACTTGCGCCAGGGCTTGATTTGCATACGGCTCGCTCAGCTTGAAGTGAACATCAACAACCATGTGAGTGGTGTCAGTGCGATCAAGAGGCATTGGGATAACTTGATAGTACATTAGGCAGCTTCCTTCGATTGCTGGGTTTCGCCATACAGGAATTGTATGATCAAATGGACAATGGTCTCGGCCTGGGTCAACCGTGGGTGGGTATCCAATATAGGCCCTTGACCTTGGGTCAGTACTGGCGACATACTTCAAGCCACCGGAAAGTTCAAGAAAGGGGTTGCGTGATCCCAACGTTCAGACTATACTGAGCCCACGTTACACAAATCCACTGAGGGATACCAGCATGACCAAGACTGAACTGAAAGCGATGTTGAAGACCAAGTTCGATTTCGACAAGGTGCGCCAGGACAGAGACATCAGCATCACCGGCAGGGGCAAGCCGATGCGCACCACAGGGAACCAGTTCTTCCCTGCCATCTACGCCTGGAGCCACAGCCCGGTGGACGTCACCAACATCGGCACCAACAAGGCATATGAGAAGTACCGCGAAGTCGCCGCTGTTGTCCTCAACATGCCGGGTGCTGAACTGGTCGACCGGGACGCAGGCTTCACCCTGGTGAAGTTCAACGTAGGCACCAAGAAAGAGTTCGAAGTTGGTCTGATGCTCAAGCGCTTCCCATCCTACACCCCAGGCCGCCGTATGGATCGCGGGTACGAGTCGTCCTACATCACCGTCCGCATCGAGTAACATCCTCAGCCTGGGCGACACTCGTTGTCCAGGCCATTCCCCAGATACTTCTCTCGCCCCAGGTGTCTCCACCTGGCGGGGGTGTAGCCTCAGTGCTCCCTCCCATCCCCTCTGGAACGATTCCCAGTCTGCCTGTGCCATAGGGTCGGTGTAGTTGTTGCCCTTTGGAGGGACGCGTCGGTGGTCTCGGCCGTTGGTGCGTTCGAACTCTGCACGCATCTCGGGTGTGATCATTTCGAATACCACTCAATGAGGTAGTCGAGAAGACGCCAGCGCGCCTCAGCATAGGCCCCACCAGACCAGCGAGGGTAATCCTTCGGGCGTACCCATTGGTCGAACGGACCCAACCCGATGTCTTGCGCGGTGCCCACAGGGAAGGTGATGTCGCCACTGAACTCCCCCCAGGCGATGAATGCCTCTTCCCGACTTTGTTCCCAATACTTGACATCGGCAGAGGCAATGCGGCTATTCCCGCCCAACTTCTCCTTCACGTAGTAGCAGATGCCCTGGCCAACGCGATCCAGGAAGTCAGTCTCCTCGCCAACGACCTTCAGGTTCTGAAGGATGCTCAGGATCTTGGCTTTCGATTCAGTTGTCATATTCGCACCCCACACCCAACAGTTGGGCGACGCGACGCGCCTGGTCAGGGCGCATGAGACAGCGCAACCCGGTGTCATCCCACAGCGACTTCAGCAACACCTCAGCCTGGGTCGGCTGGGCAGGGGGCTTCACGTACCCACTGTGTTCATCAGGGTCGTAGTCCATGATGCACGGTTCTTTGTCGATCTCACCAATCAGGTAGCGCATGCGGTCAGCTTCATACTGAACACGCCCCGGATACTCTGAACGATCAATGGTGATGGCGACGTCTTCGTCCCACAGCTGGGAACCCTTGCGCTTCAGGATGGCCGTGTGGTTGGTCTTCCCGTTGGACTCAGGCATGGCACCAACCCAAACCTCTAGAGCCGGGTTGTCGTACTGAGCGCGCTGTTGCCAGCCCAGCCATGCACCATTCAGGTAGATGTTCGCGAACTCCCCATTGGAGCGGCGCTCGCAGTCATGGCCCTGTTCCTGGGCGACCTTGATGAAGCCGGCCAGTTCATCTGGGTCGACTTCTGGGGCGGGCGGGGTGACCGGGGCCTTGGGTTCATCACCCCACGAAGCCGGGGCGTAGTCGTCATCAAACTGTGAACCGCCATTGATGCTCGGCATTATAGATTCCCCCGTGCGCGGAGACCGTGGTGGACAGGGCAAGGGCCAGCGCCCCAAGCACCAGTGAAGCCCTGGGGAGGACAGCAGCAACGGGATTGGGGAGGGGCCTGTATCCCATAGACATCCACGGTGTCCCACTTGGCGGTGTCCATAACCACGTACGAGGTGTTCAGGTTCTGTTCAAGGAAGGCCGTGATCTGTTCAGGGCTAGGCTTCTCATCAAACAGGAAGGTGGCGTGGCGTACCGGGTCGACCCCAGTGTTCCGGGCATATTCAATGGACAGCTGGTGCAGCTGTTTCGCCTTTATGATAGTGCTCATGGTTCAGACTTCCTTGGTCATCAATAGTTCCAGGGCTTCCCTACGGATAGGGTTCATCTTGTCGCACAGTTCAGAGTCTTCAAGAATACTGGCCACTGCGTCCTCAAGGGCTCTGACTCGAAGATACGCCGTGTAATACTTCCGAGCCTCCTCAATGCTCTCCTTGGAACACCGCTCATACATCGCCTTATAACGGGCCACGTGAACGAGCTCTACCAGGGGCCGGTTGAAGCGCTCCGCGCATTGGCCTTCGACGAACTCAGGGGCACACAGAGCGGCGTCCTTGTCAGCGTAGGCGATGACTGGGGCATCGCATGTAAAGGGGCGGCCCAGGAACTCCCTGAAGGCATTGACAGTGTTCCGCACCGTGGGAAGGAAGCCCATGCGACCAGAGCCGTCGTCGCCCATGTCGTCAGGCCATAGGTGGGACATCGCCGTCGCCGTGTGGGTAGGGATCAATATGTGGGACATCTTCAAACTCCTCTGGTGATCACGAGCACTGGGCTCGGTGCATAACGTTCGTTGGGCCATCGTACCTGAAACTTCCTTGAGCCAGTAGGGTAGCCGGGCTCAACATCCACCTCAGTCCATTCCCCCTTGAACGAGCTGAACTGCGAGGCCAGCTGACATTGAAGTTCGAACATGTCCTTGGCCCAGCGGGTGTACACGAACTGTTCGCATTGACCCAGATGAACAGTGTGCTCAAGGGTGGGCAGGGCAGCGCGGGCCTCAATGGCGGCGTGGCACTCCTCGATGCTATCGAACTTGAACGGTGGCAGGTGGCGACACTGCACCAGCCCCAGGCCATCGTGTTGATCGTCAATCATGTAGCGGACGCCCAGGTGTTCATCGAACTTGATCATCGATAACCCCCACTCCGCTCACGCCGTCAACGCCCAGGAGCCGCTCACGCAGGGCGTCGGCTACATCACCATCAGGAGCCGAGAAGTACCAAGACTTCAGTTCCTGATGCTTCATGCCTGCCATCCGGGCGAACCCTTCAGTGATGTTGGCCACGAAGTACCCATAGCCCGCCTGGGGCACAGGTTGCGCCTTCATGACCTGGTCCATGAGATAGATGTCGAACATTTCACCAATGTGAATGCGATTACACAGAAAGTCGACGGAGATCATAGCCGTACTCCGTTGGATGCCCACAGGCCAGCAGCGATCATCATGGTGTTCATGGATGGGGTCACACGGCACATCGCGTTGGCGATGCCATGGACGGCCTGAGCGCGCTTGGCGTTGACCTCCAGGTAGATGGTGCCTGGAGCCCCGGTGTACTGGGCGAAGCGGGTGTACCAGTGCTCCATGAACTCGTTGGGGTCATAATGCTCAGACTTCCGCTGGTACATCAGGGTGCCTTCACAGTACAGCTCACGACAGGTCTGGTCAGTGGTGGCGCCTCGCTGATCTGCTTCGGCCTGGATCAGCATGAACAGGTCGGCTGGGATGTCAGCACTAATCTTGCGGAGGCCCTTCAGAGCACACGAGGACTGGATCAGCAGCGAGCGGGCAAGGCCGCCCAAGCCGTGGGGCACAAGCGCACCCCGTTCATCCAGGGCCAGCAGGGAGTCGATGCGTTCAGCGAGTTGGCGATTGGTTGGGTTCATGGCGACAGTTTCTCATCAATGTAGCAGGTGGCAGACCAGGCAGTGTTGAACCAGCGCCCATCACAGTAGTACAGGGCTGAGCTCAGATGGATGGCCAGGTCGTTGGGGGCCTTGACAGTGTGAGCACCAAACACGAACGGGCCGGAGCCGGTTGCCGCGTAGATGTGGTGCCCACGATGGCAGCTGATATACAATGCCGACGACGCGAAGCCAGCTCCAGGGGCAGCAGAGGCATGCGTAGGGTCAGCTGAGGCGATACGGGCCAGCTCTACCCAGTCGGGGTCAGGGAGGACGATCGGTGGATGGTTCATGGTTCATACCCTCGGGTCACGGCGACTTCATCGAGCTCATAGGACTTCATGCGCTGGCCACGTTGCTTCGGTAGGCTGAAGTCCCAGTCAGGCTTCTGTTCAGTGAACTTGTCCACGGCTTCCTGGCGGTCAGAGGCAACACATACCAGGGCACCGCAATGCCCCTCATCCCATACCCAGATCTGACGGCTCATGGGCGGAAGTACTCACGGACACGGGAACCCAGGGTCGTGACATCCAGCGGGGCGTCGCGGTACTCACGGCGAAGGTTGAAACGTTCAGAGTCTGGCACTGGGTCGCTCAGTGGGCGGTCGCGTTCGCATCGACCAGATACACCTGGGGCTGACCCAGTGAACATCAGTTCATGGTCCTCAGGAATGATACCAGCATTACAGGCGTCGGCGATCTGCTGGATGGTAGGGGTCGTGGCCATGCACAGCTTCAGCTCTTCCATCTGCTCCTGGACGGACGGACCGGGTTCACCACGGTACATTGGAGGCAACGCCACCAGGCCCTTCAGGTGCTGAGGGAGGGGGTTGCCGAAGAAGATGGAGCGGCCTTTGTCAACACCGCAGGTGATCAGTTCGATCTCACCCTTGGGGCGGGGCTTCAGAACACGCATGTTGGCGCGGCTGGCTTGCTCAGCTTCATCGCTCAGCGGGTGGAACAGATCAGAGTCGTCGTAACAGATGGTGCCGATCTGTGCAGGGGAAGCGGCGCGCTCGGCTGGGATGGAGTCCAGGTACAACAGGACGTCGGCACCTCGCCCCATCCGCCCGAAAGCCTGGTTCAAGTTGACCTTCTTCAACTGTTTCACGAGGGCCTTCGCGTTGATGCGTAGGACACGGTGTCGGTACTGGAACATCAGGCGCTCATAGGGTGGGAGCAAGCGCTCGACCAGCTTACTGAACCCAGCTTCGTTCTTGGCATCCATTGGCACACTGGCCTCAAGGCTGTTGGCCCAGCGATCAAACTGTTCGAAGCGCTCGCTCATGTCAAGGTAACCGCCGTCATCCAGGCGCCAGTAGCGTCCATGACCCTTGAGGTACGTGATACCATAGTTGCGGGCCAGCTTGGAGCTGTATTCAGACTTCAGGCCGGCTTTCTTGAACCAGCGCTTCCACTGCTTGGGCATATTCGAATGCGTCATACGGGTTCTCCGTGTTCTTCCATAATCTCTTGAAGGCCGATGATCTGGTCTTCCATGGCATACACCTGGGATTCCAGTTCATCGATTCGTGCGAGCAGCTTGTCGCGCCCGGTCAATCGGTTCCACAGTTTGATCAGCACCATAGTGGGTCTCGGTCACGGCGGCCTTCCACCACCAGCTGTTGAAAGAGGGCCAAGTCCTGGACGAAGCCGACATCGATGGTACAGAAGACCTGGGCCGGGCGGACGTTGGTGAACCCCGACAGGTGTAGGTGGTAGCCCATCCCCTCAAGCATCAGGCCATGTTCATCCTTCCAGCGGGCGAAGGACTCACCTTCATAGCTGGTCAGGGTGCTCAATGGGACGCCCTTACTACCGGCCAGGATCAACGGCATCAAGCGCTCACGGGTAGCCGGGGCCAGCTCATTGAAGAGGTGCGTGGCTTGGCGAAGGCGGGTCATGGTCGCCTCCTGTTGATTCTTGAACAGCGCAAGTGCATTCATGTTGGTTCAAAGTCCGATGTGTTGGAGGTGAGACAAGGCTAACGCACCCAGAGCCAGCAAGGCAACCACGCCGTAACAGAAGCTCTGGATTCGCTCAGACTTGGCTTCATCACCGAGCACCTTGATCCAGCCCTCACGAGTGTCCATGTAGCCTACGTCATCATGGGTTGCCCGGCGGTAGGTGCCATCATTCAGGCTTGAGCCATAGCCCAGGATGGATCGCCCGGTGTGGGACATGCCGTAGATCCCGTGACCACCAGTGATCCCATTCATCTTGGGGTTGTTCACACGGATGATGTGGCCCACGCGCTGGGAGTAATGCTGCTCAGCGCTGATGTGCTTCTCGTAGCGGGCGTCTTCAGTGGCGATGATCTGGTCACCAACCTGGAGCTCCCACTTGAGGGGGAAGCGGCGCCTGGACTCAGCCTCACGCAATTCAAACTCTTCGGCTCGGGTCATGGGCTTCAGTTCACGCAGTTGAGCGAGTGTTACAGACATTCAGAGTTCCTCATAGTGGATCGTCAGGTAGCACAAAGCCCCAGTGAAGGGGCTCGGGGTTTGGTGGATGGTTAGATCTTACCATGTATCCGGTCGTTGATCTCGGCCTTCACAATGGCTGCGCGGCTAGCGGCGAAACGACCTTCGCGATCTTTCCAATAGTTGAGGGTGTCAACCAATTCCTCATCGGAGCGCTTAGTGCAGACCTCTGCAAACTCCAGGTCGGCGTCGCGCATATCGCGATCGATACGTGTGAAGAAGTCGTCACGGCTGAGCTTGGAAAGTTCTTCTGCGTAGGTCATGTCGTGTACTCCGGGGTAGGTGTTCAATGAGCCCATGATACAACCAAGACTCTGAACATACAACCCCTGGTTCAAATAAAAACGCCCCGACCGTTAGGCCAGGGCGCGGGGTGGATGTGTTCAGGACTGTGGGTTGGTCGCGCCACGACCCATGAACATTGGCAGGTCACGCTCGGCGTTCCATCCGCAGCTCGAGTGGCCCGGTTGCCCGGCCTTGGGGCAGTTGGAGCGCTCCAGGTCGTCCTCGATCGGCGGGCGGCCAGTGCGCTTCTCGAACTCTTCAGCGGTGATGATGGTCATATGATGTACTCCTTGTGTTCAGACTTCGTTGGGAAACAGGCGCTCACGCTTCTTCGCGCAGATGGCACAGTTGAATCCAGACTGGTGTAATTCATTGAACAGCTTGGTGCCCAGGGTCACGGTGAGGCGACCACACAGGCTATGGCTGTCCACGTAGTAGTGTGACCGGGTATGAGCGAACACCAAGTGCCAACCCCGGACGGTGTTCTCCACAGGGAGGGCCTGGCTCACTGGGACACCTTGCGCTTGGCAGCGGCCTTGGCCTTATCGAGCGAGTCATGGGCGGTCAGGGTCTTCCAGCTGTCGCCGCTATACTCACGAACCCAGTAGACGCGCTGGTGGGAGGTCACCTGAAGGTTGGTCATGACGCCATCCTTCATTACAGCCCAGGCGCGGCCGGCCTCTTCGCGTTTGACCCTTTCGAACGTCACAGTGGTCATCAGCGACACTCCCGGGATACCAGCATGAAGCCGTTCTGGCCTACGAAGCGCTCCGCAGCCTCACGGTTGGCGTTACGGTACACATCGCACCAGATCGGGGCGCCTCGGGGATCTCGGAGCTGGATAGCCACCACATACACGTTCTTGTTGCCAGCGTTCTCGCTGAGGAGCTTGGCCTTCAGTTGGTCAGACATGTTCAGACCACCCGTGCTTCGTAGACATGAACCAGTTCGCCCTTGGCCTCACCTTCAGCGATGGCGTAGTAGTTCATGTTATGGCGGGTGGCGGCCACGGTCGCCCCTTGGTTGGCTTCGAGCCAGATGCGGTGGGTCGCCTGATGGTGCCCATGGGTGAACCCGGTGTTACCCAGGCCGCCCGTCAATTTGATGTTCATGTTCAGATCCTCCGGGTTAGGCGACGCAGCGGGCGCATACGTTCAGTGGGCCGTGTTCACGGAAGCACTCACGGTCAACGATGACCCATTCACCGAACACCAGTACCGCGATCATCTTGCGAGCTTTCATGTTCAGACTCCCTTACGATGCATCGGTGTAGATGGTGGCATCGATCTTGGCGCCACGGGTCAGGAAGCGCTTCTTGGCTTCGGCCTTGGTGGCGTGGTACTGTTCGATCTTCTTCCCCAGCTCCTCACGAAGCTCTTCGGCGGACAGGTGGTCGTACGACATCAGCGCTTCGATCTCTTCGGCGAGGATCAGGCCAGCGGTTGCCTTGTCGAAGTGGTGGGTGCTGACACAGGCGATGCTGGCGGTGTGGCGCATGGACGAGTGGATGGTCTCAGCTGGGCTGTTGGTGGTGATGCGAGTCATGATCTATCCCTCAGTGGATGTGCTGTTCAATGAGGTCAGTATACTTCAGACTATTGGTCAACGCAACCCCCAAGTTCAAACTATTTTTATTCGTGGCAAAGTTCGAACATGGACAGTGAGGGCGTACGCTCAGGGGCACTGATGAACCAGTCGTTCAGTATCTGAGCCAGGGCGCGGGCCTGGTTGATGTTCCCTGAGGCAAAGCTGTCCACCAACACGTTGTTATGCTGGCGTGCACGGAGCAGGAGGTCCTGCATATGGAGGTGGTTGTGTACCGCCCATATACGCCACAGGCCCAGGTACATCTCCCAGAGGTGCTCCCGAGGGATGCCGTGGAGGGGTGGTTTGCCCTTGCCCAGCTTCCAGTCAGTGCCACCTACATCGTAACCCTTGATGTCACACTGATACCATTCCTCGATAGTTCGACCATCTGGCATCTTGGCGAGCAGGGCACTGAAGCGGGTGTCGCCCTTGGTGGATACCTGATAACCCCCGTTGGCGGTCTTGGAGTAGGCCCAGGTGATCATGCAGCACCTCCTGTCGGGGCCTTCATGCAAGTGTTCACACAACCCGATGAGGTAGGGCAAGAATCACACTCGACCAGAGTAGGGGACACGGTGACTTCTGGGTTGTTCGACCTGTCACAGATGACCTGGTATTCGGTCAGTGCCATCCTGAAGTTCTTGACCATGTAGGACACCAGGCGCAACCGGGCTTCCCCATAGGCGTTGTGGCCGTACATGGTCACTGACATGTTGAACTGATCAACCGGGTCGATCAACATGTCCTCGCTCATCGGTGTGGTGAATGGTTCAACCTTGATAGGGTAGGTCTCATTCCCGCTGAACTCGGGCCAACACATGAACAGATGCTTCTGAGTGTTATCCCACAGGGCGATGGCAGCTTCAAACTCAGGGAGTACGGTGTCCTGGTTGTCGAGCTGTAGATGCAGAACATCGATCATGGTTGAGCAGAGGCCCAGGGATGGTCGATTCAGTTCCACGAGGCCTTCGGGGGTTGAAGCCAGGAGTTCAATGTGGAGCAGGGCGTTGAGTACCGCTTGAGTGGGCGTGGTCATGGTTCAAACCTTATGTGAGTGCATCGACAATGGCCTCAAGGATAGCCCCAGCGCCACCCTTACGGCAAATTACGACAATCAAGGCCACGACGCCCAGAACAATGAAGGTGGTCGCGACGGGGTGAGCAGTAATCCAGATCATCGTCCAGGCCTCCCGTTACCGTTCCAGCGATCGCGGCGCCCGGCCTTACGTTCGCCCTTACCGATGCGCTCACGGCCATAGAACTGTTCCTTGACTGGCATGGGGCAAGGGTGGAGGCCATCGTGGACTATTACCTCGGGTCCCAGGTCGCTCAGACTATCAATACAGACCACCTCATACCCTGGGTGCCTGGCCTTGAGCGCCTCCATGAACGCCTCGGAGGGGAAGCCGTCGGCCCCGATCACTGCGATCCTCGCCGTCTGTTGTGGTTCAATGTTAGGGGTACGGGGCTGACCGACCTCGTCCTGGATCACCACGGTCCTCGCCGTCTGTTGTGGTTCAATGTTCAATGTTCGAACTCCTGTGGTTCAATGTTCAAGATGCTCAGTGTGCTGGATGCTCAGACATTCGAACTTCTAGAGCGAGGTTCGGAGCGTTTGAGGCGTTTTGTGAGCGTTTATGGCGTAAATTATAAACCTTTCGATCTTCTGGGGCTACTTTCTGAGGAAAAAGTCGTAATTTTGGTGAATCTTTGTGAATCTTGAACCTTTCCTCAGAGTCAGCGCTAGGGCCTATAAACCTATAGAGCCACCCCGTCTGGCGTATCCAGGGAGGAGCGTGAGGCCTGGGCGACGAGAGTGGCGTTCTAGTGCTCTCTAACGCGCATAGAGAGGCCCAATTGGTTATCTGCTACGAAGCTACAGACAAACTCCACCACGTCACCGGGACGGGCTACGCGCCCACGGAAGAAACGGTGAATATCCCCTTTAGGAGAGCGGTCCAGGCTCAGGAAGCACTGCAGGCCGTCTTGGAGGCGTACCCGTTCCTCTTGAGCGTTACGGTGAGCGATGTCCTCTTGTATGACTTCACGTGTATACAGGCGGCTCCCCCAGGTTCCGGTGTTGCCTAATGGGCCTATGGGTGGCTCTGGTTGCTGAGGCTTGGCGATGCTATTGAGTTCGTCCAGGAATGCGTCTTCTACCTCTTGGTCGAAGCAGCTTTTGGTGTCCATACCGTAGTCTTCACAAGACATTGGCCGGCGTATGAAGTGTCCTGCCGGTGGGGGCTCGTTGTAACCCTTGGGAAGTTTGAACAGGTCTACGATGTGAGTGAGGTCTACGTTGCCATCGGGAAGAATCTGAACATCTGTGCCCCGGCCCCGGTTTGCCTTGAAGATCTGTTCTTCGCGACCCCGGACTGCATTGAGGGCCGCTTCATACCACTGGTCGCGAGGGTAGTACGTGAGCTCTTCTGGTGACTGTATGAAGCGGTCGTTGCCTATCAACCGGGCAAACATGCCAGGGTCTGTTTGGTAGGTGGCTACCCACGGCTTGGTGCCATTCGCGCTTACCTGGTCGGTGGCTGGTTCAGACAATAGCCATACACCCAGGCGATCCCGCTTGGACTCCTCAATGTCGTAAGGGTTCAAACTATCGGCAGCGGCGCGTCTTGGAGCCGGGATGACCTTGGGCTTGGGCTTGCGATGGAAGTCGAGGAACACCTGGACGGCCTTACCCATACCCGACAGCTGACAATCGGACACCCAGCTATTGAACGCGGCCTCCATTGACTTGCCTACGCCGCCGGCCCAACCACAGGAACAGAACCATAGATTGAGTTGGGGGTAGTTACGCATGCGTGGACGGTTGATCATACATCCACCTCTTCCTTTGGCCACACGCCGTTGGTCTGGAAGTATTCAACGCGGTCAGTGGCGTAGAAGGCGTTAGGCTCGCCTGGGCTACAGTACATCACAACCTGAGGAACCTCGCGAACGTTGATACAAATCTGATAATCGTTCAACATTAGCTGGTCAAGCTCTTTGAACGTCGGCATACGCCCGTGGCGCATTACCAGGTGACCAGCCGCGACTTTGATCTTACGCAAGATGGCGTCAGGAGTGTCGGTCGTACGGTACAGGAGGCGCCCTACCCCGGTCTTTGGGTCGGTCTCAATGGTACACATGCGCGGTTGGGTGTGTAGGCAGCGGCGCAGGAAGCGACCGGCCGTGGTGGCGTTGCGGCCTATGCGGATACGCTTGTCTGGGCTGACGATCGGTTCCTTGGCTTCTACCGGGGCCTGGCCGTAAGCCATAATGGTTGCCTGGCGTACGCGGGCCATCTCCCCTTGCTCTGGGGTATTGATGCTGCAGTGTTGCAGTGCTACCGCCATCTGCTCAGCATTGAGCTTAATGGGTTCAACGTCCAAGCCGATCCGTCGACGTTCAAAAGCGGTGTGGGCCTGGATACGTTTGTGGATGCCGAACGCCTCCCGCTGTTCCTTGACTGCTGGCCACTCGCCATTGTAAGCGCGATCGTCAAGTTCAGCACCCACCCAGCGTTTAACGTCATCGAGTATCAATTCACAGACCTTTTCGGTTGTCATAGCCTTCCCCCACAGCTTGTTGGTACAGTACCCTGTCGCGCCCATTTGTCTGAGGACTGGTTGGGCGCGCTTCCACGCTTCTTCCGGGCTGATAGGGCGCGACTGGGTAGCCATAGGTTGAACACTGAGCAATTCCTTGGCGAGCGTCTCTGGGTCCAGCCGACTACCGGACGGGAGGTGCATGCTGAGGTAGGCTTTGCCCAGGGGAGCGTTGGTACGGATCAACCATTGCAGCCCCTTGAGCGACATGGGGATCTTTCGCAGCTGCTTGGTGGCGGCGTCAATGATCAGGTTACCGTATGGCGGGGTGTAGAAGACGATGCTCATTATCAAACCTCGGGGGAGGGAGTTGGGTCAGTAGGGTTGGTACGCGGTTGCGGATACCACCAGGTGTACTTCTCAAGCGTCGGTAGCCACACCAACGGGTTGTCCAGCTGTACGATGCGCAAGAGGTCGGTGTTGGGCACCTTGTATCCCTTGTCGCGCAGCTGCTGTATCACCCGGGGATCGGCCACACACAGGTAAAACTTCCCGCGACGGGTGACCGCCGTGGTGTGGATATTGAACGCTTTGAACGTCTGGGTGTTACCGGGCTCACGCTTGGCGAGCAGCTCAGGCCCCAGGTCAACGCGTACCGTCACCTTGATCTTGTGCAACACCAGGCCCTTGGGTGGCTTTGGCGCCGGCTTCTTGTGGCCACGGTTCTGGTTCCGGGTGTATGGTGCCTTGGGCGTACCCAGGCCCTTTGGTCGCGGGTTCAAGAACAGGAACTTCTTGATTGGGTCTTCCACCTTGGGCACCCGCTTCTTGGTCTTTGGTCCGACTACCACGCCGGGCGGCGCAACGCCTTGTCTTGTACGGCCCATCAGTTTACCTTTGAACGATCGAGAATGTAGACGTCAGCAATGGATGCCATGCTCTTGGCCAGCACTTCCATGCGGGAATCGTCTTCTGGGGTGTGGCCTTCGGTGTCAACGATCAATACCATATGCCGTGCGTGGCCCAGAGGTAAATCCTCAAGCGGTTCAACCCGACGCGATTGACGCACCAACCGGGAAGTCAACATGCTGAGCTCCCCGTGCCTGAGCCCACCACATTCAAGGTTGGCTTGACCCAGGCTTGGCCAGACTGGGCCCGACCGACCCAGGCGGTCGGACTTAAAAAAGTCGGGGTCGTATGAGTTGAACGGCTGGACACCGGGCTGACGTCCGTGATCACAATGGCCAACGGTGCCGACGTTGACAACCGGTTTTGGTTTGTCTCTGGGTACAACCAAACACCCTTCCATGGCATACCGGAAGTCGCGCACCGCTTCCCAAATCGATGGTGCGATTTGGCGGAACTCGTCGCGGAAGAACCCCCGTCTGGGCATCAACCAGTCCTTTTGGTAGAGTTGAACTTGTACCTCATCGGCGTCTAACACGTAGCGAACGCCTTCGAACAGCGCCCAATAGGTTTCCTTGGACTTCTTGGTTTTACGCTGCACGTTGACGGTAAACCCGGCCGGGAACGTGTGGAACTGCCCTGGTCGGCGGGTTGATTTGAACGACAATGCCTTGTGCAACTTTAGCTTATTCAACGCAGACACCCTCAGTGGTAGGAAATGGCTTTGAGCGAGTATAGCCGGTAACCGCTCTCAGTAAAACCGTTCGAGCATAAAAAATCCCCTGTGCTCTAAATGGCCAGGGGATTAGGTTTGGTGTATCAACAACTCAGGCGGCTTCGAGGTCACCTTGGATGGTAGTCCAGGCCCAGTCCTTCATCTTCCGGTCCATATCACAGTACATGTCGTGGGTGATAATCCCGTGGGCGGTGTCGAGGTCGGTGAGACCAGTCGGCAGTTTGCCCAGCTTGCGGTTCATGAACTGGATTACGATTGCGCGGATTTCATTCGGGTTAAGAGCGTGGATCTGTTCCATGATTTAGCTTACCTGAGTGGTTAATCAATATGAATATGAGTATAAACTTCAATAGATTCTTGACAACCACTTCAAGGTTCAAAAACCGCTCTAACTCAGTGTTCTTTGTTCAAGGTACGTCCTTGAAGAAAGTGTGAGCACCGATGACTGCGGTCTGCTTGGCGCCCTTGGCCCACTTCGGCGGGGTCTTCATGCTTGCGCTGTAGTAGTGCGTGGCGCCCAGGGTTGGGTCAACCATACCACCCAGCACCAACAGCGCGGCCTGTTCGCACATGGCGTACTCCTTCGATGGGATCGGCTTGTCACCGCGAAGGTAGGCGCTGTTTGGGTCTTCAGAGTTCCAGCAGCTGTACTGCCACTTGGCGGTACAAACACCACGGAAGCCTTCGCCCCACCATGAGCGGGTCTTACCATCATTGACTCGATTGCGGATGGTACAGCCTACCGCGATGCGGCCGACCTCTGTCTCCCCACGGGCTTCGCCCCAGATGGTCCTGGTCAAAACATCAACATCGTCTTTGGTGTAAGACATCACTTTCTCCCGATAAGTGTACCGAAGAGGCGCAGCGCGTAGAACATGCTGTAGCGCTTCCAGGCCGGGACACCGAGCACTCCCATGGCTTCCAGGAAGATCTCGTCTGCCCGTTTGTGGGTAATGGTTTCCCGCACGCCGTTGTGGACGACATACAGGTCGGTGTACATGCGGTCATGGACAACAGCCGCCTGGCCGTACTGGCCCCAAGGCGGGATGATGTTCCAGAACGGTCGTGGTACGCTTGCGCCGTCAGTCATGAAGCCTTTCTCGACAACGACAATGATCCCTGAATCAAGGCTTCCGACGGCGTAGGTGAAGGGTGTCAGCACTTGCCAGTTGGCAGACTGAACATCGAAGCGCAGATCGAGTTCCGCGCTGAATTGGGTGAACGTACTCATAGAACACCTGGGGTAGTGGCTGGTGGTGTTCTATTTACATCAGCTGGCCAGGTGACGCAGTGCCAATGCCCGGCAACGGATGGTGCCAGATACAGCCGAAGCATCGACCGCGTAAGCTGTGAGACGCAAGCGGACATCAGTCGCGCCGGCCGGGACCAACATGCGTGGAACCCTGAGGATGCCTGCACCGGCCACGCCTGGGATAACACTGAGGCCTGTGTATCGGTCGCCGTCCCAGATGGACACAGTCCCGTTTACCGGGTCGGTGATTGTGATACCCAGCTGGATGGACATGACGTTGACCAAGCCGGCGTCGAACTCGATATCGGCGATGGCTTCCAGGTACTGCCCAGGGATGACCTTGGCCTGCAAACCGATCTGGCGGGCGATGTCAAGGGCCGCTGCAGTACCCGAGGCGGTGCCGCCCAGGACGCACTGTTGCCATTCCTGACCGTTCTTGGTGACCTTGGTGTAGGTCCGCGTTGCGCCAGATGCCCCGGCCGCGTTCGTACCGGACCAACTGTCCGCCAATTGACCCGAACCACCGGTGGCAGCAGTACCGGCTGTACCAGTCATCATCGGGTTGAGGTTAACGCAGCCCTGTGGGTTGTCCACGGAGTATTGGTCAACGTTCGATACCGGGAGGATGTTCGGTTCAGGGAAGAGGAAGTTCAACACTTTGGCGATGGCAGTGCCCAAGTAGAAGGCGCCGGTGGTGTTCATGTGCAGGCCGTCGTGGGTATAGCCAACCCGCGCATCGCCGGTGGTGCTGGCCGGGTCGCCCATGTAGGACCAAGGGTCGGCAACGAAGACGCCCGGTTGGGCTACTTGGCTCAGGATCCACTGACGAACCTTGACGTGGTAGGCCAACTGCTGACCGCTGAGTCGGTTGGTCGTGAAGGTGGTATCGCCGCGTGGGGTCTCTGCAACGAACACCACGATCTTGCCGGCCGCTCGCAACTTGTCCCGGATGGCGGTCAGGTTGGTGATGGTAGCCTGGGCGGTCATGTTGGCGGCACCGCGATCGTTGGTGCTACCGAGTACGATGACTACGCTGGCCGCGCTCGCGATTACCTGACCGATACGCGCAAGCATCATGGTAGTGGTGTCACCACCAACGCCATAGTTGTCGATCAGGTCATACCGGCAACGCTGTCGAGCGAAGAACAGAGACCAGAAGAGGTAACCATAGTTTTCGCTACCACCGTTAGCGGTAGAGCACTGTGCTGTCCGGCTATCACCGAAGATGGCGACGCGGTCGTTGGTGGGCATCGTTACCACTGCTGGCGTCGATACTGAGGTTGCGGTGACGTAGCCGAGGGCGCCGCTGAAACTGGTAGACATATGCTGACCTTTTGATGGTTTGAGGTTCAGCAGTACTTATCGTTCACCAAAAGAAAGACCCCCAGGGCGCAAGCCGAGGGGGTCTTTCTGGTTTGGGTCCGCCCGTCAGCCGGGCGGTATCCTCTGCTGGCCTGTTAGCGCTCAGCGCGCCCTGCAGGAGTTTCTAGGCCAGGAGAGGGTTTGGCCATGACGAACCGAAAGATGGCCTTCAGTTCGTTACGGCATTCAGCGTCGCAACCCGTAAGCGGGGCACGAACATGCTGGTTCGTCCCGAAGAAGCGCGGGTCCAGCATCTGAAGTCCGGTGGTGATGTACTCGGCGATGGCCTCAATGAAGCTCCGCCAAGGTGTACCGCCAACGAACCCATTCCAGCCAGCGCTGTTTTGCCGTTGGCAAGGGAAGCTTCTCCCACGCTTACCGTCAATGTACAGCACCGGCCCCTTGCTACCCTCGCCAAGAGCAAAAGAGCTCATGACGGTGGTACTAACGCCGTGCGAAGTGAACGTCCCCTTCAACGGGTTTCGAACCAGGTGGGCGTTCAGGGTCAGCTCCATCATCAACATGGCATGCTGTACCCGGTGCAGGCGTTGGGTCTTGCGCATGGCTTGCCCCTTACAGACCGTAGTCTTTCAGGCGCAGGCCCAGTTCGTTACCGATTTGGGTCAGGACTTCCAGCTCTTTCGGGCTGACGTCGCCGTCGGACTGCGCAACCACGATCATGTTGACGAACACTTCCTCGGCATCAGCCTGGTTGTTCTTGACGTCGCGGATTTCGCGCAAGATGAACGTCTTGCCCAGCAGGAAGCCCGCCTGCAACTGTTCAGTGAAGCGGTTAACGGTCTCGGTGATTTCCGAGCCGAAATGCTCCAGGTTCTTGTTGGCACGCAGCTGTTTGTCGATTTGATTCGACTCGTCGTTGCTGATGCTACCATCGGCAGCAGCAACCAACAGGCAACCGCCAACAACCGCTTGCATCAGGTCGCGATTTTCCATTTTCTTGGCAGCGACTTTACCGTTACCGAACATCTTTTTCAAACCGAACATGGTGAATCCTCTTATCAATGGAGATGAAACTCATGACGCTGGCCTTATGGCCGGCGGTGTATTACTCGGGCTGGTCAGCCAGGTGTTCAGGCTTGGCGTTGACGATGTTGTCATACGCGGCCAGCATGTTGTCAGCCTTGGCTTCAACGGTGTCGCGGTTGCCGTTGTGGTAGATGTTGGCCAGGGTGCGGAAGTCTTCTGGGCGAACACCCAGCTGCTCCTTCATGGCGTTAGCGATAGCGGTTTGCTTGTCGCCTTCGGCACGCTGACGAACCTTCGAGTCAGAGAACTCTTTGAAGGCTGCCTTCAACTTCAAACGATCGGCCGTACCACTTGGGATCGCGATTTCAACGTTGCTCAAGTCAATGCTCCTGTTGCGTTAATGAGGGGTGTTTTGAAAGGGTCATCAGGCTACTGCAGCCGAACCAAGCGGTCCAGGGTGTAATCCTGTTGACCCTTTCAAAAACCCCCTGGGGTAACCAGGGGACTAAAACGACCGGGGTTGGGTCTCCGACCGTCTAATGTGTACCAGCAACACCAACGAAGTGGTGTAGTCCAGGGCGGGGTATCCCAGGGTCTACTGGTGTTCTCGGGGTGTTGATAGCACCTAGCGTTGGCCGAGGTACATCACCCTACAGGAACCGGCCCAAACAATCACGTTTCCTGCGACTCAAGGGGTAGTGTATCAATGGCCCCTCTTGTCTAACCCCTAACAAGGACTCGAGTCAACCCGGTAAACCCGGTTCGGCTTGTCGTCCTGGTTGCCATTATACAGCTTTCGTCGTACCAGGCAACCATTAGATTGTTCAAAGAGTTCAAACTATACCTTGAACCCTTCAAAGGTGCGAGCTGGCTTACCGGAGCGGTTACCCACAGGGGTCAGGCGCGGTAATTCAGCATCATCGTCAGCCTGGGTCTTCAACCCGACCTCAAGTCCTTCCAGTACGGCCTGGGCTTCAGGTGGCAGCTTCTTGAACTCTTCCTTGACGTTCGCTTGGTCAACATCGTAGAACTTCTGGCGGTCGTTGTCAACCCCCATAAGGAAGCGACGCAGCTTGGCCTTGTTGGCATACCGGTTCTTGAGGATCTTCCCGATCACCTGGTTCAGCTCAGCAAGCTCGTCTGGTTGTAACAGAGCGATCATGAAGTCGGCCACGCGGGCAATACCGATTGCATCGGCGATGTCCGTCATGTCAACGTCTTTGCTGGCCTGGCCCAACCGACCAAACTGTGCTGCGGTCCACACAGGCAAGTCTAAGCGGAAGGCCATGGCCCGTAGCTCACGCGCAATCTGTGTGTAGTACGTGTTGGTGTTGCTCATCGCGGACATGGGTAGGGTACTAGAAATGATCTCGCCGAGGTAGTCGACGCAAACCATGTCAAACTCAATACCCGTCTTCATCTTGATTTCTTGGATGTCGTGCATGAAGTTCGCCGCGCTGGCCGAACCCGATGGATACTCCTTGATAATCAGCTTACCGCTCGTCTTCTGCTTGAGCGACGTGACCCGGTTCAGGTACGTCTGCTTGTCCAGCTTTTCAAGCTCGTCGAACGAGATGTCGAAGAAGTTTACGTCCGCCCGGTGGCGGATAACGTTCTCAGCAACCTCGGCCGAGAAGTAGATCACGTTCTTGCCCTGGCTAACCCAATGCGCCGCTTGGTCGATCATGAAGGTCGTCTTGCCGACGTTGATGCCGGCCTGGACGATGTTCAGAGTCTTGTTGGGGATACCCCCACGGGTTGCTTTGTTGAGGATGTCCTGGGCAAACTTGAACTTGATCACGTCCTCGTGCATTGCGTCATAGTGCTGGGACGCATGTTCGAAGTAATCGTGGCCGAGGTAGGTGTCAAAGTGAACCGCGAGCGCTTGCTGGAGGATATCAGGGATACACTCCTTGGTCATGCCCTTTGACATACCCTCGGCGATCTGCACACATTCCGTCAGGGCCAAGAACACGGCCCGGTCTTTCACCCACTTCTCGGTGCTATCCACCATAAATTCCGTGGGGGTGGCGCTTGCCTCTACCTCGGCGACCGTCTCAATGCACCCCTCATATAGCTTCTCGTTGAGGGTTGAATCCTCCAGGAGCAGGACGAGAGCCTCCTTCGTGGGGGCGCAGTTGTACCGGGCGTTAAATGAACGAATGTGCCCAAAGAGCACCCGGTTGGATTCATCCGAGAAGTATTCGTCCTTCAGGTAGGGTAGAACCTTCCGGCTGTAATCTTTGTCAAACAGCAGACTTGAAATGCAGGTCTTCTCGATAAACACTCAATTCTCCAACAGGGGGTCGGGGTACTACCTAAGATGGCGGATCGCCATCGTCGTCCCCGGTGATGCTCAGGATGTAAGCCACGATGACCTCGTTGACAGCCTTATGGGTGTCGTCAAGGGTCGGGGTATCACCTTTCCTGAACTCACGGATGCTCTCCGAGCTGTCATTGCTGAGCAGATCGTAGTAGAACGTTAATTCGATGTGTTGCCCAGCAGCTTCCTGGGCTCCGTCGATGTTGGTCACCTTGATCGTTCGCCCGGCAAGCGGGCCACGCGTGACAACCAACGTCGGACAATCAACTTCGTCTGGGTCAACGAAGAACTTGTGGAGGGCTTGAGGCGAGGACATACGCTACTCCAGAGGCCGGGGGCCGGCAACCAACCCCCGGTTCGTGTTACTCAGCTGCCGTAGCAACACCAGCGACAGACTTGACCAGGCCGGTTTCTTCGTCGAAATCGATCTCGTCCAGCATCACCATGCTTTCGTTGATGCCATAGAAGCGCTCAACGTACGCAGCAAACGCCGGGTTCTCAACCACAGGCTCCCACCACTCCCAGTTGTCGGCGATCTCTTTCTTGAAGAGGCCAGGGTCCGACTTGAACCCACACAACGCCGTGCGGCGGTAGCGCGACCCAGCGTACATCTCAACGAACCCACCCAGGCGGGCGATTTCCAGCAGACCGGAGCAGCGCGAGATACCGCCGTCGAACAGCACGGTGATAACGATCTTGGCCTTTTCCTTGACAAACCGGCCTTTCATGATGTTGATCACGAAGTCCCAGCCCTGGAGGGCCTTGCTCGCTTCGTCCTTGATCTGGCGACGGCTAATGAACCACACCTGGTCGCAGCTCAGGAAGCCCTGCTTACCGCCCTTGATGATCGGGTCGGCGTACTTGTTGCCGATGTCCTCGTAGAAGCTGTTGATCGCGAACATCGGGATGCCGCGCAGGGTCAGCTTCGGCGTAATGATACGCCAGAAACTGTTCAGGGCGCGGGCGCGGGTCATGTCCTGGGTGACTTTCTCGTTCTCGGCGTCTTCCGACTCCTTGCGGGATGCCACCTGGCTGACCGAGTCGACCATAATGAAGACGTGGTCGCCTTCTTCGATCGCATTGATCGATTTGGTCAGCTTGATCTTCATCTCTTCCACGTCCTCGAAAGGCATGTGGATGACGCGCTTCGGATCGATGCCGTACTTGGTGAACAGCTTCTTGGCGGCGCCGAACTCACAGTCAGCGAAGATGGCGATCGCGTCCTGGAACTTGCGCAGGTAGGCCGCCATGGCCTTGACGCAGAAGTTACTTTTGAAGGTACGGCTTTCACCTACCACCATAGTGAGGCCGGGGATCAGACCGCCGTCAACCTTGGAGCTCATGGCGACGTTCAACATCGGTACATCGGTTGACGCCACGACGGATTTGTCAGCATACTGCGACTCATCCAGGGTGGTGACGCGGCCGTCCTTTTTGGTGACGGCCAGCATTCGTTTCATCAGGTCAGACATTCAGGATTCCTGGTGCTGTATCAGTGGAGTTTGAAATTCAGGCCTTCGTAGCCTTCAAGGGGGTTTTCCCCGGAGTGAAGGCGCATGGCTTCGCCCAGCTTGGAGATCATATCGAAGTGGCAAATGACCCCGAGTTGTTCAAGGTGGGCATACAGGCCCTCGCATCGCTTGTTGGCTTCTTGCATTTCGGCGAGGGACAGAGCGGTGGAGTTGAGCGCGTCCTGAATCTCTGTGTGTTGATTGAGAGACCTGACCATCAAGTGGTCTATCTTGCGCTCAAGGAAATCCACGTATTCCCCGATGAGTATCGGGTTTTCGGGAGGAGCGGCAAGTATAGCCCGAACAAGCTCTGGCACAACACCTTCGGCACTCAAAGCGTGGTTTTCGAGCGTCACAAGTTGTTCAGCCAGGAACGGCTCGGCGAGCACTGGAACATACACCTCGCAGCGGTCGCCTTCCTGTTGTTCGAAGGTGACGTTGACCCGCAGATTACCGGCCCGCGCTTCGCTGATGTTGGCGACTACTTCGTCGAAGGCCGCCTGGGTTTCGCATCGGAACTGTAACAGGACTTCATTGGGCATATCAACCCCCGAACTGGCATGCAACCGTTTGTTGGCGAGCCCACTTGCGCAGGTTGGAAGATTGGTCAGCGTACGCCCCGACCATGGCCCGCAAGTTGTCCAACCCATTACCGCCGGTGATGTTGGTCATGTGGAGCGTTTGGGACAGGAAGACCATCCCCAGGAACGAGTCGCTGTCGACGTAGAAGGCCTCGTTGACCTCACGGGCTTTCTTCAGCTGGGCTTCCAGGCGGGCCTTGGACTCATCTACCACCACCCGAAGGGCTGGGGTGAGTGCTGGGTCGATCCCGTCGTATTCGCTCCAACCGTTACCAGGGAACATCTGTGTAAGAGAGTTCAACCGGTCCATAATGGCCCGGCTTTCGTTGGCTGGCGACTGAACCATGTTCACCCAGGCTTCTTTGAGTTGCTTGGCGGTGGTCATGGAGTTCAGGCGAACAACCTCGCCAGACAAAACCTGAGCCTTACAGCACGGACAAGTCAGGAGGTCGCGGGCGCTGGCCGGGTTGTCCAGTGGGAACAGGCATCCGTGGCTGCATGCGGCAGTGACCACCTTGATCATGCTGTCCATACGGACGACGCGCCGGTTGATCTGCTTGAAGGCTTCGCTGTTTGCCTCTCGGATCGAGGTCAGTACAGAAGGCACCAGTTGAGGGTCGTCTTTACGTCCCATCTTGGTCAGGCCGGCAACCCAAGCCTTCAGCTTTTCACCCTCGGCTACGATTTCAGCGCGCACGTCCTTCGCACATTCAATGAGCTCAGCAAACGGGAAGCGGTGGGCCAGGTGACCGGTCAGGAAGAACTCCATACCCAGGCCGCCCTGGGGGTCCATCGGGTTGATATTGACAGCAGCCCGGTGGGTGGTGTTCGAAGTGAGCGTGGCGATGCTCACGCCTTCTTTCACGGTAAAGGTCATACCAAGATCTCCGAGTACACTTCTTTGGTCTTGTCGTACGGTACGCCGCGCATGATGCCGGCCTCAACCCGCTTCAAGCACATCGCATATTTCTCCTCGTACGCCTGGTCAAAGTCGGCCGGGGTGGCACCGATGTAACCCAGCATGATGTCGAGGGTAACAGCCAGCTTTTGGATGCTGACCGAGATCGAGGCGTATTCCGACAGTACGACCAGTTCAGACTTCCAAACCATCACCTTACCGACGCCGATGTCCTTCGGTGGCCACCAAGACGGGTCAGTACCGAACGCCTGGTAGCTGACCAGGGCATCCTCAACGCCGTCGAGGCCGATATAGCGGTTTGCGCAGTGGATCGCTGAAGCGGTGAACAGGAACCAGTCAACCAGCTCGAACAGCGCCTTGTTCCGCTGAATGCGTGGGTTGTTGCTGTACCACTTCCATTCACCGGTCATTTCGGAGAGAAACTCAACGAATTCGGTCTCGGCGGCGGCCGTGAACTTGTCCCAGCCGATATCGATCCAGTCCGGCCCGGTGTAGCGGGTGTTCAGGTAGTCCGACCGTCGCATATACCCAAGGACGACGTCAGGGCTGACCGTTGTTGCCACACTTGATTGGATTTCCAAAGCACTTCCTCGCGAAAAAAGTCAAGAAACGGCGCGGTGCCGTCATTAATGTCGAACAGATATTCATGATCAACCTCAGCCTGGCTGAGATAGTCTTCAAACGGGTCAAGGTCGACCCCCGTCATGTCCTTGCGGATGATGCGGACGGTCTTGATACCCAGGGCCTTGAGGAGAGCGAACTCTTCCGCAGTACTGACCCGCGCAATAACGAAGCACAGGGTTGGGTTCTTGACGGCCATATCCAGCTGGTTGTCACGGAACCAGTTGATGAACAGGTGGGGGTCGACGTTGGCTCGCAGGTGGTCTACAGTGCGCCAGACTTCGCGGTAGGTCAGACCCCGGACGTTTGCCGGGTGGTCTACCACGTTGTCCTTGATGGAGTCGGGAACCTCAGAAGGGACCCAGGGGAACAGGTCGCTGGTGATGGCCCGTACCCCGTCGCTGAAGCTCAGCTTGTGAGCCCCGTACTCGTGGCCCAGTACATCGGCCAGGGTGTCCTTCCCGCAGCGCTTGCGCGCCACGAGAGCTACGATGTTACTGCAGAGAGGCGAAGCTGCCGTCATAGATGATAACTCGGTCGAAAGGGTTGAATTTGGATTGTTTGATAGCCAAAATCAAGTCTTCCGGCGCATGCTTGCAGAGGCCGATGCGCTTATGTTCAAGGACGCTAGGCAACAATTTAGCCTGCAGGTAACGCATGGTGATGAAGGCGTAGTCAATCAGAAGATTGTCAGCGCTATCCATCGAGTGGTTGATCTTTTGAGCAGTCAGGGCGAACTGGCGTTCAAAGGCGTCGCTGGTATCGCGGCTCGGGGACCGAATGAAGTCCTCGGCGGCATCAACGAACGCTTCCAGGGTATAGGCCAGCTCTTCAAATGAGCAGACGTTCCAGGCTTCCTGGCAGGCCAGATCGGTGTTGTGGCCCAATGCGACCTGGGGCGTACCGCAAGCCTTTTGGGCCTGGGGTTTGAACTGCTCGTAGACGTGGAGGTTGGTCACGTCATGAACGAACGGGCCGAGCTGGAGGCCTGGGTAGTGTTGGCGAACCTTCTGATAGACCAGCTCTTGAATGAGCGTGAACTCAAACGGGTTGATGCTACCGGCGCCGAACAACACGTCACCAGAACGTTGAACCAGCTTCACACAGAAGCGGCCCAGGGCGTCGGTGTAGAAGTTCAGCAGAAGGTTGCACGGCAAGTCCTTGGTGTTGTCCAGACCATAGACTTCTTTCAGGGCGTCCTGGGTGTCCAGGGAAGGGTCGAAGATCGACACGATTGCCCGGCGGGTTTGCAGACCATCCTGTACGAAGGCTTCAACCGCTGCGTCGAGCTGGTTGTTACGCAGCAGACGTGGGCCGTAGGCGCCGCGCCAGCTTACGCCGTCGTCGGAATAGTTCAAAGCGCGAGGCAAGAAGTACTCAAGGAACCCGGTGACGCGGCCGCTACCAGACAGCACCCAGAGGGTTTCCGCCATCATTTGGAAGATGTTGGAGCTGCGGCCTTCAAGGGCCAGGTGGCGGTGGCGTGGGTTTTCGGTGAACATCAAAGCGTTGAAGATTGTTCGAGCGGCCCCATTGCGGGTCTGAACATCAACGCCTCGGGTCAAGATGGCGTCATACGCCTGGTAGATGGTATCAGAGGTCGACTTGCCCTGAATCACATTGAAGTCGAGGGATTGGTGGATTGACATGCGTTGGGGAGGCTCCGGAATGGCGAACATTACGAAGACGACGTTTTTCTCGCTTGAGCTTGGCTTCAGCGCTTGCCTTCAAACCAGCCGCGATCTGTTCTGGCGTGGCTTGGGGGCGTGGGCGGAAGGACCGGGGTGCCGGGCCAAAGAAGGGGATCCCTGATGTTGGGCCGCCTACCATGGCTAGAGCAGCTGCGAGAGACAGAGCGATCTTACCGCGTCTGTTGTCGTGCTTCTGTTGGTCTTCCATAATCAAAGGGTCGTGGCGGGTCATACATGCTCCATCAAAAAGGAGCCCCGGCGCGGGGTTAGACGCCGGGGCTCAAAGGGAAACGCCAGAGATGTGTAGCTGGGTGTATAGTAGTGCGAACAGTGTTACGAGGCAAGCTCCGCAAGGCTCAATGCCTCGCCTGGTTGGTGGCCGACAAACCATGAACGGTTCAAGAAGTCCCAGAGCATATCGTTCTTGGGTTTGTCGGTGTCGATGTGGTACATCAAGATGTCCGGGAACACCTCATGATGGCGCTCCATCGACTTCATCATGCCTTCGTACTTGCCGCGCACCAGGTCTTCTTTGAACTCTTTACCCGGCGCGTTGCGGCCTTTGATACGCTCGATGCAGGTTTCCACTGGGATGTTGATGTACCCCAGCACCAGTGTCCGGTACGGCCCTGCATGTTCCAGTAACCGGGGCACCCATGGACCTTCAATCGTCGCAGGGATGATACCCTCGAATATCAGGTCGTACGCAGGGAAGTGTTCAGCCGCCAGTTTCAGGGCCTCAATCATCTCCTCCGTATCCTTCAGGGCATCGCACCCCTTGCTGTTGCTGTCGTCATACTTGCCACAGGCAACGATGCGAAAGGACGGGAACACGGTCAGCAGCTTGCGGTTATTCACCACCGCGAAAAAAGCATCAGGATCATAGTCGCGGAGCAGGGTCGGAATTGTCGACTTCCCTGAACCATTGGTGCCTTTCAGGTACAACAAGATTGGGGCCTTGTGAGCCCCGGCCCGGTTCATGAATGCTTCCACCTGGCTGTAGTCCGGCTCGTCGAACATGTGGTGGTGTACAGCATCCTTACGGAATAACGTGCTCATATGTGTCCTCAGTATGGTGGGTTTTCCAGCCAGTGGATGCCCAGAGTGGCCTCGACGTCCTTGATGAACTTTTCCTGATCGGCAATGGCCGCACGGTGGTCGTCTAGAGCTTTCTGAGCATCCGTGATGGCCTTCTCCAAGCCAGGGGTACGCTTCACCATATACGCCAGGTGCTCCTTACCCATAGCGACCTGGTCTGTCCGGTCTAGGATATGGCAGCGAATTCGCTTGTTACTGAACATCAGGCCTCCTCGAGTGCCGTCTCTGTGCCGTTACGACTTTACGCCGCCGCTTGTACCGGAGTCAGCAGGTCGACTGCAGTCGGGGCTTCCTCGCTGATCTCGTGGCCCATACTGGCCAGCATCGGCTCGATGCGCGGCTTGCTGCCGACGATCCAGAACAGCGCGGTTGGGCGGATCAGTTCAGGATGCTTTTCCTGGAGGTAGGTCATCACCTTGCCTTCGTATCGAGGGTGCAGCTCCAGGCCGTTCCAGTTGTATTCCATCAGGTCATTGTACTCAACGTACTTGGTGGAGTGCAGGTCATAGTGGGTCATGCGGTAATACTTGGCCCGCGTGGTCGGCCCGCCGTCGAAGAAGTTGGCGATGTCTGCCGTCTTGTTCACTTCGACCTTGTCAGTCTCGGTCAGGTCGAACATGTCGGTGTCGATGCCCAGATGCTTACCGATAACCGCCAGGCGCTCTTGCATGAAGCGTACGCGGTTGGGGCCGATGCCTACCAGGACCACTTCCTTGATGTTGGGCTTGGGATACTTGCACAGGCCCAGCAGGATGGAGGTGCCGGAGTTCGCCGAGCCGAACGGGATGACCAGGGTGTCGACGTCGTCAGGGATGTTCTGTACTTGCTCAGCACCGATGCCATGGAAGGCTGCGATGTCGGCCGCCGGGTGTTTGTTGTGGTCCAGGGTGATGCCGTACTCGAGGTACAAGCCGGTCGGCGCTCGCTCAGCCAGGATCTTCTGAACACGAGGCTGGATGACGTTGTTGTAGCCGTTGCCCACGAAGGCGAACTCGCTGCCGAACCAGGCGGCCATCTGAATGGTGTCTTTCTTGATGCAGGTCTCAGGCTTGGTGCCGCCCAGGACGGTGATGGTCTTGTAGTCGAAGTGGCGGGCAACTGCAGCGGCCATCGGGGACTGTGGGGAGCCCATGACTGTACCGTGGGCCAGCAACTTGGCACCGCCGCGCTTGGCGTGCTCGCTCAGGATGTGGATAGCCACTCGTAGCTTGTCGCCGTTGATGCCACCGTAGCCCAGGGGGGCGAAGTAGTCGCCACGCTTGAACTTCATGGTTTGACCGGTTACCGGGTTGGCCAGTTCTTGCACAGGCACCATGTCGAACAGGTGCTCGTCCCAACGGGACTTGGCACGGTTGATGGACAGGGTGTCGAAGATGGTACTATTGATCGCAGGTTGCATGGTGTTCTCCTCAGTGAGAGCTTGTTTAGATGTTGACGTCGTGGCGCTGGATAACAACGATGTTGTGTTCGAACACACCGCAACCGTCCAGCTGTCGAATTTTCAGTTTGCCGTCGCGCTGGTTCAGGTTACTCAGCGGGTCAGCACTGATCCAGCAAGCTTCTGGGCCGGTGCCGCTGAAAGCGACGACCTCTTCCCGGACTTCAGTTAAGCTAGTCAGAATGCGCACATCCTGTTCCCGGCCGGTGATGCTGTACAGAGTTTTCATGGCAGCCTCCATTGGTAGGTGCCCATCATACCCCAAGCTCAAGGCCCAGGGTATGCGTTTGGGGTTCAACCGGTTATTCCACCGGGGTGCCACGTACCGGCGCCGGGCGCATTGCGTTGCTCACGATGCGACTGAGGGTTCCTGTTGGGGCCGCTACCATCTCTTCTGGGGACAGGCCAACCATCTCGTCAGCCGGCGAGAACATACGCAGAACCATGGTGGAGCACTTCTCAGACTCGGCAAAGCGACAGAGGGCGGCCCCACCGGCACGGGCCATCGCGTTGGCTGCGGCCGGGGCCTGGGGGAAATTCAGGGCGATAATGAGGCCAGCGAACAACCCAAGCAAAAACTTCAGCATGATGTATCTCCAAGGGGCGGCCCCCGGAGGGGCCTGGTTCAGTTTAGTTGTGTTCTTTCAGGAGGCTGTGAGGCTTCAGGCCCAGGTTATTGTTGCCCTCGAGGGTGACCAGGAAGTAGAGGCCCTCGAAGCGGACGGTCTGGCCGATGGCGACGCAGATGTAGGTTTCACGAGGGCGCTGGTGGCTGGTGATCGAAGCGGACAGCTGGTTGATCCAGTGCAGGTCGTGGCCGTTATCGGTGGCACGCTTGACGGCCTTGATTGGGCACTCGTCGTACTGCTGGGCGTAGCGCACCACGCTGCCAGCCTGGTAGTGACGCATGTGGTCACCGACCAAGCAAAGCTTGTCGTCAACCGAGATCCAGAGGACGCCATCGACTTCAGCGCGGGTCAGGACGTCGTAAGCTGGGTATTCTGCGGTGATGGTGTGTTGGTGTTTCATGGTTAAACCCTCAGTGGTTTGTGTTTCAGTGAGCTCAGTATACTTGGTTTCTTGAACTTGTAAACCCCTCAGACAATAAAAAGACGCCCCGGTTGCCCGGTGCGTCTTTTGGTGTAACGTAGTGTTACAGTTTCACGTCGAGGTGGCCACCGATCGACTGTTCATATTCACTGTAGAGGCTGTCGCCGTTCGACTCGATCCGGCGCTCATCGTCCACGATAGTATCGAAGGTACAGTACGCCGCTTGGGTATCGAAGCCCATGGTGCGGGCAATACCTTCCAGCTGGGTGATAACACTGTTGGCTGAGCCGATGTCATACTTGTTCTGGGTGTAGATCTCACGAGGGGTTGTCCGGCGCTCGGTGATATCCCAGCTTACACTGAACTGGTTGTCATTGTAGACGCCGTTCACCTGAATGTAAATCTGACCATAATTCACACCGTCGTAGCGCTCCTTCCACTTGGCCTGGAGGGTAGTGAGTGACTCCAAAGGGGTAGGTTTCGGGGCCACATTGGGCACTGGCCCCGCCACCGGAGGGGCAGCTTTAGGAGCAACCGCTGCGGTCTTTGGAACGGAGGCCTTGATAGTTGGCTTGGGGGCGGGGGCGAGTCTAGTTGAAACGATACGCCCCAGGGCGTCCTGGTCGTTCATGTCAGACAGTGTATGTCTAACCTCGTCAGGGGAGCCGACGATCGTCCGGGCACCAACCTTCGCAGTGACAATCAACGAGTCATCCGTCTTCATGAGGATGGTTCTGAGCTGGCGGAGCGTTTTCTGTTCCTGTGAGTCGACGCCCATGATTTTCCTGATCATGGCGATGGCGCTACCAACGCTCTCCCGCTCGCCGATGTCCACCCTACCGTTCATAAGAACCCGGTAGGTGCCGATGCCTGCAATGATCTGATAGTAATTGTCTTTGGTCTTAGACCATAATACCTTGTTGCCATATGAAATCACCCCGCTACCGAGGTCGATAACATTGAACAACGCGTCGATAATCTTCTCCGCGGACCCTGCGTTGTCTGCCACCGCAATGGTTGTGCCAGAGCTGACCTTAACGATCTTCACGCCTTTCCCTTCGGGAAGGACGACGAGATTACCAATCGGAGAAGTGAGCTCTACGTGACCGAGAGTGTTGGCCGGGGCGCTTGTTGGTGCCGCCGTCGGAGAAGGGGCCGGGGCCGGGGCAGTCGGCGCCACAGGGGAGATGCGTGGTTGCGTCGGCTTGGCCTTGCTATCAACCAACATCGGGGTGTCGACATTCTTGCCATTGAATACTTCCATAGGGTCAGTGCCCTTACGGTAGATCCAGATCGGCGAACGGGCGGTATCCCAGGTGTAAGTGGTATCCAGGATGTTGAATTTGGCCCTGATCGCCGGGTTGCGGGCGGCCAGGCGCTTCAACAGACGGATGGTGGGGCCGAACGCCTTGGCGGTGGCATCAATCACGAAACCATCGGTGGCCTTGCCCAGTGGCGTCGCCTGGAATTCAGCGAACGATGCCAGCATGGTCGAAATGATGCGCATCGGGTCTTGGAACTTGGTCATCACATCTTTGAAGATGGAGCCCTTCTTGTGCCCCAGGTACACCCGGCGTACGTTGGTTCCCAACCCATTGGACGGGTAAAACTGAACGCGGTAGACCTCGCCGCTGTCTGCGGTGAATTCGTAGTTGAAGGAGCCATCCTTCCGCACCAGGTGGGTCGGGTATGGCTCGGTGTCGAACGACTCATCAAGTCGTTTGGAGAGGTCTGTCATGCTGATCTCGATGCGTGAATGAGGATGTGACCATACTTAACGCAAAACCGGAGCCTCAGCTCCGGAATGCTCTCCCCACCATCCTGAGGAACTTCTTCAGTGCCCACAAACCCACGCCAAATATGGCGAACAGGAACGCGGCGCATCCCAGAAGAAATATGAATAGTGTGCTGTCTAACTCGTTCATGGATCACTCCTTCGAGAAGCCGCGCTTGGCATCTCCGTTGTCATAAATGTTGAATATAGCTCCAACTTCGTAGCCTTTACCTTCCATCATGTCCCGGGCGGCCTTTGGCACTGCCATCATGTCGACCGCTTTGACGGGGGCGCTGAATTCAACGAACTTATCGTCGACGTTCCCCTTCGGACGAAGCATGCAACTGAACCTGAACAGCCCGGAGTTGATTTCCAGGACGATGCCGACGTCAAAGCCCGTTCGGCGCATCGCCTTGGTCACCAGATATTCGGCTTCCAGCGCATTCAGGGCTTCCACCGTGCGGATGCGGACGACGTACGCATCACTAGACCCTTTCTTGCGAACGGTGATGGTGACCTTGAATTTACGCTTAGTTGCCATGATAAAGAATTCCGTTGTTGTGTGAACATGAAGGGAGTATAGACCAGCATTCAACATAACGCAAGCCCCGAACCAAAATAAAGTTCAGGGGAAGAAGGGGAGGTGGCCCCGGTAGTTTACCGGGGCCGGGGCCATCAGTAAATGATGGTGTCGTGGCCGAGGTTGTCAGACCGCAGCGTTTGTATCACATACAGGCCGATTTCCCCACTTTCCACAGCTTCGTGGATCGCCTCGTTCATTTGCAGCAACAAGGTGGCGAACACCATCGGGCTTGGGACAACCAGGCCGGTGGTAGTTTCGCCCATCATACCCCGACCGGAGTAGTTGGAATACAGGCGGACGTCAACGTTGAAGTCGCCAGCGTTTTCTGCAATGAACACAGCGAGGTCGTTTTGCATGATGTATCTCCGTTTAGCTGACCCCTTAGTGGGCCAGTCAGACCATTATACTCAGGTTTTTGAACCAGCGCAAGTGGCTGGTTCAAAATATTTTATCTCAGAGACCGAACTTGGCCAGCCACTTCTGCATTTCTTTGTGCTTGGTGATCTCGGCCTTTTCTTCGTCGGTGGCCTGGCCCAGATACAGGGTTTCGATAACAGCGGCGCTGGCGCGCTTGCCGTTCAACTTCCAGGTGGTCTTGATGTGACCGACCACGGTTTCGAAGGCGTTGGAGCTGCGGACGCCGATGCAGGTGACCACGGAACCGTCCTTCAGAGTTTCGCTGAAGCCGTCGGAGTAGCCTGGGGCTACGGTCTTGGCGGCTTCTTTAGCAGATTCGATCAGGGTGATCATGGTCATGGCTGCGTTCCTCAGTGAACTGGTTGGTATGTGTTCATTATACTCTAACTTTGAACCAATACAACCCCTCAGACAATAAAAAACCCGGCGCCTTGCGGCAACCGGGTTTTGGGTCAGATAGTGATGGAGTTGATGAGGACCGTCGGCTTCAGCTTGCTGTTGCGGTCGGTCATATCGAGGCCCTTGTCGTAGGCGTATGGTTCAACATCAGCCCAGGTCTGTAGGTCGATCTTGTACGCATCGATGGACTTGTCTGCCCAGATCACGTACGAGTTCTGGCTGGCCTTACCGTTGAGGTTCAGCGCCCGGTCGGAGTAGGCGTTGGAGCCAGGCAACCCAGACGATCGACTGAACATGTCAGACACGTAAGCCGAGTGGATGTGGCCACAGATGACGTAGTCGATCACCATGCCGTGTGCAGCATACCGCGACTTGATGTGGGACACTTCGTTTTCAGGGTTGCGGGCCAGGCCTTTATGGCAGTGACCGTGAACCAGCAACAGGTTGAAGCCGTTGATGGACACCACTTGCTCGAGAGGGTTGCTGACCTTCGCGAACTCAACACCTGGATAGCCGGCAAACAGGCGGGCCAGGATGTTGTGGATCGTAATGTCGAAAGAGTCCATCGCCAGGAAGTCGTCGTAGTGGATGTGCTCGCCGAGGCGCGATTCGTTACCGGTGATGCTGGCAACGGTCACTCGGTGCTCTCTCGCCACTTCCTGGATGGCCTGCTGGAAGATGTCAACGGCTAACAGGACAGCGTTGGCACGCGGCGCGGCGGCATTGAGGAGCTCGTCCAGGCGGCGGTCGCTGTTCAGAATGTCACCGGTGAAAGCCACCAACACGTTCTTCACGCCCTGGGCTTTGAATATATTCAGGCTCTTGTGGACATGCTTGTGAATGCGGCGGGAGGCGATGTCGATGTCATACGAGTTGCCTGTCAGGCCCCGGATGATCTCATTGATGTGAATGTCACTGAACTGGATGACGCCCACCGGGTCGGTAGGCAAGCCCACAGCTGGGACAGGGGTGTCAACCGGGCGCTGGAATTCGAAACCGATCAGGGCGGCCTCGAGGTTATGGCTCAGGCCTTCGATTGCATTCTGAATGCGAATGTGTTCACGCCAGGATTTCCGCTCGATGCGGTTGCGGTCTTGCAGGTATTGCTTGCTGGCGCCCAGGCGGAGGTTCTCATCAACGAGCTCCCCATCGGCGTGGACTTCCAGTATTTCGCGGGCTCGCTTCAATGCGCGGCGGACGGTCGACTCGCTGACACTGTGAAGTTTGGCAACTTCCGCAATGTCCTGGGTCTGGAGGAATTCAGCATACATCGAGGTATCGCGTTCAACAAGACTTGGCTTGGCGTTGGACACGGGGACTGCTCCGATCGCATAATAGTGTTACTACATAGCAATCGGAGCCGCCTCGGTCACCAAACGGCAACCCTGAAGGCATGCCACCAGCGCTTATACCAGGGCCGGTTGTCGACATCTTCGTCTGTGTGGTCGTACGTGTCGTTCATCACAGCGTCGATCTTCCCATTGAGGGCCTTGAGGGCAGCCTCGACGGACCGGCGAATCTGGTTCCCCTGGGCTACGCTGAACACCTGGGTGCGGCTGTGACCATCCCACGTGTTGATCACTGGTTCGCTACCCTCATACCAGTAATTTACCGGGACTTTCTTGTGGTAGAACACGAAGGTAGCAAAGTGCCAGTCTTCAGGATGGGCTTCCAGTTCCCGGCACAACGCGTTGACCGCCGGCTGCATGCGGCCGTACATAGCCTGCTCAGGGTCGATCATTTCGCGTAGGGCCAGGGCCTGGCCCGTGGGTTGATGCGTTGCCATTGCCTTCATAATGAAAGTTCCTTCATTCTTCGTCTGGTTCCAGCTCAGCAAGCTCAGACATTCTTTGGTCGATTGCGGCCTCAGCGTTGCGGATAGATGCCAGGGCTTGCTGAAGCCGGATATCATTGGCCAGGGTTTCGGGGAAGTAGTCGACCAGGGCGCGGGTTAACCCCTTGTCCTCCTTCCAGTAGCCCCACATGAATAGCTGTTCAGTACTGGACATGATTATAGCCCCGAAACCTGACGTCGTAAAGTGCCGACAATCGAACCCAGACGGCGTTCGAGTTCCCATTCATCACGGAACATCTTCAGGTCTTCGGTGCCGTGCTTACCCTTGGCCGCGTCGAGTAGCGCGCTGGCTTCTACACGAGCCATTTCGAAGATGCTCAGTTTGATATGCTCAGAATTGAGCTCACCGGTGATCGGGTTGACGCCGGGCATACCCTTGACGATATTGAACACCCCAACTTCGACGAACTTCTGGACCCACTCGAGGTCTTTGAATTGGTCAGACGCCAACATGATCTGGGAGTCCAACGGCTGGACGAGCAAACCCGGCCTGCCATTGATCTTTGGAAGGCCCTGGACCAGATCGCGGTGGTTGTTGGCGTATACGATCATGTCACCGACTTCGATGACAACCCTTTTACTCTTCGCCATTAGCCGGCTCCTGAAGTTCAATAAATGGGTAGCAATCCGCCTTGGTATAGCGGGTTACCGCCTTGGTCGAAACCATCTGATTCTTTACAACTTCCTGGGCTACGATGTTACAGCCGTCCAAACTTCCAAACCCATCAACGCGGGTGATTTGAAAGGTATGAGCAGCCGGCATCGCACTGGTGTTATTGAACGCCACGCCAGGTTCGCTCGATGTTTGGATCAACATGAAGAATACAGTAGCTGCTAAGGCCATGATTAAGCTCCAATTACAGGGTCAACTTCAACGAGCGTCTGGCGCCAGTCGAAACCATCAAGGTCAACAATGCCAACCCGGCGGGCGCGGGCGCCGTCCCAGTAATGGACCCGCTGCTGTGGTGGCTCGCCGATGTAGGCATACACCACGCCGTCAGGGTCCGCTGCCAGGAACTCATCGTCCGGAAGTACAGGGATCATGAAACCATGAAAATTGGTTTTGGATGTCGGGTCAATAATGCTGAGCATTTTCATATCGAAGTTCCATCAATTAAACCTTACGCCACTTGCTTAGTTCAAGGTTGGCTCTCAGGCCATTATACGTGTGGCCTGCGATCCAGGCAAGTATCTCACGCGGGGTTGCGCCGTTTTTGATCATCTCATTGGCGTCTTTGCCGATGAAAGGGCAGTTGTCGGCCCAGATACACACTCTGAACCCAGCAGCCACAGCCTTGGCGATGTTGTTCATCACCTCCTTGTTGCGAGGCTGATTGTCCCAGACATAGATGACGTTGTCAGCCGTGTACTTGGTCAGTGAGCTGTCACAGGTGGCTACCGCGTTGGGGAAGAACATGCTGTCGAACGGCCCTTCGAACACCAGCTTCACGCGGGTGTCATCGATTCGCTCCAGGCCGAAGATCTTGTCTACCTCGTCTGCAGTTTTGACAGTGATGTATCGCATGGCCTTGGGGTCAAGCGCCCGGCCCTGGATGCATTTCAGCTTGCCATCAGGGAAGTAGAAGGGGATGATGATGCGCTTGTCGTGAGGCACCTGGGTCTCTTCCAGGGTCTTGTCGACCACCCTGGCCACTAGGTTGAAATCAGCGGCGTAGAAGAGGCGCTCCAGCATGGCTGGATGGAACTTGCGCTCGTCTACCATATACCGCACGGCCGGGTGGTCGTCGGGCAGAGAGGACAAGCGAGGGAGGCCTTCCAGGGGATCCACGTAGGCCATGGTGGCTTCCACGAGCTTGGCCATGAACCCGTTTTCGGGTCTGGCCGCTACCTGCTGGCGGGGCTGTGTAATGCCGCCGCCTCGTTCACGTAGGCGCTCGAGGATGTATTCCTTCCAGAGCAGTTGGTCTTGCTCTTCCAGGAAGCTGTACACGTTACGACCGACGCCGCAGTTCTTGCAGCTGAAGGTGTATCCGTCACCCGTGTCGGAAAGAAAGAAGTAACCACGGGCCTTGATGGTGCTGGTCCTACTGTCACCACAGAACGGGCAACGGCAGCGTGCTACGTTGGGCTTGATCCACTTGAAACGGAGGAGGGTGAAGGCCATCCGATCAATGAACATTCTGTCAAGGTATACGGACATCTATTCTCCTAAACGCACGAAGGGGCTGAGGTTGCCCCCAGCCCCTATGCGGTGACCACTTAGACCAACTTGGCGATGACTTCTTCGATGACGACCAGTTGTGCTGCCACAGCTTCTGGGGCGAACACACCGACCTTGGCGTACTGGGATTTGACGTTCCAACCGGTAGCGACGGCGTCGATCTCTTGAAGCACCAGACCTTTGAGCGGGAAGAGCATCAGGGTGACACCACGGACACCGATGGTTGCCTGGATGCGGGCCTTGGCCAGTTTGAGGGTGACGTAGGTCTCGGTCGGGGCTTCTTTCAACACCGGCTCGTAGGAGTTCAGTTCCATGAGGGCTTTGATGGAAGCGTCTTTCTCAAAGCGAACAGCGGAGGCCTTGGCGGCTGCGGCTGGCTTTGGTTGAACCACCGGGGCGGCTGCAGCCGGCGCAGGTGCCGCTACAGGGGCGGTGACAACGACCGGGGCTTCTTCGACGACAGGAGCGACGGTCGGGGTAACCACCAGGGTAAGCGCCGGGGCATCGTTGATCGGGGCCGAAGGGGCATCTGGCGTGGTTTTGGCGGTGTCAGCGTGACCTTCTTTAGCGGCCACAGCGGCAACCAGGGACCAGCCGCCGGTTTGTTCCACTTTACCGTTCAGCAGGTTGCTGAGGCTGGTCTTACCAATCGGAGCGCCCAACTCGATGCTCTTGGCGCGCAGTTCCGACTGTGTAACAGTCTCGTTGAATTCGATAACGAGGTTTTGGTCAGCATGTACGAGTTTGGAGTTGGTCATGATAAATCCTTGGCTTCTATAAGGGGTGGGGCTGTTTGTTTCGATTGGCGTTTGCCTTTCGATGGTTGCCATTATACCCGATTAATCAAGGCAGGCAACCCCTTTATTCAACTTTTTTGAATCTTTTTTATTATTCTTGAACCGAGGTCTCTAACCCGATACTTCGAACCACGTTGAGACAATAAAAAAGGGCCGCAACTCATCGGTTCGGCCCTTTTGGTGTAAATGTTACTCTCAGGCTGCAGTCTGAGCGGATGCCCGCTCTACTTCAGTCTTGATATACGCAAGCTGCGAGGCAACCTGCTCTGGGGCGAATACACCAACCTTGATATATTGCGCCTTTACTTCCCAGCCGGTTTCAGCCGCGTCGATGTGCTTCAGGTCCAGACCCTTGAGAGGGAAGATCATCAGCGTTACGCCGCGAATACCAACTGTCGCCTGAACACGGGCAGTATCCAACCGGAAGGTCACGTACGTCTCAGACGCCGCAATCTTGGGGGTGATATCATACCCTTTAATGGCCAGGAGAACCTTAACAGTGTCGTCCTTGTCGTATTCAGGCATTTGTTGCCCACCTAAAACGACAGTCTTCGCCAGCTTCAGGTCTTGCTTCGCGCCGGCCGGAGTGGTCTTGGCGAAAGGCTTTTCCGGTTTCGGATGGCCTGTACCAGACGGATTCACCGCGTTTGGCTTGGTCTTGGCAGGTGGGGCCGGCTGTGGGGCCACGTCCAGTTTGGCCAGGGCCAGGGACCAGCCATCGGCTTCACCAACACGACCACCCAACAGGTTGGACAGTTTCTGTTTCCCTACCGGCGCACCAAGGTCAACGGCCTGGGCGCGCAGCTGGGACTGGGTGATTCCATCGTTGATGAGAATCATCAGTTTCTTTTCGGAATGCTGAAGGATCTTCATAATCTAAGCCTCTCAATGAGCTATTGGTCTCCATGATTTAGGGTGTTACCATCGCAGGGGTTTGCCTCGTCGGTAACGCCTTCGATGAGCTCAGTATACGCGACCCGAGCGGCCGCGCAACACGAAGACCTTTATTCATAGTTCAACATTTCAAGGCTAGATCATGTTCCTCAGCCTGGGATGTAACCAGGTGGGAGGATTGGTTGCTGAGTACCGGCTACGTTCACGTGCGCCAGGGGCTGGATAGCCTCCACTTTCAGACCGAGCAGGCCACGGATCTGGTCCGCCGCGTTTTCCAGGGAAGCGATTTCAGCATCGTGTGACGACAGCGAATCCACCAGAACCTGTACGTCGGCCGAATGCCTGGACCGTTGCTTGTTCAGAGTATCGAGCGCGTCTTCAGCGCTAGACAGTGCAGTGCGGAAGACGCTCAGCGCGCCCTGGGCCAGTTCCACTGGGCACTGAAGGCTAGCTTCAGCTTTCGGATCCCCGAACCCACGGATCATCTGGGCCGTGATGGTTTCCTTCGCGACCAGGAGAGCCCAGGCCGCTTTCAGTTTCGTAATGAGGCTCATGTTCAGTCTGCCGTCGCCATCACCGCGGAGAAGTCCGGGCGGTTGTAGTTGATACCCTTCAGGAACTTGCCTGCAGGAATGATTTCGCCGTCGAGCAGCTGCTCTTTGGCTGAGCGAACGAACGCGGCCGGGTAAACGCCGTGAACTGTCAGTTCCACGCCCTTGGCTGCGTACTTGGCCAGGGTGGCGTCCACTTCAGCACCATCTGCGCAGAACTTGGACATGTTGCTGCGATACACGCAGTCCAGTGCCACGTCACCGTTGACACCGGCAATGTGCGCCAGGCCGTCGTTGGTGGTGGTCACGTCGGCGATGCCGTCGATCACTTCCTTGAAATTGCGATCCTCGATCGCCTTACCAATTTCCAGCATTTCCGACAGGCTGATCTTGTACTGACGCTCGATGGCAGCCCAGTCCGGGTTATGCTTGTCGCCCTTGGGGTTACCGAAGGCCAGGTTCATGATGGTGTTCTTTTGGAACGTGGTCTGAACCAGGCAGGCTTCGGTGTTGGTTGGAATTACATTTGCAGTGGTGTTCAACGGTAAATCCTCTAAATTCATGGCGTCGCGCCAATGGCATACTTCGGTTCTTACACGGTTCGCTAACTACTTCATAGCCAATTAGTGAAACCGAAATGAAAACCATCAATTTCTTTATCAAGCAATTCAACGATCTCAACGTACCAGTGAATCAGCATCACCTTATTCGTTACCTGAAGTTCGTCCTGTCCCAGCCGGCGGCCTCCGTTGTAGAGAACCACCACATCCTTCCCAAAGCCCCTGGCTTGTTTCCTCAGTTCACCAGCTTAGCCAAACACCCTTGGAACACAGCCCCTCTGTCGCCGCGTGCACACTACATCGCGCACGCCATACTGTGGAGGGCGTTACCTGGTAACCGAGACACTCGGTTCGGGTTCTGGGCCATGTGTACCGGTACACGCGATGGTCGCACGTACAAGATCAATTCCAGGATGTTCGAGAAGCTCAGAATCGAACACCGCAACAGCGACTTCTCCCATTTATCAGAAGCCGCCAAGGGCCGCAAGTTCATAACCAGGGGAGGGGTTACCAAGAGGGTGAAGATCGAAAACCTCCAACCCTACCTGGACGACAGTTGGGTAATAGGCACACCACCAGGTCTCATGGGTAACACAAATGCAAAAGGCACCGTGTGGGTCTTATCACCCACTGGCGAACGCCGCATGGTACGCCCCGAAGAAGTTGATGCCCTACTCGCCGATGGGTGGATCAAATCCAACCCTGCATCAAAGTCTGATATTTCCGATGCTGTCAAGGGCACCATCTGGGTTAACCGGGGTGACGACCATCTGAGGATTGATGCTAGCCATCTTCAAAAATACCGGTTAGACGGTTGGGCCAAAGGCCGGAAGATGACAGAAGCTCATATTCAGAAGTTCGTCGGTAAGCGGGCGAGCGATGCGACCAAAGACCGGATGAAACAGGCCGCTACTTCGCGGCCCAGGGTGTGCTGTTCGTTCTGTCGAAAGGAGATCGACGTGTGCAATTTTACAAAGTTGCACCGGGCGTGTTAGGGCCGCCTTTCTTGCCTATCTGATATTTTGGCGATAAAATCCACTCAGAGCGCTCGCGGTGTGGGATGACCTTCAGGTTACCCATGCTCGCAACGGGTTCGTCGCAGATGGATGGGTCCAGGATGGTCAGCAGGCCCCATTCTTGTAACAGGCGGGCAATGCGGTTCTGGCGGGCAATGTCGCTCACGCTCAGATTGTTCTCGCGACCGTCGAGCACGAACATGCTCTTGAAGTGGCAGATGTAGAACTTGCCGCGCTTGCTCAGGATGTGGCAAGTTTGGTACAGGGTGTTGACGTCGCGACGGGAGGCAATGCCAATGCGGGTCAGTGTTTCACGAATCTTCAGGAAAGCATCACGCTCATCCTGGATGGCGGTCGGCAAACTAACCTCGACCATGTACGGCAAAATTTCATCGCCACTCAACGGCGAATTAACCAAATCAACTGCTTTGATGCTCATGTTACGCCTTACTCCAGAAATCACTTGCCGCTCTTTTCGCCCTTGCGGCCGCCTTGGTCCATCCGACCTTCGAGCTCTTTGATCTGCTCTGGGGTCATCAGCTTGGCGTATTCGGTGGCCTCCCGGATGGAGACCTTATAGTAGGCGGAGATCACGGTAATACCCGAGTCCACCACCTCTTTCTTTGCCCACTTCCCGTACCGCTTCTTCCTGGTGATGGCCTTCATAAAGAAGTCATGCACCATCCGCTTTGGCAGGGCGTGGAGTTTGTTCATCTCTTGCGCGAGGAGGACGGTGTCCATGTTCTGGGCAACGCCCCGGCGGATAATGAACGGGTCGAACGACTTCTCACTCGCCTCGTCTACCATCAGCTCGGTTTTGGAGCTGTTCAAGGCGTTGAGCCAATCAAACAGTCCAATTTTACCATCGTCAGCCATAGCAGTCGCCCCTTACTTGGTGAAGGTGCAGTCGGCCATGATGGTAGTCATCAGCGCAAGGCTGTGGATGAACAGATCAGGGACCGTTGCGTGGAAACGCTGGAAGTCGCCCAGGGTCAAGATCAACTGCGGCACCGATTGAGGGTGCAGCCTGTCCTTGAGGGTTTCGAACAGCTTGAGGTAGATGCCGTCAGACAACTGGTCTGCGTTGGTGGAGCACCACTCTTTGACGGCCTGGAAGTCCTTCTTGACCAGGGCTTCGAGCAGGTTGTCAACGTCACCCACGTTGAGCATACCCAGGATGCCTTCGTCGATGTTCTTGTCGAACTGGTTCGAGTATTCCTGAAGGGTGTTCAGGATACGGCGGTTGCTCGGGAAGTGCTTCTTGACAACACCGGCCAGGGCCGCCGGCTTGAAGGTCACGCCTTCAGCAGTCAGGATTTCAGCGCAGCGGCGCATCATCTTGGCACGCATGGCGGTGGTGTCTTCGGCCGACCAGACGAATTCCTTGACGATGCAACGATCGCGCAGCGGCTCAATGATACGCTGAGGGTTGTTGGTCGTAAGGATGAACGTGCAGTTCTTGGAGACAGCCTCGAGGATGCCTTTGAGGGCTTCTTGGGCGGCCTGGGACAGACGCTCGGCTTCGTCCAGGACAACGATCTTCGGGCCGCCCATGACGGATACGCCGGTAGCGTACTGGGTCACATTGGAGCGGATGTCGTCGATGCTGTTGTTCAGGCTGGCGTTGATCACCAGAGGGTTTGCACCCAGGTCAGCACACAGGGCCAGGGCCAGGGTGGTCTTACCGGTGCCCGGCAAGCGGCTGGCGAGGAGCAGGTGAGGCGCTTTGCCATCCTTGACGTAGTTGGCCAGTTCGTTAACCAGGCCGGCCGGCAGGATGATATCGCTGATGGTGGTGGGACGGTACTTTTGAGCCCAGATGTGTTCTTGCTGCGACATGTTTAACCTCAAGTTAGCGGGGTGTATCAGGTCAACCGTTGGTCAACCTGATTTCAAGCGGGGTGGCCGATTAGACCATTTCCAGACCGACGAACACCTTGAGCTTGCGCTGTTCGTTGGAGAAGGCCACCATGCCGCGAGCACAGACTTGGACGCGGTAGTCGCCGGCCAACAGCTTGATGTTCTCGATCTTCAGGCGGTAGGTGCCTTCAGAAGCGCCTTCAACCGTACCCAGGCTGACTTCGTAGTCGTTGGACGCATCGCCCAGCTCAGGGCTGGTGCCGACCAGGAACGCTTCGTCGCCGCGAACGGTGAAAGCCATGATCTTGTGGCCCAGGGCGCTGGCAGCACGCATGAAACCGTCGATCACTTCCGGGGTCAGGGTGACGTCGAGGTCAACACTTGGCAGCTTCAGCTCGCGGTCCGGCGCCGTGACGAAGGAGTCGCTGGTGAAGTAGTAATTGATCTTGGTGCCGCCGGTGCCTTTGATCACGACCTTTTTGTCGTCGCTGAATTCGAGCACGGCTTCTTTCATGGTCGCCAGGCTCAACACGCTCAAGAAGCGGTTCAGCTCGTAGATGTTGAAAGGGATCGGGAACTCTTCCGGGATCTCAACTTCTGCAAAGACCGCGCCGCCGCCTGGGGAGATGGTGCGCAGCTTATTGCCGGCTTTGAATGCCAGGCTACCGTTGATGGTGCTGAACATCTTGAGGACTTCAAGAGTATCCTTGGAGAGTTTTACTTGCTGGGTCATTCAAATGCCTCGGATGTGGGTGTTGATTCGTTAAGAGGCCTTATTGTACATGGCCTCCAGGTTGATAGAAAGGCGTTACGCCTTCAAACGGGGTTTAGCTTGCTTCAAACGCGATCAGCTGGCCATTAAGCTCAGTTTTGATGGCATCTGGGTGGATGTCGCGGACGTGTTTAGCCAGGCTGGACCGTTTGAGCGGGTTATGGGCCGAGGTGGCATACACGCCACCATTCCCATCCACGAGCTGCAACAGCTGGTCAGTGAGGATCGCTTCAGGGTGCTCCTTGCTGAAGGTCCGCACGTACTTGGCCGTGGTGCAGTAATAGCCGTTTTCGCGGATACTGAATCGCGAACGCATATGGTCGAACTCATCGTAGTACCACATGAGCTCTTCAGGTTTGGCGCGGCCGCCGATTTGGCGAAGCACCTCATCTTCAGATTCACCGGCGGCGTACACGAATGGCATGAGGTCGCGAGCCCAGGACATTCTCATGCCAACCAGGACGATCTTCTTGTTATTCACGACGTGCTGGTAGGTCGCATCCTGAACCAAACGTTCAGTTTTGCCGGTTTGGCGTGGCGAAATTTCCAGGTAGCGGACAGGTCTAAGGGCTGCCATTAGTCAGTACCCCCGCAAGGAGAACCGCTATCGCCACTCGTAGGGCTATCCCCGCCGCCACAACGGCTATGGCTATCGCTTTGGTGGTGAACCGGGGCTTCATATGCACTCACGTCACGTTCAACGTAGGCGACCCGAGGTACATGAGGCGGGCTTGGGTCGCGTTCAGCCGGTACATCACGGATGGTATCAACGATTCTGGATTGCCTGGGCGTATTGAACGCACTCAGGGGGAATTCATCGTTGTATTTGACCAACTCCGGTGTGGGAGGTGGTATACGACCGGCGCGGGATTGTTGCTGTTGGAGCTGTAGAGACGGGTTGGGCTTGCGCCCGAATAGCCGTTTCAGGCGGTTGATCATTCAAACTCCTAGAGCTGGTCTCAGAAGAGGTCCAGCACTGATTTGGTGGTTGACGGTGCTTTGCTTGCGCCGCCGTTGAACTTAACCCTGGTGCGAGGCTTGTCACCGCGTTCCAGGGCATCCATACAGCGGATGTACTTGCTCGTCTCGCACATGACGTTTTCCCACGACATGACACTGAACGTTTGCTCTTCGACGTATTGGTCGTCCATGAACTCGGAGTGGTGAACACTCTTCAAGTCCCAGAGCAACTCTTCCTGATGATCGCGGAGCCAGAAGATGCACTCCTCGTACGTCATTCCGTCGCGATCATCGAAGATGAAGTCCAGGCCCATCTTACAACCCGGCCCGGCGATGGTGAACTCGTTCTCGCTGAACGGGTACTCCGGGCAGTACGTGCAGTCGACGAAGATCTGGTAACCCAGGAACTCGCTGATGCCTCGCACTTCATTCAGCTTCAGGAACGCCGCCTTCTGAGTGCTCGACATCAAGAACTCAGACACCCAGTTTGGGTTGTTCTTGAAGAAGGTGTTCAGGTAACGAACCACCCGCATCGCCATGTTCGGTTCCCACCCTTCGATGGAGTACCGATCGGGCTCAGCTTGCGCCAGGTCACGGGCTACCTTGTAGTCCATTTCCGACTCAGCCATGTTCGGGAGGTCCATCACCTTGACCATCATGCCACCCCGGCGCTGGTGCGCATGGTTGACATAATCGAGATCAGGAAAGGCCAGGCATTGCTTCAGGCCACCGCAGTTGAAGGCGTTGGTGAACACTCGCTCACCATCAACCACCTTCAGCTTTGCCCGCACCGCGTCCAGGTCAATCGACCCGAAGTTGGTGAAGGGGCCGCCGATCAATTCGACCGTGGACCAAACATTGAACATTCGGAACATGATCAGGTTTTGGACCTTCTGTTCCATCGACAGGGATGGGTTCTCGCAGATGCCACGAATGACGTGCTTGGACTCCCTGTCGTGCTCTCTCCGGACGTTCGTGAACTTGTGGTCCCGTAGTACCGGGTCTTCCGTCCAGGGCGAGGGTAGGCCCAGGACGTCTTTCTTCACGTGGATCTTGTAGCGCTCGACGATCCAATCCAAGCACCGGCCCAGGTTCTTTTGGTTAAGCTTCGGATTGGCGTTGTCGATCTTGTCAGGGCGGACGCCATTGTAACGAATATCAGCCGGGCGCCCTTGCATTATGCCAGCTCCGACACATACTGCTTCTTGTATTCCGGGTCGATGTAGTGAGTCGACTGGCGTACGTTGGTCAGCTGCCCAGGAGCCATTTCGCGGCTGACCCGGATGCGTCGGAAGAAGGTTGCCGGGCGGTCGACGTGACCAACGTACGAGAAGCGCACGATCTGGGTGCTGCGGTCAACTTCACCCACCACCCAGAAGAAGTCAGCCTTACCCACGCCGAAGCGGAACAGCTCGGGGTAGTGGCCGGCCTGGTGTGGTTCCAACTTCGAACGCAGCTTACCGCGCAGCTCAACTGCCGAGATCGAGTCGTCGGTGTTGAAGAAGTTGAAGTTGAAGTACATCATGCTCTTGGCGGTCAGGTGGAAGCCGGGGGCAACCGCCAGGCCACGCACCGGCAGCCCTGTCTGCTTAGACAGGTGATGCCCACAGAACGACAGGATCTGGTCATCGGTCATTTTGGCGACCAGGGTCGCATCGGTCAGACGCAGGTAGTGGACACCGTCCAGCTTCGAAAAGTGTTCAGTGATAAGCGCGTGCTGCGCCTTCATCTTCTTGCTCATTACGCATTCCCGTCATAGGCAACGTCATATTGACCGTTGTTGAGTTTACGAACTGTGTACACAGCACCACAGTAGTGGTTGTGCGTACCGCCGGCCTTGGCAAGCTCTTTGCAGGTCTCGTCAAGGGGGTCACCGCAGGCCGGGCAATCCGGGCGGTCGTCTTTCTTGTAGATCATGGGTTATCCGAAGAAGTCGTTGAGGCTGTGGGTGGTATCCGCGACAGTCGGTTTGTTTAGGGCTGGTTTGCGGGCCGGGGTGGTGATTACTTCGGGGAACGACCAACGTTCACCGCGCTGGAACTTGTAGATGTGCTCGGGGAAGCCGGTCTCGTAGAACAGCGGCATCTTGGCTTTGTTCACGCCGCGCTGCTCGCCCTCGGGCGCCTGTTCACATAGCAGGAAGTCTGGGAGCAGGGCATACCGCGCTTCCCACAGAGGCTCCAGGTTGGCTTCAGGCCATTCCCGATGCATGTACTGCAGCTCTTCGTAAGTCCGCTCGCCATCCCAGCCCACATAACGGGTGGACTTCAGACGGAAGAACTTCTTGAACCAACAGAAGATGCTGGTCTCGGCGTTCAGACGGTTGATGAAGCTGAGGTGGCCCAGGTCGGCTTTGGCCTGCTGGAAGTACATTTCAGCCAAAACTTCGAGCTTCTCACAGTCCGCCTGGCTGATGGTCTCACCAGTGTCCTTGCGCTTGCCGTGCTTAGTGACAAGCTCGTCGTGACCAGCCAGGAAGGCCGCGCCGTTGCGATTGGACTCAGAACCACTGACGTCCGTCAACATGAACGATGGGATGTCGATCTTGTAATGGTGGTCGGTGGCGAGCTCGATCGCCTCGATGGTGTTCCAGTTGCTCAGTCGACCGAAGAACTTCCAGCTGTTACAAGCGTCCCATAGTTGCTGGAACTGCTCTTTCTTGTTACCCAGCTGAATGATCGGGGCGAAGGCCGCGAACTGGTCCTTACCCTCCAGCCATTCGACATAGCTGGTCACGCATGCGATCATTTTCGACTTGCGGTAGCGGCAGTCGGTATCGAAGCGCATCCGGTCGAAATTCTTGTTGTACCAGTCAGCGAATCGCTGCAGGCCGTCCTTACCGCGTGGGGGCTCAGGGTACTCTTGCATGATGGCCCACGGGCCGATCAGGTTGTAGCAGCAACCCCACAGGAACGCACACCACAGCTTCTGTTCCAGGGCGCGCACGGCGCTGATGTCCTGGTTGTCGATGGCCCAAAGCATCAACCGAAGCTGCTGGTTGTGCTCCTCGGTGTAGCAGAGGGTTTCTTGCCAGGCAAAGGCGAGGTGCGCCCGGTTTTCTTTCAGCCGGTAGTCCACGCCCTTTTCGATGGGGTAGATGAACTCCGACAGGGCCGGGTGTTTGTACTGCTTTTCAACTATCATGTCATGCACCGAAGATGTCGAAGACGTTGTTGGTCGTGGCCAGCGGGTTGCCGCCGCCTATCGACCGGAGCATTGGGTTCTCAGCTGTCCATCGGACGAATTCGTCAATGAGGTCAGCACGCCCAAGGTATGCCAGCAGTGAGGCACCGTAGCCCTCCAGGGGCGCGTCGTGAGGGAGCAGTGTGCAACCGGTAGCATCCAGCTCCAGCTCCTGAAGCTCTTCCAGGGTGCGTTCATACTCTCGCTTATACGACTCGTTGCGGCCCCAACCACTATCGCCAGCAAGTTTACCCGACCGCCCCATGATGCGCTCGTCATATTGTTCACGGTTCTGGTACCAATAGTGAGGCATCAGGAAGCGGGCGACGCCGAAGTAAGGTTGCATGAACAACGGTCGGAACTTGTCCGACTGCATCATTGGCTCGCCTTCCAGGACCAGGCTGTAGCCCTTTTCGATCCATGACTTGGCGATCGGCCGGGCGTTTTCTGCCTTCTTCACGGTGCTATGGATGTAGTCCATAGACGACCAGCTGGACAGACCTGACTTGTTGGACTTGGTCGTGGTGCCGATGAAGATCAGTTTGAGGTCTTCGAAGCAGATACCGTACTGCTTGGTCTTCCCTTCGAACTCGAAGTTCAGAGTGGTTGGTTCGAACTTGGTCTTCAGGTATTCCAGCACCTGGCAAACGCGGGTGCCCTTGCCGGTGCCTGACGTACCGCGCACAACCGACATGAACGGTCCCGCCGGCTGGCGGCGACACGGTTCCAGGTACATGCTCTTGACCATTTCAAACTCTTCGTCCAGCGTGTACGTCTCGCCATGAAGAGTGAATTTGGCATGGAGGTAGCCGGCCAGCTCAGTGGTTTCGTTCCACTTGATGTCCGCCCGGTGGGGGCTCTCGCGGTCAAGGGCGGCACAAACACGGGCCAGCTTGGCTGGGGTCATGTTTGTCGTAATAAGGCTCAGATCCGTTGGGAGGCCCATTTCAGTTACCCCTGGTCTTGAGATCAGTTTTGGTCTTCTGCTCGTAAGCGTCGACATGGTCGGCCAGCTCACGCAGCAGATCAGAGCTCAGGAACAGAGGGGCTTGTTGGTCGTCGATCAGAATGCCAACACCGAATTCCATCCGTTGCCCGGCCCCGGCGCAAGCCATGGCCAGTTCGAACTCTGCGGTAGACGCACCAGTAGAGGACTTGGCATATTCGCCCAGGTTCTCCATCAGCTGTTTGGTTGAAATGATTTCCATCAGAGTTCTCCCCTTTTAATTTCGCGGTGAATCATGCCTTTGGCTTCTTTCTTGGTCATCCCCAGGGCGACCAGTTCATCGAGCCGGGCCTGTCGCTTGCGCTTAACGCTTGGCGGTACTTGCCCGTCGCGCTCAGCCTCAAGGTCAGCAACCCGGTCCCGCAGCTGCTCGACTGTGTCAAACAGTTCTTCTAGCATGCATTTCGCCATAACGGCCTCAGATCAGCTTCTCAAGTTCCCCCAGCAAGCGTGGGACCATGGCGAAATCAACGCCTGTCATGACGGCTTGCTGGGCGTGGCATTTACTGTTGTCCATGCCAGTATAAAACATGTGAAGCGCTTCCGCAACCTCATTGACCCGAATGGTCGAGTTTGCACTGTAGAGGAACACGCGGACGGGCTTGTCTACTGCCGAGACGTTGATGTAAGCCACCACGTCTTCCTTTTCGAAGCCCTTGGGGATGTAGTTCACGTCGGAACGGTTGATGAACACGGTGCCAGCCATGTCTGAGTTGTTCAAATTACCCAGCATTTCGCTGACAGCGTCCTCCTTATCGGCATGACGAACCTGGCGGCGACCAACGCGCTTGATTTCGGCCTGTTGTCGACGATGGTCGATCTGGCGCTTACGGATGGTTTCCATCTGCAGCGTAATGGACATAGTGCTCTTTTCATCGTCGCTCAACAGAGACCAGTTCAAGGTTGTGGCCATACTCAAAATACTCCAGTTACGTTTATTGGTTACAGTTCAGCCCAGCTATGGAGCCGCTGCATGTCATGTTTAGTGTGATCAAACTTACAGTTGATCTTGGTGTCAAACAACAGATGGAGCGAGCCTGGCCGGCGGGCGGCGGCTTTCTTCATCACGGTTGGGCTGTCGTCAATCAAGACGGCATAATCCACGGCCCACTTCGCATCCGTGTCGATGAAATCGAACGGGAATTCGCAGAACTTAGCCAACAGGCGGCGTTTGCTCGCAATGTGCTCAGGGTAGCAGGTACTGACGAACACGATATCACAGTGTTCGCTCAGGGCCTTGAGTTTCCCGGTCGCCCCCGGTAGGGGGATCAGGTTGTCATACAGGTCGGCCTGCATCCAGAAAGCATGCCCATCAACGCCATACTCAGCGAAGATCGGGTTTAGATCAAAGTGTCCCTCGTATACAGACGGAGGGACTGGGAAACCAGCGTGCGTTTTGAACCATTCAAAGTACGGCGTAAGGGTGTCGACAAAAGTCAGGTCGACGTCAACTGCCACGATAGGGCGGCGGTTCGTAAGCATCGCCAGGGCTTTATGTGACTTCAAAGCGCTGGTCAACGTGGTCATTCAAAACTCCGTTTCGATTTACGGACATAGAAAAGGGGCCGGGGCGCTAACCCTGGCCCCCGCTTATTTGACTTTCTTCAAGTCTTCTTCCCAGATCTGGGCGGGTGTGGTTTGCTGTAGTTCCTGGTAGGAATGATACAGTTTTTCCTTGGCCTTGACAAGCGACTCGAGCCTTTCTTTGGTCAGGCTGTAGATGTTCATCTCCAGCAGCTTCTCGGCTTGTTCGAGCGTGCAAGCCAGGGCATTGACCACATTGTCCAACATACCGGCTTTGTTGAGAGAGACCAGCGTAGAGGACGCCTCGTTCCAGTAGCGGATGAAGCGAATCTTGAGGTCAGCCGTCAGCCGGTCAGCCTCAAGGGCGTCCAGCATACTTTGCTTGCGCTCCGCATACTTCTCGTGGCGGTAGGCGACGAACTCTTCAACAACCTCTTCGACGTTCTGGTACGCCTTGAGCTGACCAACGGTATCCCAGAAGACCACGTTCTGTGTGTTGCGTTCAATTAAATTGAACGCCTTCAACAGATCTTCCTCGTCCAGCCGTGTTACCGCCATCGGCACCTTGACGGTGATGTTCCAGCCGGCTTCGTCGGATGAGTGGTTGGCGTACGACTTGACCCAGCAGCTGTTCGCATCGAACACCTTTTTGGTCAGACCGTTGAGGAAGTCGCGGTACTTCTTGCGATCCCATTTTGGTGGGACCTCAGAAATGCGCAGGGTCGTACGGTCAATGATCGTAATGACCCCACGAATTTCGATCTGGTCGTTCTCAAGGCGCTTGACAGTACCCTTGTAGCCGTTGAAGTGTGGGACCAGCTTCGTTACAACCGCGCCGTGCTCCATCACCTCCTTGACAGCCCTTCGAACGTCCTTGACAGAGTGCTGGAAGACCGAGGTGGCATAGCCTACCCCAATCCCGTCAGCACCGTTGATCAACGCCAGGGGCAGGCAGGGCAGGTAATGCACCGGCTCCACGTACTGCTCCTCCTGAAACAGCATTTGCAGTATCGGGGTGTCGTCCTTGGAGAACAGAAGATCGAAGTTTTCGCGGTGAACGCTGGCCTTGATATACCGGGCGGCCGAAGCCTTGCGGTCCAGGATCGTGCCATACTGACCCTTGCGCTGGATCAGTGGCATGTTGTTGGACCCAGGGAAGTCCTGACCCATGATCACCAGGGTGTCGCCCATGTTCTCTTCGCCGTGGGTATACGACGTCACTTCAGCGGCGTGGTTGGCCATACGGGCAACCGTGGTCTGTCCACCGTGGTGGAGGGCGCCAAACAGCGCCTTCCGTTGGGGGACTTTCAGGCCGTCCACCATCGAGGGGATCGTCCGCACGTTGGCATAGATCGAGAACTCTTTGAGGTCTTTGGCTGCGAAGTCTTTGAAGTTCATGCGTTTCCTTTACACTTCATGGAAATGTAGTGCTTCTTTGAACCACACTGGGAACAAGTCAGAGTTCCGGGTCAGCAGTTGTTCAAAAGATGAGTCAAGAATATAAGTGTCGGCCGAGTCATCAATACCCCGTACCGAACGGCCACAGGCCTGGACAATCCTCAAGATGGCTGTCCGAGCATAGCTGGAAGGATACCGCTCGCTGCGCAGCTTGACAAGTGGGTCGCCCAAATAGCCATACGGCACCTTGGCCAGAATCTGAAATCGGCTCAAGTCACCCTTGAGGTCGACGCCCTCTTCAATTGACGGCGAAAGGATCACGCGCCCCTTGTTGGTAACCAGGGCCTCCATGATGTCCTTGACCTTACCGCTGACCAACATGTTCTTCTTGTGGCGCGACTTGGCGTAGATGGCCTCGGCGAGCTTGTAGCTGACGGTGTGGACGATACCGTTTTGCCCGGCGTGCGAGTCGATGATGTTGTCAATGTGCTTGACCAATTCAGCGATCTTGAAGTCATCCTGGCCGCCGGTCATTTTGACCACAGGAACCACGTGTACCGGGCGGTTTTCCAGCGGGATCGGATTGTCGATCTGAATCTCTTTGTAGTCGCCCTCGGCGATACCCAACGAACGGGCATACTCCTTGGTGCCACAGATAGTCGCAGACATGTGGACGTGGTAGTCGCCCTTCCGGAACATCCCGAACTCGCTCACGTCAGCAGCGAACACTGGCTTGATGGTAACGCCCTGGCCGTTGACTTCGCGCTCTTGCAGGATCACACAGGAGGACTCGGTGTCGGTGAACAGCTTGGCCTTGTCTTCAATGCCCTGCAGCTCGCTGATCGCTTCATAAATCAGCTGGCCGGCGTCCGACCCGTTGGCCTTGGCGCGCTCAACCATTACCTTGAGGCGTTGGTGGGCTTCAGACATGGCCGACGACAGAGCCATCAGGGTATTGCGGAAGTGTCCCTGAACCTTGATCACAGTACCGACTTCATATTCAGCCAGGCTGTCAATGTAGTCCCGCGTCTTTTGAAGGATCTCAAGGTCGGCGAACATGTTCGAGATCGAATACATCTCGGCCTCGGTGATCTTGACCGTGGTGTGGTCGAGAAGGTGATCTTCCAGCTTGTGGCACTCGTCCAGGACGGTCAGGTCGCTGCGGGTGTCATCGGTGCAGATGATCTCTGTACAAGCCTCTATCATGAAGCTGTTGTTGGTCGACCGCAGCTGGGCTGACATGGTCCAACGCAACCGGCGCGTGATGTACGGACAGGCGTTCTTCGGGATACACTTCTTCTGCCCGACGGTGCTACGGCACTTTGGTGAATTGTACGGGCCGCAACCGATCGGACAGGAATAGTTCGTCTTACCCATCAGGTCGTAGATGTCAGCCTTCGGGGTGTGCTGGTACTGCATCTGCAGGTTTTTGGTGGCAGTGGAGATGCTGGTACGGAACTTGGGGTCGAAGGCGTGGATGACGTTGTGGATCGTGGTAGCGATCACGGACTTGCCGGTGCCGGTGGGGGCCTCAATGATTACGTGAGGGATCCCCTGAAAGATAGCCTGGCAGGCCAGGAAGATAGCTTCCTTTTGGCCTGGGTTGGCCACAGCGAACGGGAACAACATGTTGACCGCGTTAGCGATCTCCTCGTCCGTTGGAATTTCGACGTACTGGAGCATTCAAATGACCTGGGTTGGGGAGGGCAGGCACACCGGTTCAGGGATAGTCTGTTCAAGAGACCAGCCGTGGTATGCCGCGAAGGCGCCGTAGATGATGACGTCAATTGGGTCGCCCTTCTTGACATGCTCAATGAAGTGTTCATTGAACGTTTCTTGCCAGTCAGGGCTTGCCCACGAGCCCTGAAAGTTACGCTTCAACTCCGACACCAGGAGCTTGTGCTCCATCGCGGTGACTGTTTCGATGCATAGCCGGTTGATGTCGGCGACCAGGGTAGTGGATTTGGCACTGACAAGCAACCGCAAGGCTTCGGTGTAAGAGTTCGCCCAGCCGATCACTTCACCGTTCCAGCCGATAACGAAGGCCGAAGTGCCGGCCTCAGTCAGTTTGATCATTGAGACGATCTGTTCCGGGACGCCTTTGAGGCGGGCCGGGTCAAACGGGGCGAGCTGTTTCATTTCTTCGGTTTCTCAAGTTTGCGGTCCGACACGGTACGGTGGCGGACACCAGAAAATAGGTTGGCCAGTTTGATCAGCTGCTGCATTGGCATGTCGACCTTCCACGCAGGCACTGGCTTTTCTTTGTCGAGGTTGAACTGGCCCACGAAGCGGTGTGAGCCGTCGAGCACATAGTAGTCCTTCGAGTAGAAGAACGGAGGGAGCTTGTACCCCTTCCGCAACCGCTGCATGACTTCAAACACTTTGAGCTTGTTGACCTCGTTCTGGGTCAAGCGCAGCATCTTGGTTCGAACTTTCACGGGCGATACTTCAACCCCGTTTTGGTGAAGGTACTCAATGAACTCGTCGACCCGGTCGCTGTCGATCTGAGGCATTGAGCCACGGGTGTATCCCAGGTTCCCAACCGGAAGAATCAGGTTGTTGATCACGGTCAGGATGTCTTGGATTATGTGCACCGGGCGGCTCTCCTACATGGGTGGGGTTAGGCTGTTGGGGCTGTATTTACCGTCGCTTCAAAAGGAATCTGCGACAGGTAATCAATCAGGCGCTTGCGGTCTTCCGGGGTACGGAAAAGGATCGCCACCGACTTGCTGTCGTCCGCCATAGAGGCCAGTTCGAGTTCGCTGATGTGCTCACCTAACTTTTCCCCAGGGGCAAACCCACGGTCGCCGACGTGGAGCATGCGCAGGCATTCTTGCACTTTACCGTTAGTGCTCAGAGTTGCCATACCGAACGAGAGGATGAACTTGCCAGTTCCGAGTTCAACCGCCCTCATTGCGCGGCCACCGGGGTGGCTTTGACGATGTTCGGATACCAGCTGAAGAACGACCAGCGCAAGCCGTAGGACTTGATGGTGTAGGACTTGCCGGCCACCAAATCACCGTACATGTCCGAGCTGTTCCACTTGAACTCCAACCAGGTGTCGGTGTTCTTGTACACGCCTTTGTCGGTGAAGACCAGGTACTTGCAGGTCTTCTGAGCTTCACAGCGTTGCTCGGTCTTGTTGACCGTCACCGTTTGCTCGTTGCGGATGAAGTGGGGCCAGACCTGGGAAGCAACGACCAGGGCGAACGCGATGATCAGGGTTACGATAGATTTGCTCAAGGTGGTTACTCGGTCAGAAGTTGAAGGGCTGCGGAAGACGGGTAGACGTGGCCGCCGTCACAGGTGTCGTTGCCGTTGATGCTTTTCTCGCGCCGATTACCGGGCTTATGGCAGTGCGGGCAGTACCCCAGCGGGTTTTTGATGCGGTCGAGGTTCGAGAAGTTGGGGGCGGGTTCGCCGCGCAACTCAGCATTTTCGGTGCGAAGACGCTTGATTTCGTCGATGCTACCTTCAATCACGGGGTTACCGTACCAGATACCGGGCAATTCCTTTCTCCACGAGGTGAGCTTTTCAAGTATGTCCCGGGTATCGGGCTCTTTGGGCTCTTCGGTTTGATTCATGTTCAACTCCAAATGAATGTGACGGTTGAGGCCACGGCGTAAGCGAATAAAACGATAGGCCGGCCATACGTCATCAGGCAATGCATCAACAGCTCAAGAGGGTATAGCATCAACCCACGCCCCATCACAGTAATAGCCGAAGAAGCCGTTCACGCGGATCTGAAGGCTGCGGTTCGCATTGGCTCGAACGGTTCGCCCGGCGTACGGGCCGTTGGTCAAGTACACGACAGGGCGTTTACCCACGGACACTCTCATAGTGGAGACCTTGTGCGCATAATGATTTGAATTTGCTCGGTCAAGTGCTTCTCACAGTGCGCCTTGATTTTGAGCGCAAGTTCCATGCGAGAAGCAGGGGCCATGTTCACCTCAAACAACCGGCCCGCAGAGAACTTCAAAGAACTGGCCTCACCGCGATGTTTGAAGAGGGTGAATTGAACAGTGGCCTCGCGGCATTTGACTGTGCCAGTAACTTTGACACGCCATTTCTTTTCGTTTTGGCGGTCCTTATTCCAGCCCACGCCGATTGAACGGATTTCAATTTCCATAACAGGATCCATGATATGTTGGTCGACGCAGTATACTCAAGGCGTGCGGCCAGGCAAAGCACGGGGCGGCTCAAGGAGCCCTTATCGAATCTGTCTCTGCGTTTGGGCTTTAGGGTAGCGGGCGGGTGTTGATCTGTAAATCGATTTGGTGTTCGGGTAGCTCAAAGGATTCATGGGGCCGTAGCGGGGCGGCCCCTGACGAATTTATTACTTGAAGATCTTGAGGACACGGCTGAAGACGGCCTCGGCGATCTTTTTGCCGTTGGACTTGAGGGCGTCCAGGATAGGCCAGCTCGAGAAGCCAGCGACCATCAGGATTCCATCACGCGACTTCATGTCGTGGGGGATGAACTCACCCAGGACGTTACCGACGAAGAATGCCAGGAAGATCATGGTCAGGAACGACAGGAAGGAGAAGTCGCGTTCACCTTTCACGTGCTCGTACAGGTAACTGGCGATACCACCAATTGCCGACACGATGCCCACCGACAGGTAGCGCTGCGCCTTCTCGGAAAGTTCGAAAATCAAGGTTTCAGTGCTCACAGGGGGCTTCCTTTCGTCTGACGCAGATGTTGGAAGTCTCAGTGATGTACTTCAGAATGAAGATATCCCAAAGCGCAAACAACAGGAAGACTGCGACCATCATTCGGTTTATGACAACGCTGTCGAGGTATCGAGAGCCGTTGAACATGATGTCAAGCTGTAGGCCGATTGAAAACACGGCGGCCGTTGCGCTGGTGAGAATGATAGCCGCTTCCTTGCGCTTCGGGTTCACCTTGCACTTACAGAGGCTGATAATTCTGACACTTTTGGCCAGTACAAACAGCCACGCGATGATGGGGACGATTTGAATCGTTACCATGGGAGGGAACCTGAAGAAAGTTGGTGGGGTTGCTCTACGGATACTTAAAGGGCACGGGGAAGTTGGCCAGTGTAAGTAACCGAGACGTTCTATACTCAGAGGATTAGGCTGATGTCTACCCGCCAAACTTTCACCAATCTCGACTTTGATGGCATCATGGACTCGCTGAAGCGATTCTACCAGTCCCAAGATCAATTCAAAGATTATAACTTTGAAGGCGCCGGTATCACTCAGCTCCTTCGGCTGTTGAGCTACAACGCCAACAACCAGGCGTTCTCCAACAACATGCTCTTCAACGAGCTGCACTTGGACACCGCTGAACAACGCAACAACGTGGGCTCCAACTGTGCCATCTTGGCGTATACGCCCGGCTCTAAAAAGGCCTCCACCTTCGTGGTAGATGTGCTGGTAACGCCTCCAGACCCTCTCACGGCTCCCTCGGAGCTGGTAATGAAGCGCGACGCCCGGTTCATGGCAGTCCGCGACGGTACGCCGTACAGCTTCAGCCCAAACACCGAGTACTCTGCCGTGTTGGGTGATGACGGCAACTACCTCTTCAGCGACGTGAAACTGCTGCAGGGCACCTGGATCGTCAACTCGTATGACGTTCTCGGTAGCGCGATCGACGTATATGAAATCCCAAGTACCTCGATCGACATCGACACCCTGGATGTCAGTGTGATGGTCTCATCCACTATCGACACCCTGAACACCTACCGCCGCTATCGGACGCCGTATGACCTGGGCGCGCAGAATCAGCTCTACTATCTGTCCCTGGGCCGCAATGGCTACTACCAGATGGAATTTGGTGATGACCAGCTGTCGAAGAAGCTGTCCGATGGCAACGTCATCCTGGCTCGTTACCTAGTGACTGAAGGCGTGGCCGGTAACGGCATCAAGGGCATCACAGCGGCATCTTCTGTCGGCGGGTATAGCGTCGTAGCAGTTAGCGAGAAAAGCGCTCGAAGCGTCGGAGGGACGGACGAGGAGAGCATCGAGTCGATCAAGAAGATTGCCCCGATCAACTTCCGTTCCGGCGGGGCCGCTGTTGTTGATTCTGACTATGCGATCATCACCAAGCGCCTGTACCCTGAAGCCGATGACGTGATCAGCTGGGGCGGCGAAGAGAACGAGCCACGGCGCTACGGTTACACCTTTGTGGCAGTGAAGCCGCACAGCTCGGAAGTGTTGGATGACCTTCAGAAAGCTGACCTGGTCAAGCTACTGAAGAAGCACAACGTGGGGTCCATGACCCCGATCGCGGTTGACCCGACGTATTACTACCTGAACGTCAGCAGCACGATCAAGTACAACCCGAGCGCCACCAGTCTCGACGAAGCCTCCCTGAAGAAGAAAGTTGCCGACTACATCACAACCTTCTCCAAGAACAACCTGGAGCGCTTCGGGCGCAACTTCGACCTGTCGCAACTGACCGCGTTCATCAAGAACATCGATCGTTCCTTCAGTGGTAACGTGACCCAGGTCGAGTACGAGAAGCATGTCGTTCCTGAACTGAACTTCGCCGGCGCTTACAGCATCAACTTCAACAAAGATCTGAAGCCCAATAGCGTCATCATCACAGGTTTCGCAGTGTCTGATGCTGACATGGGGTACACCTACCGGATCATCGACGACGGCCTGGGTGTTCTGAAGCTAATGAAAACCAAGGGTACTGAGGTCAAATCGATGGGCAGCGCGGGCTCAGTAAACTACCTGACTGGCGTTGTCAACCTCGTGAAGTTCCGGCCCAACAAGCTGATCGGAGATTTCGTGGTTGTCAAGGCCACCAGCTCTGGTTACGACCAGAACATCAACGCCTTGCGCAGCGACATCATCGAAGTCAACACGGTGTCCATCAACCTGGTATCGAGCAATGCCTAACCAATCCCTCCGGATCGAGTCGCAACTCCCGTCCCACTTCAGAGAACACTACCCGGATTTCGTGGCGTTCCTGAAGGGGTACTACGAGTGGCTCCATCGCACTGACAACGTTACCCCCGGCGAGCTGGAAATGTTGAAGTCTGACACCAGCTGGCAGAAGATCGACATCGATGGGTTCATCCGGACTGGTGAAGAGTCTCTCGCGGGCCAAAGCCCGCTGATTGACAAGATCAGGGAGACGCCGCCGGGTACTGAGGCCGACCGCCTGGCTGATGACTACCGCATGGAGCGTCGCTTCGAAGAGTTCGAAACCGCTGATGGCGAGTCGTTCTCCGACCACAGCGACCGCCCTATGGAGTCGACTCGGGTCAACGAGAAGCACATGAACGAGTGGTTCAGCTCGTTCAACTTCGCGAAGACTGCAGACAATCTCATCGAGAACTACAGCCACCTCCTGACCGCGTCATACGACCCGTTCAATACCTCGGACAGTGAAAACGTGGTGGTGTTCAACAGTGAAAATCCGAAACGTTATCGAACACTAGATAACATCAGGCTTTTGAAGCTTTTGAACCACATCTACGCCATCCGAGGTACTGAAAAGGCCGCTGAGCTGTTCTTCAACATCTTCTTCGGTGAAACGATCGAGACCTACAACCCAAAGGTCGACATCATGGTTGCCGACGACTGTATGGTTCTGGACAGCGCCAAGCGCTTGCGGGACGACGAGGTGTTCAACGAGTTCACCTACGTGATCCTCACGAACCGCGACCCCGCTGAATACGATTTCTTCTTCAGGACTATTTTCCTGACCAATTTCCACCCAGCTGGGTTCAAAGTGCATCTCCAGAAGAATGCTGAGGTAAACAATGTCTGACTTTCTGTCCAAGTATAATGGTGAGGAGATCGACGAGCGGCTTGAGCGGGTAGACTACCTGATCCCCAAGAGCGCCATCACCCAATCGTTCGAAACCAACCTTGAAGACCACGTACCGTCCTCGGCCATGTCTCACGAACTGAAGCGCCTGGTCGACATCCTGTACGAACGCTTCGTCAATAACGACATGGCCCAGTCGATCGAGGGCGAAAAGAACTTCCTCGCCCCGGCGCTGTTCAGTTCTGGGTTGACCGTCCCGAGTGGCCAGGAGGTTACGATTGCGACGGACCCAGTTGGCGGGCGCGGGGCGGTGGCCAAGGAGTACATGGACAAGCGCGCCGTAGACACCAACGTCGCCGGCAAGGGCCTTCGATTTGTTGCGGGTTCCCCCAACAGCATCGAAGTTGAACTGGACTTCATCCCCGGTCTGAAATTAACCACGAACGACGCGAACGCGAAGCTGCGTGTCGACATCACAGGTACACCGGAGGCGGGTACAGCGGCCCAAGAGGATGAGCTGCTGTTCCACAGTGTGACCGACGGGTTGCTCAGGAAGATCAAGAAGTCTGCATTCTTGGGTGGACTCACCAAGAGTCTGAGGATTCGCGGTACATGGGACCCAAGCACCAACGCGGTTGCCGGTGATGCGCTCAATGCCACCCTGGCGAAAGCTGTCGCGCCAGTAACGCCGACTGGTGACAGCCCGGATGGTTCTCAGTATGTGGTGTCTGCTGACGGGTCTGCTGACATCGTCGGTGATGGAACAACTGAGCTGTTCAGGCAGGGAGACTCGGTTGTTTGGTCTGGTAGTGCATGGCTTCTGCTCCGCGACCAGTCCAAGGTCGTTTCGTTTGCCGGGGCCCAGGGTTCGTATCGCCAGGGCATGGTCGTTGCCGCCTACGGTGACTACAGGTCCTCGATGGTCACGTACGACCGCCTGAACGCGAACAAGAAAGACATCCAGGCTTCTACAGTTGACACCGAAACTGCGATCTCGGACCTGGATGACAAGAAGTTACCGCGCCTGAACCCGGTAATCCTGGGATCGGCTACGTTCCAGGACGGCAGTACCGGTGCCCTCTCATACAATTTCAGCGACGCAACCACAGGCGCGTACGCCCTGGCCGGTGAAGTGGTTCATCAGGTCTCCGGTCAAGAGGTGTTCTCGGTCAAGTCCACAGGCCTCTTCACCAAGGCGGGGAAATACATCTCCCTGAACTCACTGGGTTACCTGACTGACTACCTGGACGGCGCAACCCGCCACGTCCTGCTCAGTGCAACCAACGAAGCACGGGTGCGTGGTTCGACAGTTCGTATCCGCGGAACGAACGATGTTGACATAATCGCTGCTGACCCGACCCTGGTGGCAATCAGGCCGGGCGGTGTTGATGTTCTGCGGGTCACACCCACGGCGATCTCCGCCAAGAAGCAATTGGTGTTGGAGCAGGGCACAGCAGCTCTCCCGATTCTGAACTTCAATGGATACCCGGCTGACGGTATGTTCAACATTGGCACCGGTATTGGTTTCAGTGTTACTGGGGTTGAGAAGGTCAGAATTCAGAGCACTTCTGTATTGATGGCAGTGCCGGTGGCCATGGGCACAAGCGCCGGTACTGCCAAGCAGATCAACTGGTTGGCTGATCCGGTTGCGGACAACGACGCTGTCAACCTGAAGACTTTGAACGCCAAGGTCGCTTCGTTGTACGCAGCCAACGTCTTTCTGACCAACATCACGACGAGTACGGCCATTACCAGCATAGACAAAACTGTCTATCAGGGCGGTAAGTTCATCATCAGCTGCGTTGCGACAGCCGGCGGGCCTCGTCAGGTGGTAGAGGTGCTTCTGGCTCATGACGGCGCGGCCGAAGTCTATGTAACTGAGTATGGGCAAGTCGGCCCTGACCTCATGACCCTCTCGTACTCTGTCAGCGGCAACAACGTGATCCTGAACGTGTTACCGAACACCGGCTCATGTTCCTTCTCACTCAAGACCGTAGCCCTCCTGTGAGGGCTACACCCCAATCATACCTGGAAAGGGAAAGGTAGATGGCTGTCAATAAAGTTCCATTCAAAGTAAAGCATGGGCTGTGGTCCATGGAAGATTCGACGTTTGCCAAGGGTGTCACGGTAAACGGCAAGCTCACCATGGTGGGCACCCTGGTTCTCACCTCTGGTAACACCGCTGCCCGTGACCCGGCGCCCGTCGACGGTATCCTCCGGGCTAACACCGAAACTGGGAAGTTTGAAGGTTACATCGCCGGCGGCTGGGTAACCCTGGGTATCGGCAGCATCAACGGCACCCTGGTGACGTATGAGTTCGTGGCCAGCGCTGGCCAGACGACCTTCAGCGGCGTTGACATTCACGGCGTGAACCTGGGGTATGTTCCAACAGCGACGATTATCTCCGTCAACGGCGTGGCTCTCTCCCAGGGCACTGATGTAACCGCCTCCACTGGCACGAGCGTTGTCGTTGGTGTTGGTCTACAGGCCGGTGACATCCTTCAGGTTATTGCCTTCGATACGTTCAACATCGCAAACGTCTACACCAAAGCGGAAGCAGACGCCAAGATCCTGGCCTCAGCTGTACCGATGTTCCACGTTGAATGGTGGCCTGGTTTGCGGGCCGCGATTCCGGCCGGTCGAGTACCGGCCGACGGCCAAACCGTTTCTCGGGCCACCTACCCTGATGCGACGACGGCCATTCTCGGCGGCCAAATGCCTGTCGTCACTGAAGCCAACTGGACCGCTGACCCAACACAGCGCGGTTCTTTCACGGTAGGTGATGGTTCTACTACGTTCCGCATGCCAGATTACAACGGTAAAGCGGCTGGTAGCTTGGGCGCTGTGTTCATGCGGGGTGATGGTACGTTGTCGGCGGCCATTGCGGGTGTGATTCAATCGTCTAGCAACCTCGACCACGGCCATACAATCAATGACCCAGGTCACTTCCACTCAATGGGTGTGACAACAGGCACCGCGTATACAGCTGGTGGCGTGTTCAGCGCTATTGCTGGTTCAACCAACACAGGCAGCAAGACCACAGGCATCACGATCAACAATTCCGGTGGTTCTGAATCCCGACCGATCAGTGCCACCGGTTGCTGGGTGATCAAACTGTTCGGTGCAGTAGTCAATCCTGGCTCGGCCAACGCCGCCCAGCTGGCAACGGATTACGCTGTTCTGAACGCCGCTTTTCAGACTCTGAACGGCCAGGTCGATTTTACCATCGTTTACCCTAACGGCGGTACTCAGGCTTCCCCTGCCAACATTGGTGTCAATAGCCGGTATGTGATTTCGAACCCGTTCCCTGGCTATCATGTCATGTGCCAATTGGAAGTTCTATATGGTGGGGTGTGGGGTAACCCAGGGTTTCAACTTTCGTCTCCATCCTCGTATGGCGCGGCGGCAAACCAGCTCAACGGGGGTAGTATTGTCGTCCAAACAGGGGTTACGGCCATCAAGGTAGATAGTTCCAGCATGGGGGACCCATTTGGGACGACAGGGACTGTTACTTCTCTACCATCACGAGTCAAAGTTTGGAAGTCTAAAGGAGCAGTGTAATGGCAGTTTTCGCTAAAGTAGGACAATCCCTCCAACAGTACGATGGTGTCTGCCCTGAAGGCTGGATCACCATGAAAACGGAGCGCACAGACCCGACGTTTGTTGCCCTGGCTACCGGTAAGTGGGGGCTGCCTGACGCTACTGAAAAGGAATATGAGGTGGCCGTTCAGAACCACCTCGACTCAGCGGCCAAGCTCTATGGCTACGACAACATCATCAACGCGGTCACGTATGCTGAAGAACCAGCAGTGACTAAGTTTCAGAAAGACGGTAAGGCGTTCCGAGCCTGGCGCTCGCTGGTTTGGGATTACTGCTACACCCAGCTGGCTGCAGTTGAAGCCGGCAACCGCACCCAACCAACCGTCAAACAGTTTCTGTTCGAATTACCGGCCCTTGGGCTTCAGGGTCCGACCGTAACTGAAACCCCGAGCTAAAGGCATCGAATAACCCGCCCCCTTGGAGCGGGTTCCCGGCAACGAACACAAAGGGTTCAACAATGACAAGGGCAGCACGTTTATCCGGCCTGGGCAAAGAGTTTGATGCTCTAGTTGCGGCCACCAGTAGCACCATGGTTCACTACTCGTACAACGCGACGGCGGGGCAGACTTCGTTCAGCGGGGCTGACGTCAATGGCGTGAGCCTGGCCTACACTGTAGGATCAACCATCGTCGCGCTCAACGGGTTCATCCTCCAGAAAACGGTTGATTATGCGGCCACAACCGGGACGTCTGTGGTGTTGGTCGAAGGGGCAGCGCTCGGGGACTTGGTGCAAGTGGTTGCATTCGGGTCGTTCTTAGTGGCCAACTGCTATACCAAGTCGGAATCCGACGCCAAGGTATTGGGGACTGTATCACAGGTCGGGGGTGTGCCCACTGGCGCCATTATCGAAACAGGCACCAACGCCAATGGTAGTTGGACCAAGTGGGCTGACGGCACTATGATGTGCAGTCGTAGAGTCGCCGTAACTCGGGCACTAACTGGGTCAACAGGATCCTTATTCACTACAGTGGCCCTTGAGGCAGCTTTAAGTTGGGCACAGCCATTTACGGCTGTGCCCAACGAAATAGTTTTTTCTAGCGGTAACGGCACACAGGCCACTTGGTGGTCAACCATCTCTTCCGCCACAGCATCCCTGACACCAACAGGCGTGCTCATGTCAGCGGTTTCACAAGCCTCTGCCAACTACACCATAACGTACACGGCATGGGGCCGCTGGTTCTAATCAATAACCGCCCTGAAAAGGGCGGCTTCCGGGAATCTGAAAATGGGTAGCATCCAAAGGGCTTCGGCCAAATTACGTGGTATGGGCAAAGGGTTCATCGAGGGTTTACGCCTGGTATACGTCTCAGCCAACGCCCTTACGGTACAGGCAGGCAGTGCCTACGTTCCGTCACTGAATAAAGCTGTAGAACTCGGCACTGACAAAGCGCTTACCGGTTTGTCATTAACGGCGGCAACTTTTTATCACTTCTACCTGTATGAAAATGCCGGTGTCGGTGATATTGAGATGTCCACGACCGCGCCGGTACGGGTGTCAGGTTCTGCGTTTCAGAAGACTGGCGATAGCTCGCGCCGGTACATCGGCAGCGCGCTGGCCGGGGCCTCCAACACCCTGCAAAAGTTCATCCACTACCCGTCAACTGGGCAGATGTACTACCTGGTGGCCAACGCAGGCGTAGCACCTTTCATCGTACTTGCGGGCGGTACAACCACCACCACTTACGATATCGACCCCGCCGCCGCCATCCCAGTTACTGCGCATACGGCTTGTACCAGCGTCTCCGCCGGCTCCGCCGCCGTAGTATTCGGTAACGTTGATCAAGTCAACGCGCTGGCCGGACCTAATTGGCTGTCCAGCGTTAGCGCCAGTGTCATCGCTAAATTGGATATTCCTATCGGTTCCAACGGTAGATTTCAGGCCAAAAACACGGCGACTTCAACAGGCGGTGTTACCGTCTACATCTTGGGGTACTTCTTCGAGCGTTGATCTATATCAACCACTCTGGGTAACAGGCAATAAAAAAGGGGAATGGCGCAAGCCATTCCCCTTTTTTGGTTTTACGCCAGAGCGATGGCTCTGAAGTCTGACAGCTTAGGAACGTTGGTCGGGTCATCACCCAACAGAACGATCTTCACTTTGAAGCCGCTGAATGAGCCGACCCCAGTCAGGTTGTACGTGTACTCCATGAACCGGATATCGTCGTTCACAATCCCAGCCGAAGGTGCAAGCTCCACCCAAGTACCACTGGCCGCGCTGCTGCCGGTGCTGATCAACTTGTAGTAGAACTTCATGGTGGTCGCGCCCGGTAACAACGCACCGACATACATCTTGGCGGTGGTGCTTGGGGTATCGAACTTCACATCCTTGGTGACGTACCGGCAAAGCGGGTTGGACACGTCGGTGTTGATTCGAGGCTGTACCAGGGCGGCGGTGAAGCCGTCAAGGTCGATCACTGGGCTCAGGTTATCGCGGGTGGTCTTCAGCGTTGCAGTCATCTGAAGGTCACCACCAACCTGAATCACTGACTCTGCGTCCATGCCATGGTTTTCGCCCGGTGTAAACGAGAACGGCGATGAAAGCCCCCGGTTGCTTTGGTTCTTGGCGACCACCTTCCACTCAACCGAAGTGCCGTCCAGGATCAACTGGTTCACGTTGGCGTAGAGCAAGCTGAAAGGGTAGGACGAGAGCACCTCTACGGCATCCCCTCCGATGTTCCCCGTCGCGGTCGCTAGAGTGCCAAGGTTAATGGTGACATCATCCCCAGAGACGCTCTCAACCACCTGAGACTTGTTCAGGAGGGCCGAGCTGAAGCCGTTACCGCCGACTGCACCGCGAATGATGCAAGTATCACCAGCTTTCAAACCGTGTGTAGCCTGGGACAACACGATGCGGCTGTTTCCCGAAACAGTCACTATCGGGTTAAACCCTTTGGCCGGGCGGTAAACAGGAGCCGTGTTATTGAAGGTCACCACCGTGTCGTCAGTATTAAACAGCGCCCGGTAGAAGGTGAACTTCATATCCTGGTTCTGGTTGGCGGTCCAAGTGGTGCCGTTCTGAGACACGAAGAACGATCCCAGGTTTGGTTGTGCCGAAACTGAGCGGGTAGTACCCAACACGGTTTCACCCATCTGACAGATCCAAGCGTTGTACTCCTGGGTGTCCGCCATCAGAACGATAGAATACTCGCGCCCAGGTTCCAAGTAAACCAAATCATCAAACGTCACTCGGGTTGGCGTCATCCCGTTAGCGCTGACGGCGACCTGAGAAGGCAGTAACACCTTACGACCGAACGGCAGGGCATCGCCGCCTGGGTAACCGTTTTCCGCAGTCCGCAGTTCCACGATCAGGGGAATCGTGCTCGACTTCGTGGCCATGAAGATATCAACCGCCGCGAGGTACTCGCCGCCGGTAGACGTGACCCAGAAAGTCTGAGCGATTGGATCCTTCTGGTACACCGTGGTCAGAGACGAAGATTCAGTAAACGACAGGATGCGGGTGGAAGTAACGGTCTGCTGCCGATAATCGATCGAACCACCAGATGCGTGCGTGGTCTGAGCAAATGTGGTCAGCAGATTAGGGTTGCGAGAATCATCCGCCTGGTCTGTAAGGCGAAACACGTTGGTTCCTGTCCGGAAGTTGTTCGCTGAAGTGTTTGGTACCGAGAACACCCCATTGATTGCGCCGGAGCCGTCAGTGACCAGGGCTTGGCCGTTAGCACCACCGGCCGGTCGACAGAAGGCCGAAACAGGTTTGTCCTCGAAGAACGGGTACACTCGGGTGAACGGGCGCAGGCACGTACCAGAAAACGCGATACCGATAGCCCGCATGAATGTGTAGACCACATTCTGTATGAAGTTGTCCGCGATACTCACCGAAGTGGATTCGGAAAACGTGGTCACTGTAGTCAGGGTGTTCAGGTCCCGATTCTTCCAGCTCGACCGCCATTGGTTGACCACTGTGCCCTGTACGGCCGCGCCCCGGTTGTCGACCGTTTGGTTGACCATGACCGGCGGCAAGTACCAGACGTCCCTCCAGAAGTCCGACGCTGGGTTCAGACTCACGTAACCGTTCCATGTGAACACTGCAAACGGGTTAACGTTGATCATGCGGGTCGCGTACGGCTGTTCGATGGTCTTCTTGAGCGTGTAAGACTTGCTCACAAGGCCCAGGCCCTTCGCATGGTTGGCCCCGGACCCGAATTCCATATCGCCAGGGAACTGGCTGAATGCCGGTTGGCCTACGGTTGCGTCGAGGTCAAGGGCAAACATGAACTCTTCGCTGTCGAGGTCGCACAGGCGGAAGTCGCTGAAACCGTCAGTCGCGAAACCGTTTTTGAATCGGTCATTACCGGTTACCGGGTCAATGATCTGGGTCTTGTTGACCTTCGATTCGATGGCGCTCAGAGTGGTGTAGTACTCGAGGTTTTCGATCCGACGTTCCAGCTTGCCGATGTCGCGCATGGTGTAGCGCTTGTTGTCGATCAAGCGGACGATGACGTTGAGCGGGTCGAAGGTGTAAGCTGAGATAGTCAGCTCAGCAATCTTCATCGAGTCCGTTGGCACTTCCGGGTATACTGGTTCATCACCAGGAACGCCTTTGACAACGCCAAAAGTGCCATCAGAAGACACATATACACTATCGCGCCGAGGAAGATAGTACTCAACATCAACACGCACAGTATCGCTAGGGCGAATAACGTCACCAGCGAAAGTAACCGAAGTGATTTCACCAGAAGCATCGTAGAGAGCCCGGAAGTCCAAGCAATCGCTGAGTTCATAAGCTGCCCCAGAAGACGAGATGTAAGTCGGGATGTCCTGATAATTCACGTTCGAGTACGAGTCGACGCTGAAGAAGTCGCCAAGGCTGTGTTCGAAGTATTCGTAGGTGACCTGGAAAACGCCGGTGACCGCGCCGCTTTTGCTGCGCAACTCACAGACCCGGTAACCGTTATCAGTCTGACCATTGAAGAAGTTGTAGCTGTTGGTCACTACTTCGCCGGTGGCGTCGTTGATAACCGAGTTCAGTTTGAACCCATCACACTTCGTCAGAGCCTTGAACGTTTCGGCTGTGAATGTGACGACGTCGACCTTGACGGTCTTGGTCTTGGTCTTCTCCAGTGGTTGTTGCTTGATAACCACCACGTTCGCCACGAAGGTCTTGCTCGCGTTACCCACACCGGCGTTGATGGTGATCGAACGTCCTACGGGGCTGCCACTGAGTACAAACAGACCCTCGGCCCAAGCTACTGCGCCGCCTGTGTTAGCCGCCCCGGTAGCGGAGAGGAGGTACTCGACCTGGTTAGGCGTCGAGAAGGTTTCGTTGGACGACAGAGAAACCGTTGCAACGCCAGATGCGTTGGTGGTCACCGTGTATTGACGGGTCACCGCGTAGGTGGTGTCAGATGCACCGGCCCGCTTCAGGGACTTGGTCGCCGGGTAAGGCAACGGGAACAGCATGGTGTTCTGGTTGCTACCGTACATGGAAGCACTGGAAACAGTTGCACCGAACAGGCTGGAAGCATCGGTATAACGCAGACCCTGTACTTGGCTAAACGTCTTACCGCTGTTCATCTTGATGTCGGTCAGGAACACCTTGATGGAACCGGCGGCCACGAACTGGATGGCGCGAACGCGGGCGGTGCCGATGATGGAACCGGCGGTGTTGCCGGCTACGATCGGGGCATCATGCAGGCTGATCTTCTTCCGGATGTCGGTCGGAGGCAAGCTGTGAATGCCGGTGATGATCAGGTAGTTCTGGTAGATCGCCGAGCTCACGGCGTTGTTCACAAAATTGGTGTCGCGGGCCTTCTCAACAGGGACGTAATCAGTCGCGATGTTCTGAACCCGGTAGCCCTTGACATACGAGATGCTCGGCTTGACACCGAACACGAATTTCGACTCGTCGCCGCCCTTGTCATCAGAGAACACGCCATCCGGATGGGTGGAGTCCTTGATGTGCTCACGCAGCACGAAATCGTATTGGCCCAGGCTGTAGTCACCAGACTCTTCGTAAGTGCGCTGAGCCAGGGTTTTCATCAGCTGAGCGTATTCGGTGTCAACCACCAGCTCCTTGGTCTCACCGTCTTCGACCCGAGCGAGCTCGATGAAATTGTCGTCGACAGCCGAATCCGTGGACACGGTCGCCAGCTTCAGTTCGATCTTCAGGCGATGAGCGCCCGGCGCTTTGAAGTTGGGAGTACCCTGGGCGTTCGACAGCAGGCTGTCGTCGTCGTCTTCGGTGACGATACTTTCGACAACATTGAAGCCGATACGATTGGACGAGTCCTGGGTGTACTTCGACACCACCACGTCTTGGGCTGCGTTCTGAACCATGAAGCCGCGCACGAAGTAAACGCCGGCCGCTACCTGAGCCCAGGTGCCGAAGCCTACTGCATCCGAACGAGCGTTCGCGATGTTCTGGTTGACGCTGTCCACGGTGATAGAGAACTTCAGACTTTCCCCGACCGAGAACTTCTTGGTCATGTTGTCCGAGCCGGAGTTGGTGTACTCCACGAAGATCGACGGTGGGTCTTCGCCTTCGGCTGGGATAACCTTCTTGACTTTGGCAGTCAGGCCGCTTACGACAGAGGACACGACCATGTCGGTGCGGTCAACGATGTCGTCATACACCGAGCCAGAGATAAACGTCAGTTTGACGTAGTCCTGCTGGCTGCTGATGCGAATACCACCAGGGATGACCATAGCCCCCTCGGTGAACAGATGCCGGCCCAGGCGGTTAACCTGTTCCTGCAGAATGGTTTGAGCCTGTGTCAGCTCACGCGCTTGGACCGACTTCGGGCGGAACAGGACTCGCAAGAATCCCTTGTCCGCGTCAAAATCATCGTAGTAGGGCGCGTTACTTGTGTCGATATCGGACATACTGAATTCCTGTGGTGTGGATACCCATACTGTGAATAATTAGGTGCGAGCTAGTTTCGCTCAACTAGAACCATTCAGGCAAAGAAAAAGGGAGTCAGCTTGCGCTGGCTCCCTTTTGTTTCTTCGAGGTCTCACCCAGCGTAGCCCCTGATGGCCACCTGGGTTCCTCCACCAACCATAGCCGTCAGGGGCGGTTGGCTTTGCGCCCGAAGGATCAACGAGTGACGTTAGACGCCAGGTTGATGTAACGCATCACTACATCGTATTCTGAAAAACTGTCAAGAGACGTCATGTCGAGGGCGATGGCACCCACTTCTTTCGGCCAGGCGTTCTGGAGAACGTAGGTCTTGATGACATTGTCGGTAGGGCCGAGCATCTCGAGCGTGACGTCGCGCATGTAGTCATCAGGATCGATGACACCGGCGGTGTTGGACTCGGAACCGTTGATCATTTCAGACCAGGATTCCCAGGCGTTCCGCACGTCGTAGTCGTTGGTGTTGATGAAGCTGAGCGTAAACTCAGGGAAGGTACGGTCGCCCGGCAACGGGATCTCACGACCACCCCAGTTGATGACGATCTCACCAAGGATGCTCTGGGGCACCGAGGTAGACTTGGCCAGGAGCGACGCAGTACGGGTGGTGTCATTGTCCCCGACGGTAGGCGGGAAGTTGACGGTTACCCGGTACTTGTACTGGCGGTGAACGCCAGACGAGATACTCGCCAAGAAATCAGCGATGTTAGGCATGGATATTCTCCTGAATGGGTGTTGGGCCGAGTTTCCCCGGCCCGGTTAATCAGATGCCTTCCACTTCTTCGAAGCTGACGGACTGGCCGACGCTGACGAAGTTCAGGTAGATGTTCCGAATGGAGAGGGTTGGCTTCACGTAGAACGCGCAGTTCATCTCTTTCCGGTCGACCGCATCGCCTGGGTTGTTCGACTCGTCGCAGATGATGCGGAAGTCGGTGATGCCCCGGCGACCCTGGACAGTTCGGAACAGCGGGTTGGCCGCCGCGAGGAACTGTTTGCGGGTGAACGCATCGTTGATGCCGAACAGGTAAAACTTCGCCATGTTCGCCATGGTCTTCTCGAGGAAGATGAACAGCTTCCGGACGTTGATGGCGTCGAAAGAGCTCGGGCGAGTGATCGAAGTTTTGTCACCGAACAACACGATGCCGTTACCGAGATCGTTGATGACCGGGTTAACCTGATTCTTGAACAGCTCATCGCGCTGCGTTTTCTCAGGTGACCATGCCAGGCGGATGTAGTTCTTGTAACGGCCGTAGGTGTAGCCGGCCGGGCTGAACCACGCTTCGCCCAGGATGGTAGTCCGGGCCGACAGGCCAGCAGTGCCACCGCAGCAAGGAATCCAGCGGTTGACATCGTTGTACTTGTCGTAGATGAGTGCCCAGTTGCAGTCCATCACACCGTAGGAGGTGTTCGGGTTGAACTCGTTCAGACGCCATTCGACGACTGCAGCGACTTCGTTCTGGCGGTTGTTCACCACCGCTTCCATCGGAGGGGAAGCCCAGCCAATGCAGTCACGACGGGATTCAGCGGTGTCGAACGCGACCTTCTGTTCCTGAACGCTTACCGCGCCGGCGATGATGTTGTCCACCGAGAGACGTTCGCTGTTCAGCAACTCGTTGAAGCCGCTGGTCAGGTTCACGTTCACGTTGTCATCGACGCCGCCGAGGAAGGCCACGCTGCGAGTGCTCAGAAGAACACTGCCATCACCAACACGTACATAGCGAGAGCTACGGTTGATGCTGTCCACGAAGTAAGCACTGGTGCCGTTCGCGTGCTTCGAACCCTTGGTGGCGTTCATCAGCTCGTATTTCTCGAGCACCGAGCCCAGGCGACCAGTCTGACGGACGTTGACAGTACCGATCAGACCCGAAGAGGCGAAACCGGTCAGGGCAACCTTGCGGCCTTTCGTCTTGCGCAGGTACACGACAGTGGAACCCGCAGCGGTCGCGCTAGCCACATCAGGGGATGTGGTGATAGCAGACGCGATTTTGGTCGCGGCTTGGCCAGGGGTGTCGCCGTCGGCCAGTTGCACGACAATACCGAATACAGTCACCGGAGTGGCGGTATTGGCAGGAGTCGTGATGGTCGGCTCGATAACCAGGCCACCAGCATTAAACTCCACGATCGGCACGAGAGAAGCAGCTGGAGAGCGCTTCGCCATGACGTTAGTGCCTTGGACGGTAACTTCCTTGACAGCCGGGTCAGCGGTCAGGGCGGTAGCGATGGCGGCCACGACTTCGGCGGCGGTGAAGCCATCGGTCAGGGTCACGTTGGTACCACCCAGGGCGATCACGCTGGTGTTGTTGCCCTGCTGAATCACGCTATGCGTCTTGGTGATGCCGTTTTCCACGCCGTTAGGCACAGGCGACTGGTCAGTGTTCGCGGCGTAGGTGACAACCAGGGTTGCACCAGTACGAACAACACCCGCGAATGCTGGCAGGCTGTTCAGCAGAGTTTCAGCCTTACCGGCTACAACCGAAGCATCTTCACCGACGTTCACAGTAACAGCTTGACCGAGGATGGTCACAGTGGTGCCAGTGGTCGCGCCTGCCAGCTGCACCTGAATGATCTCAGGTTTACCGGAAGCGATTGGGGCCGCAGCAGTCACCGCCAGGGTGAAAGCTTCGTAGGTGCCACCAACGACTTTACCGCTCAGGTTCAGGCCTTCGGTTTGCTGAGCCGCACCTTCGCCGGTAAACGCGCCGGTGGTGTCGATCACAGCGATGTGGTATTCACCTACCTGTGGGGTGTAGTTGAACGAACCACGGAATTCCCAGGCGGCGTATTCATCTTTACCGCAGATTTCGACCGACAGGCCGTTGCCCAGGGCGCCCGGGAAGCGAGCGTAGAAGTCGTAGCCAGGCAGCTGAGTGGTCTCAGCGTCATCGTCGTTTTCGACTTTGACAGGTTCTTGGCCTTCCGGTACGGCGTTGCGGGCCGCTGGGCCGAGGCAACGAATCACTTGGGCTTTCGAGCTGTACGACAGGTAGTCGGCCAACACGAAGAAGCTCAGGTAGGTCTCGTCATTCGGCTTGTAGAAGACGTCGACCAGATTGCGTTCGCCGCCGGTGATGAGGGTCGGTACGTTTGCTGGACCCCACAGGAAGACGCCGGGCATACCGCCGATCACGTCTACCTGTGGGTCCGCGTATACCGATGCGTCGCGTTCGGTGAACTCGACGGAAGGTGATACGGAAAATGCCATTGAGATGGTCCTCGTTGTTCACGCAGATTGATAGCAGTGTCGGATACTTAGGCGCGGGCTTCAGTTCTGAAAGAATTCATCGAGGGAACCACCTTCGTGGATCCTGATCCCCATGTATTCTCTGTATTCCGATTCGTTGTCTTCAGCCGCATCGACGATGAACCCGAATGGAAGAAGCTCTTCATCCATTACCGACACCACGGTGTCATACAGGTTGGTCACGATGTTGCTGTTGGAATAGTCCATGAAGAATGTCTGTTTCACCAACCACGAAAACAGGACCAAGGTCATGACGCAATCGTCGTGGCAATCGTCGTCGGCCTCGTAGCTGTTGTTCTTCTCGATGAATGTCCCCAGTTCCTGGAGCATGTCTTCGTCGTGAAGGACCAGCTTGTCCATTTCCACGAGGGTCTTGAGGTTGGAACAGCCAACGTTCTTGACCTTCCGGGTCGTCTTGACCCCAGGCTTGGCGCCGTACCCGCCGATCTTCAGTTCACGGCCCTTGCGGTCAGTCGTGCACCCCAGTGTTCCCTCGTATTCGAGTTCGTACTTCAGGATGTATGTGACCTGGCCACCGACGTCATTGTTGGACTCGACAAGGACCGGGCAACCGCCATACTGCTTACACATGCTGACAATCGTGTATGGAAACAGCAGCGGGCTGATCTTGTTGTTCTTGTACTTGGCCACGACCTGATATGGGATTTCTTCCACATCGATGATTGTGAGTACTGAACTGTCCTGCTCGACGCCTTCGGCGCAGTCAGCGATGGCGATGTACTTACGGTTTTCCCGAGCCTCAGAATAGATCTTGGTGTGACCGTCTTTCGACTCTTTCAGGGGGTTCGAGAACTGTAATCTCTGAAGAACTTCAGGGTTGATCAGCGTGCCGCTGGAACCGATGAACTCACAACAGAATTCCTGGAGCCACTGAGCCATGCCGCCAATGTTGGCCAGCGTGGTCGCCTTCCACTTCTCACCCCGACCCGGTACGTCGCTCCAGATCGATTTGATGGTGGCGTAATCGTTGAGCTTTTTCTCGCCCTGGGTATAGAGGTGATAGAACATCCCCCTCGCACCCTTCGGTGTGGTGGTCATAACCACCCGTGAGTTTTCACCAGCCGAAATTACCGGGTAGGTGGACTCATAGAATTCCATGTCATTGGCGATGTGTGCCGCTTCGTCGATATAGAGGAAGGACACGGACCGGCCCCGGATGGAGCTGGCCGATGTAGCAGCAGAGAAGATCCGGGTGCCATTACCGAGCTCCATGGATCGTTTGTTCCAGATGCGCACACCTGGCTGCATAAAGAACGGAAGGTTTTCGATCACCAATTGGATACGGCTAACGATTTCCTGAGCCTGGTCACCCTTGTTCGCGAGGATGGCCATGTCCTGGTTTTCGTTGAAGATGCCGAACCAGGCAATCACCGCGCCTACTGTCGTGGTCTTACCTTGCTGACGCCCGAACAGCGCGGCAACGAACCGACATTCGACCATCATCTTGATCAGTTCGATCTGGTACGGGTAAGGTTCAAAGTTCTGAATCTTACCGTCCGTGGTCCTGATCTTCACATAGTTACGACAGAAGTAAATCGGGTCGTTCATGCACTTGATGAGTTCCATGACCTGTTCTTCATTCAGGTCTAGGACAACATCAGCTTTCTTAATCTGGGGGTTATCCCGGTACGTCTTGTCCATTGGAAGCCTGACGTCGGCTACCGGGAACCCCTGCTTGAAAGGCGCATATTCAGTTTGTCTTTTGCTCACTCGTCACCCCTTGGGCTTCTTTCACGAGCCTCAGGATGTCTGCAGTCGTCCCTGACATCTTCTTCTCGTGTTCAGGCAAGGCCGCCTGGCCGTCTACCGCGCCCGGCAACTTCTTCATCTCTTCCTTGCCGGCTGTGACGTCGTTGAAGGCTTTCTGAAGAACCATCAGGTCTTTGGTGAGATCGCGCATGGTATTGGTCATGCTGTTGACGATCTCGAATGCCCTCGGGTGCTGGCTCTGCTTCGCAAGCCGTAAGGCTGACGCCAACGCCAAGCCTCCTTCATGGAGGAGCGTATAGAGCATCTGACGGCTGTACCGGTAGTCCTCGCTGACATCAGACTCTCGGTAGTCCATCACCGAACTCGGTTTGGCCAGAATTACCAGCTCAGCCTCTTCCAGTAGGGGCTCTTCGTCGTCATCGTCCTGGCCAGGCCCGAAGCTCTTGATGTCCATACCATCACCCGCGAGAGAGCGGGTCAGGCGGTCCAGGTCGTCGGTGACATCCCGGATGTTCTTGCTGCGCGGGTCGTTGTTCACAACCAACCCGAGCGTGGCTTTCATCGACGGGCGTTCGCCGCTTTCGTCATCATCTTTCATGGCTGATCCTCAGCAAGCCCGGCGTTCACGTTGACACGGGCAAATAGTTCACCCTCGAGAGTGTTGCTCAGAAGTCGCGCGGCGGTTTCCACCGGGGTCTCTTCACCCTTGGCGCTGAACAGATCTTCGAGGGAAGTTTGGTCTCCAGACCCATCCGTGGTATAGCGATAGTTCAGCTTCTCGATTGAGGCGCCGGACAGTACCCGCTTGTACAGGAATCCATGGAGGATGAAGTTCATAGTACACTCGACCATCCGGTGGTCTTCCATGTCACCTTCGTAGATGTCGTCGATTTGGACGTTGGTCATCTCTATCCGGATGTCTTGGTGAGCATCCAGGTCGGTGGCCGGCAAGTCATCCATCTTGATCACCAGCGAAGGGTCGAAATATGGGATGATCTGCTCAACGATTTGCAGCATGTCATCCATATTCTTAGTCTTCACCGCGACCTCATATTCGAAGTCGTACGGTACACGCCCGAAGACGTAGCTGGTGACTGACCCGTCACCTTTGTTCACGGTGTTCTGGATGCGCTCTCGTGAGTTTTGCTTGCGCATTGGGTCGAACGAGAAGCTGGTCAGGGAAAACACCAGGGCCGGTAGGATCTTACTGACCCGGGGGATGTCCTTCTCCCGGGAGTCACGCTCACCTGTATACTTCAGGTATGCCTGTCCAGAAGAGTAACTGACCGGGACAGGCACCAATTCAGATTTGGTCCCGGCCTTACGCCGGATGGTCATGCCGTCAAACAGGCTCCCCATCAGCACGGTATACCGGCGGATGGACCCATGGTAGAAATGCTGATTGGCTAGCATGAGCCATCACCCCTTTCGTGGCGAGCGTCTGGGTCGTATTCACCAAACGGGTTTTTCGGGTCGAACGATTTGAAGTTTCCGACGGCCTCTTTGGTCATCGCCGCGCCGTCCTGGGCAAAGAACCCAGTCTGTACTACTTCAACTTCACTTTCGTTACCATCCACCGGGTTGCGTTCGTGGATGCGATTGATGTCGTCGATGTCGGGGATACCGGTGTCCATCTTCTCGTGTGAATATTCGAACAGGTTGCAAACCAGGCGGAAGCCGAAGTTGATCCCGGTCTGGTAGTACTCCTCGTCATACTTCACCTTGTTGATCTCAAACAGGCTGTTTGAGAAGGGGAGGTAGATGAGGTCACCTTCACGCGGCCGCTCGATGTCAGCAGCCAACAGCTCGGCGGTAAACCGGCTGTGGATGACGTACAGCTCGGTCTTGTCCTGGAACATGATCCCGAACTTGGCGAACATGTCGCCGTCGCCGTTGAAATTCTGGACGGACTCCACGTACATTTCGACGGTGTAGTAGTCTGTGAACTCCGAGATGGGGGCTTCGCCGAGGAAGTAGTCGTCGCCGAAGCGCTCACGGGGGATGTACTTGACATCGACCCCACGGGCCTGGACCGCTTCAATGAGCAAGTCCTCAACCAGCTTCTGTTCAGATTGCCGGTTGAAATGGTTGAAATATTGGTTCACGGCCATGTTCAGGCACTCTGAAGTTTTCTGTACTTAGACGTCAAACGAAAAAGGCGGCCCGGTTGCCCGGCGCCGCCCTTCGTTCAGATCAGCTTTTTGGTGATGGTTGCGACGTACAGTTCGGCATTACCCAGCGGTGTATCGGAAAGATACCCCAGAAGGTCAGACACGATACCTGTACGCTTGATCGCGAACGTCATATCCAGGGTCTTCTGGGTCAGCTCGGTCTTACCGTGGTACTCCACCGGAGACTTACCGTGAAAGGCCAGGCTTTGAGGAGTATTCTGAGTATTATTGAACACCTGGCCGGCATCCTGCAACTCAGAATCCAGGATGCGACGGACGGTGGCGAACCCGTTTTCGGAGTACCCACCCTTCTCGTCACCAGGCATAAACGAGAAGGTCATTTCGACCTTCACTTCGGTCGGGGTTGCCAACAGTTTCTTGAAGAAAAACTTCCCCGATTTGACCTTTGTCTTGGAGTAGCTACCCAGGCCTCTGGTGAACAATGCGTTCAGGCCCTTGCCGTTGATCAGCGCCCGGCCTGTCTGTTCGCACAGAAAATGGTTGAAAGATTTCATTGGTTCAGCCTATGAAGAAGTCAGCAGGGGGTTCGTGTTTCTTGCGAAGCTCTTCCATCAGCTTCTCTTTGGCGTCGACCGCTTCATCATAGATCTGCTGGCCGTTCAGGGTGATACCACCCGGCAAACGAATGCCGTCGGCCTTCTTCAGAATCAGGCCCCACTTCTCCTTGACCGCCGCAGTGGCGTACGCCTTCAGCCATTGGTCGTCCCAGGCTGCTGAGTTGCCTTCGTCATCAGGGTTGATCTGTTCATAACACCGGAAGCAGATGACCTGGCCTTCAGATGTCGGGAACTGAGGCACCACGTGACGCTTGTATTTCTTGAACACGAACGCCTGGTTGTACGTGCCGACCATGATGTTGACGTTGGTCAGCGCCATGCGGGTCGCGTTGTAATCTGCCAGTCCGATCGGCACAAAGCTACGGCCCTGGCTCATCAGGCTGTTGACCATCTGCCATTCGACGGTGGCGAAGTCCATGTTGGAAATACCAACACCCTTCGGGATCACCTCGATGATGTCGTAGATGCTGTCTGGGACCGGGAGGTAACCGTTGGTGATATCCTGCGCGGTCATCTTGTACGCGTAGAAGGTCTCCTCGGAGCCATCACGGTGGTGCATCACGAAGAGCTGGATGGCCTCGTCGATCGACACTTCCACCTGGTCAGGCGAAACGTTGACCTGAATTACGGGCGAACCCAGGCGCTTCATGATGTAGTCGACCATGTCCTCGCGGCTGTTCAATCTGGCCATCAGTTGGCTCCTTTGATATGGTTCAGAATCAGGTCGAGCTTGGAGCCGAGGTCATCAACCTTCTGCTCCAGATTCTGGATGCGTTCCTGATCCGTCATTAGCTTTTGGCGCCGGGCTTGGTATGCCTGGAACGCCTCGTAATCGACATTGGATATGACGCCAGGATTCCCGCCCTTACGGACTAGGCCTGGCTCATCCTGGACCTTCAGGTCGTGGCTCATGAATCAGCTCAACTGCCCAGTCAGGTACCAAACCTTCTCGACCTTGACCGCGCCGTACACCCTGCCATCCTTGGTATACTTGCCGGTCTTTTTCTTCAGGTCAACGTCGGACATGTACATGCTGCCGTCCTTGATGCTGGACTTACCGGTGACATCTTTGGTCACCTTCTGCAAGGCCATCATCTTACGGGCGCGGTCGGCAATCGGGTCTTTGGAACTGTACAGCGCTCGGTTGATCGGGTTAATGTTCTCGACCAGCATTCGCTTGTCGCTGAGAAATGGATGCATGGTGTGTTCCTCTGATGTTTGGCCTATACGGTACATAGTGAACTTGCTCATAATCTAGATGTTGAGTAAGCTACCGGTATGAATAGACATTACCACGACAGATACCATCGCTTCATCTCCTCTCGTGCCGCTCGAAGCATCCCACGCGGGACCGGAATAGAGCGCCACCATATCAACCCCAGATGCCTCGGTGGGGACGACAGCCCCGGCAACCTCATCAAGCTGACGAGGCGTGAACACTTCATAGCTCACAGGCTATTGCGCCGGGCGTACCCCGACAGTCATGGCCTGCAGTTCGCATTCTTCAGTATGTGTAACAGCAAGCGATACGACTACAGGATCGAGGAACGACGATCCCGTGATTACGAGAAGGCCAGGGCGATCCACTCAAAGAAGTCGTCGGCCAAGATGGATGGCATCATCACTCGCCTTGATACACAGACGGGCAAGGTGGTGAGGCTGACCCAGGGACAGATGGACTCCGAACCAGACAGGTACGCGGGTATCATGTTGGGTCAGGTGGCCATGGTCAGGCTCAGCGATGAGAAGATGGTCATGGTGTCCAAGGAAGAGGCCAAGGACAAGTCGAAGTATCGACACTTCAACACTGGTGTACGCCGGGGTGCAAAGAGCAACGCTTTCGTCGGTCATTGGGTCACACCCAAAGGCAGGTTTGACACCAAGGAAGATGCGATGAGGGCGCACGCGATGAAAAGCCCGACTGGGATATTGAACCGTTGTCGAGTTCTAAACGCCAAGGCGATCACGGCTCACGCCCTTCAGTCAAACTGGGACCTATCACCAGAAGAAAAGCTAGCCCACGTTGGTAAGACCTGGGCTGAAATGGGGTGGGGGTTTCGACCCGCAATAGAAAAAGGGGAGTGGCTTTCGCCACTCCCCTTTTCGTTTCAGTTACTCGTTAGAGGCTGACCGAACCGACTCAGTACTGAGTCAAATTCAATACAGCCACCTTACGAAAATAACTATTCTCCTGGGCGCCCAGGCCTTTACCAGCCAGGTCAACACCAGCTGCGGTCTTGCTCACGAACGGGTTCGCGATCAGGCCGTAACGGGTTTTGAAGCCCATGCGCGGCTGGAACGAGTCGGTATCGTTCGCACGGTACATCTCGATCGGGATGTACGGGCAGAAGATCGCACCGGCATCCAGTTCACCTTGGCCTTTGTAGCCGATGGTGAAGTAATCCAGCTCAGCCCATGGGTCGATGAAGACATCAACACCGTTGGCCAGCTTGCCGACGTAGGTCTGACCGGTATCGTCAACGACCATGTCACCCTGGCCAGCCAGCGCCGGGGAGAAGTCCAGCATGCCGGTCAGCATCATTGCGGATGCGACGTTGGAGCTGGTGATCATTTTGTTGCCTTTGCCGCGACGAGTGCGCTTGGCGATGGCGTTGGCTTCCAGCTCGATGCGGAACAGCAAGCCTTTCCAACGTTCCAGAGCCCAACGGCCGTCCAGGTCGGTGGAGATGTTCAGTACGCCTGCACGGCGAACAGTATCCCAACCGGTGTCGCCGGCGTTGCGGTCGTACGCAGTACCGCTGTAGCCGAACTCAGCTGCAACGTTCATGGTGCGGATGAACTCACGGTTCATTTCAGCCTGAATTTCCTGAAGCAGAACTTCAGTCAGGATGGAATCCACGTCTTCACCGTGAACGGCCAGCATGTCCTGACGCAGCTCATGGCTGTAGTCAGCATACAGGCCACGAGACTTGGCGGTCACGCCGCTCTTCTCGATGGTGATGCCCATCTTCGACCAAGGCGAGGTCGAACCCAGTTTCTGCGCAGCGTCAACGCCCATACCCTGGCCGAAGGCTGGGTTGGCTGCTGGCACTTGAACGCCGTTCTTGTACATGTGACCCTGCGGGAAGCCCGAGGTGTCGCCGGTCTGTGCAACGCCGTTACCGCTGAAGCCGGTCAGTGCTTCATTGACCAGTGCTTCCGAGTCGTTGAAGTTGACGCCAGTTTCACCGGCACCCACGTTGTCGTTGTAGCGCGAACGCAGGGCGAACACTTGACCATCAGGACCGGTCATCGGCTGTACGCCGAAGAAGTCGAACGCGACCAGGTTTGGCGGCAGACGCTTGGCCATCTTGATCAGGGTCGGGGTCCAGGTTTTGATCGAACCAGCCGCACCGGATACACCGTCAGCAACGCCGATCTGGTTGATCGGTTCGCCGGATTCGTTCAGAACTTGCGAAGTTTCCGACAGGTTCTGTTTGCACCACACTTCCTGGTTTTCCAGCAAGCGGGAGAAGATGTCTTCGCGGCTCAGGCCTTTGGACGGAGACGCTTCCTTATCCAGCACCGGCTTCCACTTTTGGCGCTGGGATTCGGTGATCATGCGAGCACTCATGGGTGTTCCTCTTGATAAATCGATTTGGTGATGATGTGGGTATTTAGTGGGCAGACTTAAATCAGAGGTTTGCCAGGTAACCGGCGACCGCTGGATCTACTTCTGGAACCTTGACAACTGGAACCGCGTTCGGCTGACTTTCGACCAACAGACCGTCGCCTTTGCCCAGGGCAAGAGCAGCGGCAGCAGCGTCTTCGTTCAGCTTTTTCGCAGCGGCAGCAGCCAGTGCAGCAGCGTCTGGCAGAGCAGCTTGCTCGTTCAGTTTTTTCGCAGCGGCAGCGGCAGCGCCGGTTGGGTCGATAACGGCCTCTACCAGAATACCTACCTTGCGTTTAAACTGCTCCAAATCGGCAGAGTCAACACCTTCCAACAGGGCCACAACGCGTTCACGTTGGGTGTCGGTCAGGTTGGAGGTCGATTCGTTCAGGGCGGCGGTGCGGTGGATGGTCTGCAGCTGCTCGTGGGCGGCGGTGCTTTCCTGGAGGGTTTCCAACAGGGTGCTTTCCAGCTGCTCGATGCGCAGAGCTTGCTCTTCCAGAAGCGAGGTGCTGCCATCAGGAATGACGACGCTGTGCTCGGCCATTACACCGGCGGTTGCCTGGATCATGCTTTCAGCGAGCTGAACCTTGATCTTGCCGTCGAGCTCAACCTTGTTCTCGCCGGCCCAATCCAGGACAGCGGTCTGCAGGGTGGATTCAACCAGGGCCAGAAGCGCGACTTTTTCGACTTCGGCAGCTTCGGTCAGCAGATTGGTCTGGACCTTGATTTCCTGTTGCAGCAACAGCGCATGATCAGCTTTGATCTGGACGGTTGCTTCGGTCAGTTTTTCGCCGACCTTTTCGTTGACAGCGGCTTCGAACAGAGTCTGAGTCTTTTCGATCAGCTCTGCAGGCAGTTCGCTGCTTTCCAGCAATTGTTGAAGGATGGACATGAATATCTCCGTGATCCGGGGTGTTCTGGTTTATTTAGTGGCCGACAAGCTTGCGAACATTCGTTCGATCTTGCGAGCGAGGTCAGGACCAATGCCCTTCAAGGCCTCAGCCGCAGTTTCTTCGAGACGCACAGGCATCCACATGTTGGTGGATTCGTTCAATTCCCACTGAACGGATTCCATCACTTGGTTTACATAGCACGCTTGCCCGCTTGGGCGGTCGACCGCGTCGATGGCATTCATCATGTAGCCGCGCTTGACGTAACCGTTCGCGTCAGCTTCCCCCAGGCCACGGGTTGAAACCCCGAGGTTGAAGTCTGCCTCGAGCAAGGACTTGATCTGTTCGCCGTAAGCGTTATTCAGAATCCTCGCTTTGCCGTAAACCAGGTTCCCTCGCCACTCCAGTGATTCCACCTTCAACGCGGCGCGGGCCGGGTCGGGAAATGGGTATTCGGGGTGGTTGAGTTCGCCAATGGCTCGCCGCTCTTTTACATAGTCGGCGATATAGCGCTCCACAGATTCTTCCATGACGGAGCGCGGGTAGACCCGTTTATTTCGGTTCACCGCGTCGGTCATGATCATCGGTCCTTCGATGTACATCACACGCCCGTCAGAGGTGTTCTCAGTCAGAGTCTCAAGACGAGACTCACTCTTTTCGATCAGTAGCTGAAGAGCCATCTTGAGTTCTCCGTTAGAGGCCCATGCTATGACGTTTCTTCATCGCTTTGTCGCGGTTTCGATTGATCAGGGAGCGCTTGGACTTCATTTTCTTGTTGCCCCGTTTGGCGCCCTTGGCGCGGCGAAGATGCTCAGCAGCACCGATACGCACGCAATGGGAACCATCAGAGGACAGCTTGTAACCGGGTGGGCACTTCTTGCGTTTGGTCTTCACGCCTTTGGCGTTCACCCGGACCTGGTATGCTTCGCAGAGCAGAAAGTCTTCGAATGTACCAATCATGGTGACACCTCAGAGGTTGAAAACTTTGGTCCGAATCCGCATCGCCTTTTTCTGGCGGCGGATAACTTTGCGCATGTAGCCGGCGCCCTTTTTCTTCTTGGAGCGGATGCCCTTAATGTGAGCCTTTCGCATGACCATCTTCTGGTCACCACTGATTGGTACACAGGCAGACCCGTCCTGATTGGGCTGATAGCCCTTGGGGCAGGTCAGCTTTCGGGTCTTTAGCCCGGCCGCCGTAACACGGAAGATGTAGGCTTCGAGAAAGGTCTGGAAATGTTCCATCACTCCTCTTCCTCTTCTTCCTCCTCTTCTTCCTGTTCCTCTTCTTCGTTGAGGTCACCGGAAGTGCCGTCAGTGTAGGTGTCCACTGCGGTTTGGAGGATGTACTGGGTGCCGGCCGCGATCAGTTCCGAGGAGCTCTCGGTCATGTGCAGCTTGGCCAGGGCCAGGGCTTCGTCTTTGTTACCGGAGGCCAGGGCCTCCAGAATCTTTCCTGCTTGACTCATGGGATCTACCCTCAATGAATGGTGTTATGGGTTACTTATGCAGCAGATTCATCTCGAACTTCGATCGTCACCTTTTCGCCGCTCTCTAGTGCCTTTCGAGCGGCCTGGTACAAGACCGTGAAGGCAACGCCAGATGCCCCGACAAAGGGCTTCTTGCCATCCCAGGAGGATCCAACGAGGATGCATCCCTCGGTATCCGTCGCGGTGTTACCCACGTGGATGTAGACGTACTGATAACCCGGAACATCTTGCAGCTCCAGGTGCCAACTGAACCACGGATACTTCTTGCGGTAGCTGGTGGTCTTACCAGACATCACCTCCCGGAACTTGACCTCGTACTTGCCGGCCGGGATGCGCGTCTGACCGTGGACCTTGCTGTCGCGGCCGATGTCTTCCAGGGTGAAACATTTGATCCCGGTGTCAGACGTCAGGTTGCCGATTGTGGCATCACCGATCTGGGCCTTCCGGGTAAGCTTGAGCTCCATTCAGGAACCTCCTAGTTTGGGAAACCGCCGCCTTCATTTTCGGGTTCGACGATTGGGTCATACTCACCGGCCGCCTTCTCTTTGACGATGATGGCCTTCTGTTCGATACATTCCTGCTCACTGAAGCGCATGATGTTGCGCAGCACGAAGTCTTTGCTGAAGTATTTCCCGACGTACCGGTCAGCGACATCCAGGGAACCCAGCTTTTCAGTCAGGGCTTCGGATTCGCGCTGCTCTCGGATGTAGGAGTCGGAAGCGTAGATCAGGCTGATGAACGGTTCGATGACGACCCATTCTTTGTCGGTCATGATTCGCTGGGCGATGACTTCACGACGCAGGACTTCCATCAGGCCAGCACTGAAGCGGCGGCGCAAGCGGTTGATGAACTTCGAGAACTTCCATTCGTCGCGGGTGATCTCGGCGATGCGACCACCGACCAGGCCACCTTCTTCGTTCAGGCGGGAGACCGGGATGTTCAGTGAACGGTACAGTTCTTTCTGGAAGTACAGCACGTCGTCCATTTCGCCCAGGTTTTGGCCTGCTTGAAGGGTGTCGACTTGCGTGCCTTTACCGTCAGAGTTCCGTGGGATCCAGAAATCTTCGATCATGGTCATGCGGGAGGACGAGCCTTTCACCTTACCGGTGGCCGGGTCATACGACAGCCGGTTGCGGTAGCGGTTCATCAGCTTCTTGACGTGCTCTTCAGCCGCCGTCTTACCCATGTCACCACAGTCGATATAGAAGACGCGCTTCTCTGTGGAGTTGGTCAACCGGTAGATCACCAGGCTGTCCTTGACCATCTTCAGGTTGTTCAGAGGCTTGCGGGCTTTCTCGAGCGGGCCGAGAATGCGAGAGCCGTCAGCGCTGATGATGCCAGAGTGGAAGAACACCACGTAGGCCGGGTCAAGCTCGGCGAAGGTGCGACCTGAGAAGTTGTAGATTGGCGAGAACGATGAACCAGAGTTGGTGTTCTCTTCAGACGGGTTGTACGCATACACCTGCTTGGTGGCGTTGACCTGCTTGACGCCAGTCAGTCGATCCGAGCTGACCACGTTCTTGATGATCTTCTTGACGAACCGTGGGTCCAGAAGTTCGATCTTCGAGAGTGAGCGTTTGACGCCTGGGTTGTCATTGTCGTACACAAGGTGGTACGCCGCCCGCCCATCTACATACCACTCTTTGAAACGTTCATAAACGTTGTCATTGAGGTCGAGCAGTTGGCAGATGTGATCCCAGCGATCTTTGACCTTGTTCTTGACGGCTTCAGACATGCCCTCTACATTCGACATATCGAGTGTAATCGGCGCTTCGTCTTCGTCGACACTGACAGCTTCGTTCACTACGTCGTCGACCGCGTAATCCACGGTAGATTCCTGAACCACCATCGAACGGTATTCACCGATCAGTTCTTTGGTGTCAGTGAAATCGACTACGCCGAGCGGGAGTGCTGTCGTACCGAACCCGAAGGCGTCGATGGACTGAACACCTTGTTCCCGGCCCTTGGTGAGCTCCTGGTTCCTGACCTTGATGCGTTCGTCAGGACTGGCGTGTTGATCATACTGGGATAGGCCGGCCTTGATCAGCTTTCCACCGGACCCCAGCGGGTTAAAATCTTTGATTGATGTCATGTGATACCCTTTTCTGGGCGATGTAGACCAGTTTGGGGTATTTAATGGTCACGAGAACTCGAAGACCGGAAACGAAAAAGCCCCGGCGCAAGGCCAGGGCTTTTTCACGGGTATAGCTCGTTTGCAGTTATGATGGGGACAGGCTGATTAACGCTTCATGGCTCTTACTCCTTACACCAGATGGTCGACGCTGCTTAACAGTGTTCTCGCTAGGAATTTGCAGTTTACTCGGTTCCTCGACGGTTGCAAGCGGGGCGTTTGACTTGTTGGTTCAAGAACCAGGTTTGGCGCGACCTCGTTCTTGGGAACAGCAACCGCGTTTGAGGTGTTGGACCAGCGAAACCCATTGAGGGAGTATAGTCACCTCCTTGAGTCCTTGTTACTATGGGCGCGACATACCCTTGAGATGTCACATAAAATCCTTGAGACGGCATTCGAGGAAGCCTGACAGGCATTTAGACTGGGCCTCCGACCATTGTGGTGCTGGAAACAACCGCTTCGCGGGTTAATCATGTTAATCAATACTTTCAAAGGGTTAGATTAATAACTGAGGAAGTAAACATTCAAAATGAAAGGAGGATTGATGATTCAAAAATTAAAATGTCCAATGAATATATTAATACATTGTACATTTAAAAATTACCTGAGTGTAAATGATTCAAAGATTAAAATGTCCAATGTATTAATAATAAACAACCGCGTACGCGTACATGAGAGGAAGACCGGATACCCTAACTAGAACATCACCCATCCTGGACCCACCTCCATGACCCAACAGAACCTCAACAACTTCGCCTCGGGCAATTGGATCGCAACCATTCCCGGGATGGACGACGTCACGTTTAAACTCCGAACCTGCCCGATCCCCGGTTTCATGGCAACACCGGTACAATTGCCGTCTCCCGGAAAGATCATGGTCACCGACACTGGTGATCGCATCGAGTACGAAGAAATGATGCTGGAGTTTTTCATTGACTCCCGCTTCCGCAACTACCGCAAGATGTACAACTGGGTCAACGAAAGCGTTGATCAGGGCGTCGCCAAGCGTGTAGACATCACCGTCCAACTCCTGGACAACCAAAAGAACCCGCAAGGCGTGGCCGTCGTCTTCTACGATGCGTTCGCCTATGGTCTTTCCCAGGTAGACACTGACACCAACAGCGAAATCCCTGATGTGACCACGATGGCCAGCATCAAATACACCTATTTCGATTTCGTAGATGACCCATGTGAGGATTGCTAGTGAGCACCGATTCGCCGCCGGTTGACAACCAACAGAACGATTTTAATCAGATGCTCGTCGAGTCCCAAGACCGGACCGAGGAAGTGCTTGATGAAGTCGAGAGGTACACCAGTTTTGATACTGACAACCTCGACATTGCAATGATGAACGGCCCCAAGAACATGTCGCGGATGCAGCGGTTGTTCTACAGCGAAGGTACGAAGCTGAAGCGCCTCCAGGACACCCTGAAGACGATGCGGTTGAACCGGTGGAAGTTTTACCAGGGCAAGCTGCCGAGTGACTTCTATCGCAAGCATCCCCTGCAAGAAACTGTGATCAAGTCCGACGTCGACAAGTACATCGATGCTGACCCAATGATCACCAACATGAACCGGTTGATCAACGAAGCTGAGCATCGTGTCAAAGCGATCGAGAATGGCATCAAGTGCCTTCAGACCCGTGGCTACGATGTCAAGACCATTCTCGATTACAAGCGGTTTACCTCCGGCACGTAACAGGTGAAGCATGAAAACATTCACACAGTTCCTGGAAAGCGAGAACGTGGTTCAGCAAGCGGTGACGTTCCTCCACCTTGTGACCTTGGCCAGCCGCAACGGCGCGATGCCTAGCGATGAAGTCCTAACATTCTTGTCCCAAACCGCCAAGGGCGATGGTTACAAGCTGTTTCGTGGGTTGAGTATAGCCAACATGACTAAGCAGGAGGCTGAAGAGTTTTACCAACTCAAGGCCGGTGACGAAGTCCCCGAGCGCTTCCTCTCGCCGTCTGGCTCCCAGGTCACACTACACGCCACCAAAAGTCGCGCCGTGGCAGAGAGCTACTCCCAGGAAGGCGTAGCTGGGTTGGTCATTGAGTTCGACGCAACGCTAGACCAAGTGATCTGCGATACCACGAACCTCACCGACATCATAGGGTTCAGCCAACTCGACGACATGGATGACTGGGAATACTTCGCCCAGGCCCAGGAAGTGCTGCTCTACCGTGATTCGGTCAAGTCAGCAAAAGTCGTCATGGTTGCCGGGCCGCGCTGATGACACTCTCGCTCAGATCACTGAAGCTTGAGCGACCAACGTTCAAGCACAAGGAGCTTGCGTTTCAAGAACTAGAATGTGTAACAACGGACGCCGGTAGGTGGTATACTACGCCGGACGGATTCAAGTATCACAGTGTAACCACTTTTCTCGGCAAGACCAGCGACCATGGTTGGCTAGATGAGTGGCGCGAAAGATTGGGGGCTGAGGCCGCTTCCGCTGAAACCCAGCGGTGCGCAGTGCGGGGTGAAGCAGTACACAAGGCGTGCGAGGATTACTTGAATAATCTTCCCGACTTCGAGTTGTCTGCTGGCATACACCGTAGCCTCTTCAATCAGATCCGGCCATACTTGAACAGTGTGACTGAGGTCTACGCCATTGAGATACCGCTTTTCAGTAGAATGCTCCGCTTGGCCGGCCGGGTAGACCTGATAGCAGTCTGGAAAGGTGAGTTGTGTATCATCGACTACAAGACTTCGAACCAAATCAAGTGTAAGGAACACATTGAGGACTACGGTCTTCAGCTGCTGTGTTACAGCCTGATGTTCGAAGAGATGTTTGGCATCCGGATCGACCGGTTGGTGAACATCATCGCCACTGAGAAATCACCACGCGCTTCGGTGATTGAATTCCGCAGGAAAGAGCTGTTGCCCAAGTTGGCAGCACGCGTCAAACAGTTCAGAAAGCAGCTCGAAGAGGCGGCCTAAGTTAGAATATTGAAGTCTAACGGAAAGCCGCTATGGGCCAGTTCCATATCACCTCGCTGAATGAGAGCTTCATCAAGGTAACCGCCGAAGATGACAGCTGCATCGAGGACATCTATCAGTCGTTCAAGTACCTGGACCCGACCCATGTGCCCACCAAGTGGAACAAGTGGGATGGGACTGTGCGCATGTACGACAAGAAGACCGGCAAGATGCAGGCCGGGCTGTTGTTCATCCTGCTCAGGTGGCTGAAGGAATCCAAGTACACCTACACGGTAGACCCTGGGCTCCAGAAGAACCTGATCAACAAGATCACCCGGGCAGAGATTCAGGCCTGGGTCGACTCGTTGGACATCAGCGACGAAGACGGCGAATCCATATCGCCATATGACTACCAGGTCGAGTCCCTGTTCCTGACTGTCAAGTATCAGAAGCTGACGCTGCTGGCCGCCACAAGCGCGGGCAAGTCGCTGATCATCTACCTGATCAACCGCTTCTATGACGAGCTGTATCCTGAGATGAAGAAGATCGTGGTGGTGCCGACGGCCCAGCTCGTGAACCAGCTCTCGAAGGACTTCTCGGACTACTCGAAGAGGAATGGCTGGAACGCTGCTGCCAAGGTACATGGTATCGTGGACGGCGCAACGAAGGCCTCTCCGAAGCCCATCTTTATCTCCACATGGCAAGCCATCCAGGACATGGATCGCGATTTCTTCGAGCAGATGGCTGTACTGCTGGTCGATGAATGCCACGGCGCGTCCGCCAAGAAGCTCACCAACATCTGCAACTACAGCACGAACGCTTTCATCCGCATCGGCCTGACCGGTACGCTGAAGGACAACGAGCTGCACCCGATTGCAGTACAGGCGTGCTTCGGGCCGGCGCAACGGGTGGTCACCACCAAAGAGTTGATCGATAGCGGCCGGGCGACCAAGGTCTATGTGCGTCAGCTGTTGCTGTCATACAACATAGCCGACCGGTTACACGTGAACGGGGGTGGGAAAGACGGGGAAGCGCTGTCGTTCCAGCAGGAGGTTGAATTCCTGTTCGAACATCAGTGGCGGAACAAGGTCATCGTCAATCTGGCGAGATCCTTGAAGGGGAACAGCCTGTTCCTGTTCGAGCGCGTGGATAGCCACTTGCTCTTGCTGGAAGGGCTGATGAAGGAAGCCGGGCTCGACGTCAAGGTAATTCACGGCGACGTCAAGACTGGTGAGCGGGATATGATCAAGGCGTTAGCCGAAGCCGAGGATGGCGTGATCATCTTGGGGACATATGGGTGCGTGAGCACGGGCATCAGCATCAAGCGGTTGCGCAACATCGTGTTCTGTCACCCGTCCAAATCGATCGTGAGGGTGCTCCAGTCCATCGGGCGGGTGCTGCGTCTTCACAAGTCGAAGGACTACTCCAACCTGTACGACCTGGTGGATGATTTGAGGACCGCCGGCCGCAACAACTACGCGGTCAGGCATGCACTCAAGCGCACTGAGTTCTATGAGGCAGAGGGGCATGAGACGACCAAACGGCGTTTCGAAGCCCAATAGAAAAAGGCCGACCTGGGAAACCAGGTCGGCCTTTTGATTTTTCAGTAGCGATGTCGAGGTGCCCGAACAATGTAATGGGCGCCGTTTGAGTTCCAACGCGGGTATCGTTGCTCGAGCGTTACGGGGTACTGACCGAACGTCAAGAGGTTGATGACGAGCAGCAGAGCCATGAGGACTGCATGTGGTTTCATACTTTCTTGGCCTCGACGATAGACACTTGGGTTGCCAGCCATTCGTCCATGACCGCAAGCTGGATTTCAGCTTCGCTCATTCCAGACTCAACCATTTCGGCGTAGTGTGGAACAGGATAAAAACCTTCAATCTCTTGACCGGTTGAAGTGATAACTGCACGTAGTTTGAATTCGGTGATACGGCCCATAAGTTTGATCCTTGATGTTGAGTACTGGGGATGTTGTCTAAGTCCCTGATTCTAAGGTAATTTAGGCCCCATAGAACACATAGAGGACCCTTCAAATGAAGGCCGTAATTCAACTCACTTTGATGGCCTTTGCGCTGGCTGCATGCCACGCCGCCCCGGCCCTGGTTTGAACACATGCAACGATTGACTAAACTGCTCAAAGAGATCAACGCCACCCCGGCTAAAGACCGGAAAAGCCATGGTTTCCGTGACAAGATGTACGAACTGTCGGTTTTGACTGAATCCCTGTGCCTCACGATTCCTGATTCGCTCCTCAACCACACAGAACGCGAAACCCTCACCGCAGCTCAAAATGCTGTCGAACTCTACTACACCACCAATTTGAATTCCGTTGGGGTCACACTATGAACGCCGAAGTCCAGGTCAAGAACGTCAAATCCGCCCGCCGCCCTCGTGTAATGAACGACCGCTTTCTGCGCGGTATCAAATTTTTCACTGCCACCCCTGACGGCAAGGTGGTCGGCCGACGTAACCCTACCTGGAACCGCAAAGCGGAGACCTGGGAAGGTCGTGTGAGCCTTGACCTGGGCGATTCGTTCAACCCGGCGGCGATCGGCCGCAATCCTTGGCTGCATCACTGCCCGCTGGTCCCTGATGACGAGTTTGAGGGCTGCTACCTGGGCCATCAGTCCTACTTCCGCCTGTATCTCGAGCAGTACGTCCGCCACATGACTTGGCTCTACCACGAGCTGATCAAGCAGAAGAAGTTGTTCGCCGGCCTCCCACGCCACAAGTGCGTTCCTGGGACCTACGTGTCGAAGGAAGAGAAGGTCAAGGGCTGGGTGAAGGATGCCTTGAAGGACCTCTCAGCCGCCATCGAGAAGCAATACCAGATCAAGCTCAATGAGATCGATCCGGCTGTTTTTGAGCTCGACGCCATTTTGATCGACACCAGCGAATCGATCCGCGACACCACCCGCCGGTACGGCCGCTCGAACAAGATCCGGAAGGGTGCGAAGCATTCTTAAAACTCGGCTTGCTTCAAGATAGTGATTGAAGTCAGAGCCGTGGTGGTCGTAACATTGAGTTCGACCTCGTCGCCCGTTTTGGTGACAGAGAGGTAGAATGCATCAACGCCGGCCACCACCTCAGCGAAGACCGAGAAGCTGATCTCAACCCCCTTGCTCACGATCATCACCTCCGCCATATGGGAATCCCCAGTGGCGGATTTGCCGTGGATGACGTATTTGACTCCAGAGATGAGAGTGGAGTCGTACCCGGCGATGACAGTGGTACCAGTCGGCAGAACTACCGTCTCAATGTCACCCACGCCGGCATTCACGGGCTCCCATGAGTCTGTCAGGCCGTCCCACCACTGGAATTCAGTTGTGCGGGCCGCCGTACGCAGAACCAGGATGACTTCACCCCCGGTGTACTGGGCGGTGTCGATGGCGTCACGCGATGGAATGTCCACCACGGTGCCCTTGAACTGGACGTTGATCGCATCGACCTTGCGCTTGTCGTCATCGGTGAAGATGTTGGAGTCAGGGGCCTGGGCCAGAAGTTCCTTCACGCCGGTAGGGGTGAAAGTGTTGTCGAACGCTTCTGACAGGGCTTTGACAGCCGCTGCAGACACAACTTGGTCCGCCTCGCCGCTGCTGAAGTCTTGTGTGATTGCAGACTTGTCGATCTTGTCTCGCACCGACTGGAGAATCTGATCGATCTCGGTGCCGGTGAACAGTGATCTGTATTTGGTTGGTAGCATGTCGATCCCCGGAACGGTGGTCGTGTAAGTATCGTTGAACGTATTTAACCCTGCTCAGAGACCCTCAACATGGGAAATAGCCTAGAAACCAGTGTACAGAACGCGCTCGACGTGGTCAAGAATTTGTCGCAGAAGTTCAACTTCTTCATCAATGGCAATGGGATCATGCAGACCGACAACGGCCCGGTCGAGAGCATTGGGGCTATTGCCCGGCGAATGGCCAGTACGGGGTATTTTCACCCCATTGTGGAGTTCGACTCATACGAATCACTCATTGAGACGATCCCTCCGCTCCCTCAAGACGCGATCGGTTACGTGACGGCCGACCCTGACCCCCGCAAGCGCGGGCTCTACCAGGTGCAATCCGACGGCTCCTACCTCAAGCAGTCGTACCAGGCGATTACCGGCCTGGTATCTGAGAATGGTCGGAAGCTCAGCGTGATGAACGAGCCTGTCACTTCGGTAACAGGGCGCGTGAACTTCTTCAAGATGATTGTCCCCACGAACGTCGAGGACACCATCTGGGTCGATATGGACCTGCGTGCATACCTCATCCCTGATACGACCGCGATGACCCGTAAGGCTTCGCTGATGATCCGGGTGAATCAGGATAACACGTATGCAACTGATTTGGTGGTTTCGCCGCCGGTCAGTAACGTACCATCATTGGACGTCAAATGTCCGTCCTTCTCGGTGTCCATCGCGCTCCAGAACGCCGAGACAGAAGACGAGAACCTGTTGATCACCATCGCAATCGACCAACACGGTTCTAACGCCCTGGTTACCCTGACGGCCAACGACACCTCCTGCCTGATCTACAAGGCAATCCCCCAGGATCCAGTATCCGTCCCTTGAGCCCGATAGTTGGCTCAACTCCCCGCTCGGGCCGCGTAATTCGTTGCCCCGAAGCTCTTTGAGTGGTATAATGGAGGCCTGTATTCAAGAGGCCTCTTTATGCTCACTATCCACACGGATGGCTCCTCTCGACCTCGGACTACCGAGTGCGCAGGCTGGGCGTTCGTAACTCAAATCCGCGACAAGACACACGTGGTATATGGCCACCTACCAGCCCCCTCGACGAATAACATCGGCGAGCTATTGGCACTCATTCGACCCCTCCGCCTGTTCGGGAAAGGTGATACCCCTCTGCTGTTCATTACTGATAGTCAGTATGTTCAGAAAGGTATCGTTGAATACATGAAGGGCTGGAAGCACAGGGGTTGGAAGACGTCCGCCGGGGCCAAGGTTAAAAACCTTGAACTTTGGAAGGAAGTTTATTCCCTCTGGGATGAAACCATGCATACCGTCAAATGGGAGCGTGGCCACAGCGGCGAACCCAATAACGAACTGGCTGATGTTTGGGCCAACGCGGGATCCGATAACTCAACAGAAACCATAGACCTCCCTGGTCTGTGCGTACGGAGATCTAATGGCTGAGAAGTTTGACATTGAAGATATTGACAGCCTCACCCTCGACAGCCTGAAAGCCGAAGAGCCCGCCCGCCCGCATTATGTCGACAACGTGAAGCTGAGCGCTTCCCTATCCGAGTGGCGTATCAAGTGTAACGCGGCGGCCGCCAATGGCGACGAAAAGCGCCCGAAGATGCCAGAGTTTGTTGGTCTGTGCATCCTCAAGATCAGCCGCAACATCGCGACCCGGTTCAACTACAACCGGTACAGCTACAAAGAAGAGATGATTGAAGACGCGATCGAAAACTGCTGTGCATACCTGCACAACTTCGACCCGTTCGCCATCACTCGCAGCGGCAAGCCGAACGCCTTCTCGTACATCACTCGCATTGTGATGAACACCTTCGGTAACCGTATCCAGATGGAACAGCGCCAAGAGTACTACAAGCTGAAGCTGTTCGAGATGGCCGGTGGATTTGCCGCCCTGGGCGACGACATGGACAACGTGGATACCATGGCCACCCTGGAAGAATCCGGTTTCACTCAGGACTACATGACCAGAATCGCTGAGTATGAAGCGAAGATGGAAGTGACCCGGGTCAAGAACGCTGAAAAAGCCCGCGCCGCCGCCCCGCCGCAAGCGCGATCCATTTTCGATGAATTCTTCGCTGCTGAAGAACCTGATATGTCTGAAGAGGCACTTGAAGTATGAAGCGTACCGCATGGATTGGCGACCTCCACCTCGGGGTTCGCAGCTCTAATCACCACTTCCTGGAATTCCAGGCCCAGTGGTTGGAATGGATGTTTGACCAGCTGATCGAACAGGGCATCGCTCGCGTTGTGTTCGTCGGTGACCTGTTCGATGTCCGCAAGACCCTACACGGCCGGGTTTACGAATTCCTCATCACCAAGTTGCTCCCAATGATGGAGAACTACCGGGACCAGATGAAGGCCAAGGGCGTCGACGTCGAAATCATGGCCATCACCGGTAACCACGACATCACCCTCCGTGAGTCCAACCGCATCAGCTGGGTTGAGCTGCTTGATCGATTGTCTGGCGGCCTGGTCAAATCATACCGCGAAGCTGAGCTGTATGTGTCCCCGGTGGACGGCGTCAAGATCGCCATGCTCCCCTGGATCAACGACGAAAACCGCGAAGCGTCATTAGAGTTCCTCCGCACCGTTGATGCAAACGTGGTAGTGGGCCACCTTGAGCTGGCCGGGTTCCCAATGTACTCCGGTGTCATGAGCGAGCATGGGATGGAGAGCAGCATCTTCGATCGATTCGATCTGGTGTTGACAGGCCATTACCACACACGCAGCCGCCGCCGTAACATCGGGTACATCGGTGCACCATACCACCTGACCTGGGCCGATTACGTCGACGGGGCCAACCGGGGCTTCACTGTTCTCGACCATGACACAATGGAAGAAACCGAGAACAACAACCCGGAATGGATGACCATGTTCTCTGTGGTCGAGTACGACCCGAAGGCTGACTACACTGACGATTCATTGCTGGATGCCTTCAAAGGCACCATAATGAAGGTGTTGATCAACGAGCACGGCACGCCGGCCCACATGAAGAAGTTTCTCGCGGCCATCAACAAGCTGGAGCTGATCGACTACGCGGTGATCGACAAGACCATCATGGTTGAAACCACGAAGGCTGAAACTGAAGCCGGTACGGGTCATTCCGAAATCAACTACACCCTGAAGACCAACGAGGTCGTCAGCAACTACATCGACCGCCAGGAAATGGTCAGTGATGCGGCTCGCCTCAAGGTGATTGCTGCTGACGTCCTGAAGCGCGCCGAGGAGCGGGTATGAGCCACAAGGTAATTCTGCAGAAGGTCCGCAGCAAGAACTTCCGATCGGTGGGGGCAAGCTTCATTGAGGTTGACCTCATCGAGAACCCTTCCACCCTGGTCGTGTCGGTGGACAACGGCGCTGGTAAGTCGACCACGACTATCTCGGCCCTGTACTACGGCCTGTTCGACAAGGCGTACGGCGAGAAGGCCCGCAAGACTTCCCTCATCAACAGCAAGTCCAACAAGGACAGCCTGGTAGAAGTTGAGTTCGAAGCTCGTGGGAAGAACTACCTGGTCCGCCGGGGCCAGAAGCCTGCAGTGTTCGAAGTCCACGAAGAAGGTGAGTTGTGGAAGAACGATTCCGATAACACGGACAACCAGAAGCGTCTGCTGGAAGTCCTGGGCTTCGACCACGTCATCTTCGAAAACGTCATCGCCCTGGGCCGTGACCGCTTCGTTCCGTTCATCAAGATGGATGCCAGTACCCGCCGCCACGTGGCCGACGAAATGCTCAGCACCGGCATCTTCGGCTCTATGAACGAAGTGGCCAAGGAAGACATGAAGGTGTTGGCCCGCCAGGTCAGCGATGTCGAGTTTGAAATGACCGCGGTAGACCAAAAGCTGAGTTCAGTGACCCGGCTGGTAGAGCAGCACAACACGAACCGGGGCGACATCGTAACCAGCGCTCGGGAGCGTATTACCGCGCTCGAGGATGATCTCAGTAAGAAGGGTGACGTTCGTAGCCGGTTAGACGCGAAGCGGCAGGAGACGGCAGAAGAGGCAGCCGTAGAAGCCGACAAGCTTTCCGCGATCCAGACATCGATCAAGACCGTCGATGACCAGTTCAATGCGAACCTGGAAGAAACCCGCAAGGGCTTCAGCGACAGGATCCAACAGATCAACCTGTCCCACCAGACCCAACTGCGTACGCTGAACACCGATCAGCGTACCCGCACTGAAGAAGCATCGGCTCGCGGCCGGGCCGCCCAGGACGAAGCCAGCTCCAAACTGACCCGCATGCGTGGTATCAAGGGTGACCTGGAACGCAAGGCGAGCGGTGAACTATCGAAGGCTAACAGCTTCCGCTCGTTGGGTGATTGCCCAACTTGCATGCAGGTTGTACCTGACGCGCACAAAGACCGCATTGCTGGTGAGATGGAAACCAGCGCGGCTGAAGTGAATTCTGGTCTGGAGCGCCTGGCCCCGAAACTGACCGAGGCTGAGCAAGCGGTCCTGGACGCCAAGAAGGCCACTGAAGACGAAATCGCGGCCATCTCCAAAGACGTGAGCGACCAAACAGCGGCGCTGGAAGCCCTCAGCGGCCCGGCCGTGGTACAGGGTATCTCTTCTGAAATGGAAGGCGCCCTGGACAGCGTCCGGGTTGAATGGAAGGCGGCAACTGCCCAGCTCGAAGCCGAAAGGGTGCCGTTGAAAGAGGCCAACATGGCCTTCGTAACGAAGCTGAATGAGTTTAACGCGGCGATTGCTTCGTTGGACGGCCAGATCTTGGTTCTCCAGGCGGAGATCAAGACCCAGCGCGACATCATCGAACGCAACCTGGACCAAGGTGCTGACGAGCAGCTGAAGAAGCTCAAAGTTGAGCAGGAGGAGTTGAACACCCAGAAGGAAGCCCTGGTATCCAAGTATGACGCCCTGAAGGCGGAAGTGCGGAACTACAGCGACCTGCTGATCATCCTGAAGGACAACGGCGTGAAGGCCGACGTGGTGAAGCAGTACATCCCATTCTTCAACCGCCGGGTCAATGAGATCCTGGATGGCATGGGCATGTACATCAACTTCGTCATGGACGAAGACTTCAATATCGAGATGGCGGACCCTACCCGCAAGAACCAGAACCTGTATGACCTGTCTACCGGTCAACAGCGCCGGATCGACCTGGCCATCTTGTTCACCTGGCGCGAAATCGCCTCGATGAAAAGTTCGATCAGTTGCAACCTGCTGATCCTCGACGAAGTGCTGGAAAACCTGAGCCAGCAAGGCGTGGTGGACTTCATGGGCATGTTCGAAGCCCAGATGGCCAACAGCACCAACCTGATGGTGGTGACCCAGCGCGAAGATGAATTCAGCGAATATTTCGAGAAGGTCATCAAGTACCAGCTGCGCGACGACTTCACCGTTCTGTTGGCTGAATAACGAAAAAGGGAGCCTGGCGCAAGCCGGCTCCCCTTTCTGTTACCGCTCGGTGACGATGACGAGCTTGTAGTGGGTGGCCCCGGCGATGTTCACGTTTTTCGAAGCTTGAAGCGCCGTGATAGGGCCATCGTTGACAAGATCGGTTACCTTATCGGTCGCCACCAACGTCCCCACAGGTTTCGGAGCCCGCAGCGTCGGCTTGGAAACCGTCACATCGATGGACCCAGCAGTTGGGTTGACTTCGACGTAGGAACCTGAGACCAGGTTGTAATACTTCACACCAACGTGGATGCGGAAGAGATTGTGCTGGGCCAGTTCGACAAGTGCCGCGTTGGCCACGGGGGTGTATTCGCTAGTGATGATCATGGCTGGTTCCTCTAGGGGTGGCCGGATGGTTATCGTGTATTTACCAAGGAGCAAAGAATGATTAAACCTGTCCCTCAAGAGCCGGGCAGTGTTCGTGATATCACGTTCGTCTGTAAAGAGTACCCGCCCGCCTACATCCAAGGGCGATTGATGAAGACCATGGACTTCCTGCAGGAGCTGGACGAGCGTCTACCGCTGAAGGCCAACGTTATCGTCACAAAACATGCAAGCCCTGGAGAGGGAGATTACGAGACCCTCCTGGCCATCCGCCCTGACCCCAACCTGTACCGCCTGTTCAACGACGGCATCAACCAACCTACGTGGTCTATCGCCGGCCAGGTTCAATACCGACATTAAGGAGCTGTATGGAAAATCCAATTGCCGTGCTCGATACTGAAACCCTGGCCCGGTACGACGATGCAATCGTCCTGTCGGTCGGGCTTGTCGTTGCTGATCTGTCGAAGAACTACACGTTTGACCAGCTGGCTCAAGAGCAGAGCCTGTTCTTCCGGTTAGACCCGATGGACCAGGCCAAGCGCGGCCGGGTGCGTGAGAAGCGTACCATCGACTGGTGGCGTGAAGACAAGAGCGTAACCGACGCCGCCCGCGAGAAGTCCTTCACCGTGCGCCCAGAAACCGAGTTCTTGTCCCTGGACAAGATCGCTGACACCATGAGCATCTTCTGTCGTTCGCTCGGGGTTGAGCCGCGCTCGGTGATGTGGTTTGACCGGAACGCCTTCGACTTCAAGAAGCTCCAGCACATCATCGAAATCACCTGTGGCCAGCAAGACCGCGAGCCGTGGCACTACCACCACACCACCGAGATCGTCAGCTTCTTCCGTGGTTGTGGCATCAACGACCGGTACGCCGGTGTGAAGCCGTCGGACTATCCACAGATGGTCTACCATGACCCTGTCCATGACTCGGTACTGGATTTCCTCCGCCTCCAGAAAGCCATGGGCGGTGTGGTATGAGCTACAAACCGAAGAACATGAGAGCCCACATGGCAGCGGCCTGGGCCTATGCCATGCAGAGCTCAGCCAAGCGCAACAAGGTCGGGGCTGTTCTGATCAAGCACGACAGCCCCCTGGGGTGTGGTTATAATGGCACATACCCAGGAGACGACAACGAGTGTGAAATCAACAACGTCACCAAAGAAGATGTCGTCCACGCCGAGATCAACTGCCTAGACAAGCTGCGCCACATCCATGAAACCGCCGCCGGGGCCACGCTGGTCGTTACCCACGAGCCTTGCCTGGGCTGCGCTCGCGAGATCATCAAGTCGAGGATCGAGGCCGTGGTGTTCGAGCAGCTCTATAAGTCGGACAAGAGCCCATCCACTTTCGATGGTCTGAAGTATCTGACCGACCGGGGCGTCAGGGTGTCGAAGTATTGCCAGAAGATGGTCGATGGCGACGTACACCGGGGCGTGTTCCTGCGCATCGACGAGAACTGGGTACTTCGCGCAAAAGACGGTGACGTTCTGGAGTTTCCGCGTCACTGGTAAAATAGTTTGAACTATTTTACTTTTGGGGGTTGTACTGGTTCAATAACACTGGTATAATGGGCCCATCGAAACGAGTTCACTGAGGAACTAGCCATGAAATCCGAAGCCCTGAAAGCCGCCCTCGAAGCCCGCATCCCAGAACTGACCGCCAACTACACCCGCCTGATCGGCCAGCAGTACGATTTCCTGGTTGGTGAATTCACCAACACCTTCGACAACGTGTCCAACAGCAAGTATTACAGCCTCTGGACCGAGACCGTCCGCCGCGTGGTTGTCTGCACTAACCCGGTCGAAGGTAGCCGCAACCGCACCCGTGACGGCGCCGCAATCTACGCCCTGAACCCAGAAGCAGTAGAGCGCATGGCTGTAGCACACGCCACCGAAACCGTGATGGCCTGGGCCAACAAGATCGAAGGTAAGATGGGTGAGCTGGAAAAAGCTGAATGTCTCCACATCAACGGTTGCCGCTTCGCCATCGTCGGTATCAAGAACGGCAACAACGTGCGGATCGAGCAGGACATGATCCTGAACGTATCCTCGAAGGGTAAGGTTTTCAACCAATTTCCAGCAAGAATTTATGTAAATCTGAAGTTTATGTCGGAAGCGAAATTCAAACAACTGTGATTGATACGGCCCTGGGCAACCGGGGCCACTTGGGAGATTGTGATGTTGTCGAATAACGTGAAGCAGTATGTCGAAGGTTTGGTGAATGCAGCGAACAAGGAACCCAAGATGTCGAACACGGTTCGGCTCCCTGGTGGGGTCGACCGGGGTCTGAACATGCTGACCGATAAGTTGGGTATCACCAAGTCCAAGCTCATGGCCGACTTGATGGAGATCGCATTGCGTGACGCAATGGTGGTCTACGCGGATACATTCACCGGCGAGGAGCGCGAGCAAATCCTGAAGGAATTCACCGAGGTGATGCGTCCCACAGTTGTCTGACCTCAAAAGAAAACCCCCGTCCAGCGCAAGCCGGGCGGGGGTTTTGTCGTTTAGCGGAGACGCTTCAGCGGGATGACCGCTTCGATCGGGTCCGGGTTGTTGAGAATGAAGAACAGCAGGCTGATGATAAACCCGTGCCCATCGGGCGAGCGGTTCACCACCACCGTCTTGAGGTCGCACCGGGGCTCGAATGCCCTGATGGTATCCTCGATACGGTTCTTGATGTTGATCTCGGTAAGCGGCCCGGCCAGGTCGAACAGCAGGTTGTACACCCCGCCGCCGATCTGGGGGGCAAAGAGGATTTCCTCCTCCATGCTCATAACCAGGGTCTTGATGGACTGAAGCACAGCAGCGGCGTCAGTCCTCATGCTTACGTCACCGGACATTGGGTGGGCTCCGAACGTTAGGTCGAAGTCCCGGTATGCAGGCGTTGATGCCACAAGTCACCTCCTTAGATGAACACCGTGTCGTCTTTGAATTTGCGCCAGTTGACACCGTCTGAGTAGCACGGAGTCACCACCGGGGTAGCGTCTGACGTTGCGAAGATCATCATAGACAAAGGGTAAGACGCGGCGGCCGGGGGCGTACCGGAACCGATGATGTATGGGCCGACCTTCAATGGTTTGGTGGTCGCCATCGCATCCTTGATCAACACTGGACCGTTGAACTCTGAACCACCGGTTACCTTCAACGCGGTGGCAGAGCTTTCCAGTTCCTGTGCGATCAGCGGGCTGGTAGTGCTCCCGAGTTTCTGGACACTCTCCGTACCCACTTCACTGGTGCCGCCGGTTCGGGCAAGCTCGGTGACTGTACCTGTACCGTCAGGGCCGTAGTAGCTGGTGCTGTTGGTTGCGGAGTCGATTACCAGGCGTTCCTGGGTCTCGTTCGCATTGGTGGTGATGCTGGTGTTCGAGATCGTACCGCCGTTGATCGAGTCACCGCTACTTTTCACCAGGACCCATTGGCTACCGTCCCATCGACGAGACAGCTTTTCTTCGGGCTGGAACCAGATGTCGCCGGTTGCTACGCGGATGGCCACGTTGAGGGTCGGGTCTTCTTCCTGGAAGAATGTGGTGGACTTACCGGTCTGAAGGCCTGAGAGGTTCTTCAGCAAGATGCCAATTTCGCTCTCGTCGCGTTTCCAGACAGGGGCGTTGTCCACGATGGTCAGCACGTACATCCGGTACTGGTTATCGACGTCGAACCAGTAGTCACCCACCGCCGCGTTCTGCTCTGGGGTTGGCTCAGATTCCTGGTAGAACGACTTCACCTGGCCATCCAGTGCCGTGCTCGTTTTGGCCAGGGAGCTGAGGGCCTGAACAGCCTTCTCGTAACCGTCGATCGCCTTGGACGCTACCACGCCGGCCGGTTGCCCGCCAACATTGTTCGTGTCATCCGAGTAAATCTTCGCGGCCATGCCACCGACCACAGCCCACTTCATTGCCACCGGCGCCCATTCTTTCACGACACCAGTGAGCTTGTTGACCCACATGTGCCCAGCTTCAGCTTTCTCCAGTTCAGACAGGATAGGCTCAGAAGAACCTGCGATGACCGTGACCGGGGTAGCTGAGTCAGGGATGAAGTAGGTCGGCTTCCCGTCTTCACCAGCGGCGGTAACTGGGACCATCCTGACCTTGGATTCGGTATCTGGGACCCAGGCTCCGTCTTTAAAGATCTGCTGTCCACTTTGTGTACCTGAAACGCCGGTAGGCACCCAGATATCACCCTCTCGTGCCGTAGAAGCGGCGGGAGGGGTTGGCCCGAAGGAAGCGGTGAACTTGTCAGCAGACATGTCCTGAGCGGCCTTGACGGATGCCTCCATCGCGGTGTTGATATTCTTGTTGATGACGGCCTGGGCCGCGCCGCCGATGCTACCAGCCTGGGCTGCCCACAGGGCGTTCTTACAAGTGCCCTCGATGACACCCAGCACGTCCAGAGCCTGGAACGAAGCCGAAGGGGCCGCGATCTGTTCACTGAATGCTACCAGTGGCGAGTTTACCTGGACCCGGGACCCACCTTCCAGGAAGAGCGTGGTATCGCTGTGAAACACCGCCGCGCCGCCATACCGATGGTATGCTGTGCCATTGACCGTCAGGCTGTAATTCTTCCCGACCATCTCATAGCTGTTGAACGTGGTGATTGTGTACCGATCCTGAACACTCTTGTCTGTCAGGGTGCCTTCGTTCAGTACTTCACGGAAGGTGCCGGACATGTGGTAGTGATGCATCCGGGCGTTGCCCGGCGTATCATCCAGCTCGATCACGTGCCCAGATTTGCTCTGGAATACCCGGTTGTGAGGGTACGGGCCTGCACCAACAACGATCGGCGCCCCGGCGGCTGGTGGGACGAAGACGGTTGCACCGCCGATAGGTTGGGACCAGGTTGGGTTGGCTTCAGCCTCAGACACCGCTTCCAGGGTGTTGGTGGGGCCTGGCCAGCGGTAGGCCAATACGTTGGCGCGGCTGAACCGTACAACGCTGACCGAGTCAGTCTGGTTACCCGCGAGCAGCCACACATAGTCCTTGTCAAACCGCGAGACGAAGCCAACGTGACCCAACCGAGGGTCGTTACCGCGTGTGATGACAACCACGGCACCGTACCGGGGGCCAGTCAGGGATGAACCCCAGTTCACCCACGACCGAGCGGATGCGGAGCGTGTACCAGCGATACCGGCCTGTTTCATCACCCAGCATGCGAACGCTGAACACCAAGGGGTTTCGTCGCTGGATGCATTGAGGCTGGTCTGGGCGTGGTACTCGAGGATCCGAGCGTTCGCACCAGAACCGCTGACCTCCTTGATACCGATTTCCTTCTCAGCGATCGACATCCACTTGTTCGGGTCGAATTCGTTGGTGGTATCTGGGTCGGTGTTGGGTTGGGCTGGTGGCGTGGAGGTGCCGTTCTTTTCTTCCAGGTACATGGCCATCGCCACATACTGATTGTTCTCGCTGTTGCTGAGCGGCGAACCGGCCACTTCGGCTTTGCCGAACTTGGGACCACCGTTATAATCGGCGTACATGCCCCGGCGGTTGCCATTGTATCGCTTATTCAGTTCGTCATACAGGTCGCTTACGCCGCCGGCTGCAGCAGGGAAACTGTTCCGTTCGTCGTTGGCACCGCCAACCCCAGTGAGACCCACGGCCTTGGCCGTAGCAGGCATCAGTTGGAATGGTCCCGCCGCGCCCGCCGGGCTGACTGCGTTCGAGGGGGCAGGCTTGCCCCGGTTCTCGATTGACAGCACGTTACACATGAACGCATACTTCTTGGTGTCACCTGCGCATACGGACTTCAGAGTGGCAACCTGGGCATCAGTCAACTTGACCGTTTCCAGTTGAGCAGCCTGTTTCGCCGAGATATCGTTTTTGACTGCTAAAGCCGGGTCGGCAGCGCCCCCAGAGCTGGTTTGCGCTTGCCCGGCGTCCTCCTCTGGAGTACTATTCGGACTCGTAGCCCGTACCCCGACGCCCGCTGTAGCGAACTGCGTCTTATTGGCTGCCATCGCGGGGCTAACAATACCCCGAGCCAACGGGTTCACGTCGTGAGTACCGTCCTCCCCGACACCATGATAGGTGCCAACGACAAACGGTTCCAGCTTATCACCATCGGTATAGAAGCCCCAGACCACGGTGCCAACCTGAATACCAGTTGGGGACCAGCCCAGGCCGTCGAACGCGGCGTTGTTTGCATCGGAGCTGACGTGGCTCCAAGGCAATGATTCAGTGGGGATTAGGGATTTGTTGGTAGAGTGCATGGCGACGACGCGAACGCGGACCCGCCCCACTTGGAGAGGGTCGTCTACGTCCTCAACCGTGCCAAAAAACAGGGAAGGATTGTCGATCATAGCGGTATCCGAATTTGGTTGTCTCAGCTAATTAGAGACCCGCCAGGGAGGGGGAGGATTACCTCCGCCCGGTCTGACGTTGTGCTTCGGCTTGTTGATCCCGCTTGATGAGGGTGGTGTACACTTCACGGTGCCATGGCAGCATCGCATTGTACTCGGTGAGGGTTATGTCGCAATCACGCTTCAGGATATGACCAATCTCAAAATATTCAATGAGCTCCAATTCAAACATCAGGTGAAAATGCTGTTGAGGGACTCAATCTCCTGGACGTGGTCGTAACCGCATTTCGGGCACTTGGCCTTGATGGTGTAACGCAGGGTGGGCATACTGTCGAAGAACTTGAGTTTGATTTCGTTCTTGACTGACAGCGGCATGCTGTTGTAGAACTGTTTGAGTTCTTCAGGCGTGCTATCAGCGGCCGGGTAAACGGTCTCGGCGTCGAAGATGCTTTCGATGCAGGACAGCACGATGGCCGCCGGGTTGGAGTCCGAAGCTGATGCCGACTTCAGGGTCGGATAAGTCATCTTGATACCGATGTCTTCAGACACCTGGAAGGTGGTGATGTGCTCGCCCTCCTGCTGTAACTGGACTTCCTTGAGGTTGATCACCACGTTTACCGGGGTGTTACACGAACGTTTGACCAGGGCTCCTTCGGGGCCTTCTGGGAGCTCCACCTCGTTGCTGCATACATAAGTCAGCGACAGGGTTTCGCCGGCAGACTTCTCGCGAATTCGCAGGAACAGATCTTCAACCGCAAACAGCGGCAAGGTCTGAGAGTCAGCGCCGGTAACACACTCGTCCAGAATTTGGGCGATTGCCACAAGCTTTTCTTTCGGGTCTTCCGAATCCTTCACTTGAACCAAGATAGATTCCTGGCCGCAGGTGAAAGGGTGAAATTTAATAGCGCCCTTGAGCCACTTGTTCTTGTACGGGAACGTGGCCTTGGGTAGAATTGGCAGACTCATTTTGTCCTCCATAGATTAATCGGTCGCTGAGGTTGCTTAGCGATCATGTTTCAACCACAGGAGTATCCATGCAAGTAATCAAGTCCGACGGTAATCGAGCCGACTTTGACGCCACTCGAATCGCCCGCCAAGCTGAAGAGGTGTGCGAAGGCCTGAACGTCAACCGCGCCGAGCTTTTGGCGAACCTCAACATGCAGTTCTTCGATGATATGACCACCGCCGAGATCAACGTGGCGCTGAAGAACACCGCCGCCGGCCTGATCAGCGAAGAAAGCCCGGAGTTCGACAAGGTCGCGGCCCGCTTCGTGATCAAAGAACTGAAGAAGGAAGCCGGTACGTTCGTTGCTCACTACGGCGAACTCCGCACCTACCTGGAGACCGGAGTAAACTTCGGTCACCTGAATCCTCTGGTACTGTCCGAAGGCTTCTTCGACATCGATGCTCTGTGTGATGTGGTATTTGAACACATCCATCGTGATGACCAGTTCACGTACCAGGGCATCCAGACCATCGCTGACCGATACCTCCTGCGTTCTCCGCAGTTGCACGGTAAGCGCTCCCGCGTGTATGAGCTGCCTCAGCACATGTTCATGCGTGTGGCCATGGGTCTGAGCCTGCTGGAAAAAGACCCGACGGCTGCTGCGATCGAGACCTACCACCTGCTGTCTTCGTTCGATTTCATGAACAGCACCCCGACGCTGTTCAACAGCTGCACCAACCACAGCCAGATGTCCAGCTGCTACGGTACGCAGTTCCAGGATGACATCGTTGACATCTTCGACGGATTCAAGCACTGCGCCCTGCTGAGCAAGTTCTCTGGCGGTGTTGGCAGCGACTGGACCCCGGTACGGGCCATGGGCTCGCACATCAAGTCGACCAACGGCAAGTCCAGCGGCCCGATCCCGTACATCAAGATCTACAACGATACAGCGGTCTCGGTCGACCAGGGCGGCAAGCGCAAGGGCGCATTCGCACCGTACATGGAAGTGTGGCACCTGAACTTCCCTGACTTCGTAGACCTGAAGCTGCAATCCGGTGACGACTACCTGCGTGCACGTGACGTGTACCCGGCGGCCTGGATCCCTGACCTGTTCATGGAACGGGTTCGTAACAAGGAAATGTGGTCCCTGTTCTGCCCGAACGACGTACCACACCTCCACGAAACGTGGGGGGAAGAGTTCGAACGTGGTTACCTGGAAGCTGAAGCCAACTTCCTGGCCCGCAAGCAAGTCCCAGCCTTCGAGCTGTGGCAGCGTATGTTGGATCGCCTGACCCGTACCGGTGCGCCGTGGAACACCTGGAAGGACGAGTCCAATCGTCGCAACCCACAGCAACACGTTGGTGTCGTGCACAACAGCAACCTGTGCACTGAGATCATCCTGAACAACAGCAAGGACGAGCACTTCGTCTGCAACCTGGGCTCGATCAACGGCTCCAAGCACGTAAAGCATGGCGAGATCGACCGCGTGAAGCTGCGCAAGACCATCCGCCTGGCTGTCCGCAACCTGGACAACGTGATCGACCTGAACTTCTACCCAACCGAACAGGCTCGCAACAGCAACATGAAGCACCGCCCGATCGGCCTGGGTATGATGGGTTACGCAGAGGCCCTGGTTGCATGTGGCATCGACTTCGAAAGCGAAGAGCACCTGAAGTGGGCCGACGAGCTGTTCGAGATCATGTCATATGAATCGATCCGTGCGTCCGCAGAACTGGCCCGCGAGCGCGGCTCGTACGAGTCGTTCGAAGGTTCGTTGTGGTCCAAAGGTATCCTGACCATCGACACCGCCCGTAACCAGACCAAGTCTGTGTACAGCGAAGCCGAGTGGCAAGAGCTGCGTGAGTACGTCAAAGGTGGTATGCGTAACTGCAACATCATCGCCCTGGCCCCTACCGCGACCATCGCCAACATCGTTGGTACCACCGAAGTCACCCAGCCGATCAACGAGCGTGTGCTGGTCAAAGAGAACCTCTCGGGGAACTTCAAGATCATCAACCCTCTGGCGAAGTATAACCGCCCTGACCTGGTGAAGACCGTCTGGGAAGTTGACCAGATCTGGATCATCGACGCGGCCACCGTGCGCGCCAAGTGGATCGACCAAGGCCAGTCCACCAACCTGTACCGTGACCCACTGAAGCACAAGGGTCGCACCCTGAACGACTGGTACTTCCGCATGTACGACGGCGGCAACAAGACGTCGTATTACCTGCGCAACAAGCCGGTCCAGTCTGAAGCCGGTTCCGGCGAACAGCAGAACGGTGACATGAATAACCCACCGGTCGTTCTGAAGGAAGAGCCTGAATTCCACCAGGACAGCGGTGAAGTTTGCGAGTCCTGCCAGTAACACCCTGACCTACCCCGGAGGCTGCCTCTCGTGCCGCCTCCGGTGCTTTCCCCTCCTACCAGACCCGTTGTACTGGTGGTATCATTGTCCCGGAGTAAGAATGACGAGCACCGCTCAACCCGAAAAACTGAAGTTCGTCCGCTTGGAAGACCGCCGTATCATCGAAGGTGTCAATGACAACATGATGAAGGTGAGTCCGTGCAAGTATGACAAACCGATCCGCCGCCTGGAAAAGATGATCCACGACCAGTGGACACATTTTGACGTTGAGATGGTCGTCGACCGCTCTCACTATGAAGCGGCCACCCCCAAGCTGCGCCAGGCAATCCAGCGCGCCCTGGGCTTCCTGTCCAACCTGGACGGTATCCAGCTCAGCACCTTGGCCACCTCAATCGGGCAGCACATCACCACCCCTGAGTACATCTTCGCTCTGACCGAGCAGACCCGACAGGAAATGATTCACTGCCTGACCTACGGTCGGATCGTGGACACCCTGGGGATGGACCCAGACGCAACGTACAGCCTGTACCGCACCAACCCGTTGCTGGCTGACAAGAACGAGCACGTCCTGCGCCTGACCTCGCTCCTGCGTGACGACTACTCCCCTGAAAACTTCGTGCGGGCCATCGCCGGTAACATCGTGATCGAGAAGATCATGTTCAACTCCGGCTTCCGTCTGTTCTTCAGCCAAAACCGCAACGGCGGCAAGTTCCCGGGTGTGTCCAACAACATCCGATACATCGCCCGCGACGAAACTGAACACACCTACCTGTTCAGCGACATGTGGCATGACCTGAAGGCTGAGCGTCCTGAGCTGTTCACTACCGAAGTGCTGGAAGACTGCCGTCAGATCATCAAGACCGGCGCGCTTCTGGAAATCCAGTGGGGCCTCCACATCGCTGACGGCGGGTTGCCGGGCTACACCCCTGAGATCGTCGAGGGTGGCACCAAGTTCCTGGCCAACGAAGGTTGTGACCTTCTGAGCCTCCAACGTGTGTTCCCAGAGGTCACTAAGGACACCATGCCTTGGATCAATGACTACATGGGCCAGCACGGCATCGTGATCGAGTCGAACTTCTTCGAGAAGGCGAAAGTGCTCGACTACCAAGACAAAGGTCTTGAGTGGGACTAACCGCCGTTTGAGCGTAGAAACCATTTGAGATACAACACGGGCGGGGTATAGTTTGCCCCGTTCAACCAATCATGATACAACGGAGTTTTGAATGTCCCGCACCCCAGAACAATTGCAGGCCCGCATCGACGAAATCCAGGCCTACGCCACTGAAGCCTTCAAAGGTAATCAGGAGTTCACCTTCACGCTGCAAGACGGCGACAAAGGTGCCAAGTGGATGATCGGCCCGTACGGCACCATCTGCATCGCCCTGGACGTCCACCAGGACGGCAAGGATGATCTGTTCGACGCCATTTCCGTCAGCCTCGACGGCGACATCCACTTCCTGGCCGTTGCTTCCCACGCATTCGCCACCAAGTTTGGTCTGATCTACATGGACCCGCATGCCGCCGGTTTCGGTGCCAACGAAGGTCAGATTCATTTCGGCCAGGTTGCGTACGAAGCCAAGGCTGTCAGCGACGAAGCCCGCCTGCGTGCCAAAGTGGTCGAACTGACCAAAGAAGCAGCCAGTCAGGTCAGCTCCGAAAACGCCGTCAAGATCGCCACCCCGGCCACCGACATTGTCGGCCTCGACGGTAACAAGCTGTAATCATGGGGTACATCATTTACTCCAAGGAAAACTGCCCGCAATGCACCCAGGTAATCACTGTGTGCAAAGCGCGTAAGCTTGATCATACTGTGCTCAAGCTGGACACCGATTTCACTCGCGAAGATTTGAATGCTAAGGTAGAGCAGGCAGGCGGCAACCCGCCCCGGTCTTTCCCTCAAGTGTTCCTGGACGAGCGTCACATTGGTGACTTCACTTCTTTCCGGGAACACGTTCTTTCAAACTGATCTCCCGGAGTATCGATGTCCAACACTTTCAAACATCTGTTGAGTTGCGCTGACTGCGACGAAACCTTCTACGTCCTGACCCGCCGCGAAGACCAACCGGCATTCTGTCCCATCTGTGGCGGCCAGGACGTAGTTGATGCAACCCAAACCGAAGAACCTGTCGAAGATGGTGACGAGGAATGACCGTTTTTGCGGGCGTCGATTATTCGATGAACTCGCCGGCCATTGCGATTTACGACAGCGCCCAGCCCCTGAAGTTTGAAAACGTGAAGATGTTCAGCCTTTGCGAATACAAGACGAAGGCCGGGCGCTTCGGTAACGTCACCATCCAGACCCTCCCACCATACTCCTGCGACGAAGAGCGTTATCACAACAACGCGCTCTGGGCCAGGGATATCATGTTGGAACACGGGGTTCAGAAAGTAGCCATTGAAGGCTATTCGATGGGTTCGTCGTCCGGCCTCGTGTTCAACATGGCGGAAAACGGCGGCGCCCTCAAGCAGATGCTCTGGAAGGCCGGTATCGAAATAGCCACGCCTCCTTCGCCCTCCACTGTCAAGAAACATCACAGCGGTAAGGGTAACTCGAAGAAGGAGGCCATGGTCGATGCGTTCAACGACCTGTTCATGGTCGAAATGCACAAGATCGTCAAACTGGACAAGCCGTACGTCAAGCCAATCGACGACCTGACTGACGCTTGGGCAGTCCTCGACACCGCATTCAAAATCACCCAGGGGAAACCACTGTGATTCTCAACCTACTCCCGTACTTCCAACTGGTCCTCGTGTTCGCCCTGGCCTACGTGATCACCCTGTTCTGCTGCCGCGCCGTCCTCGTGACCAACGCCGTCCAGTACTACATCGCTCACAAGGCCGTGGACAACACCCTGTTGACCATCACTGGCAGTTGGTTCGGTAACGCGGCCATGTACTGCCTCAGCGTATCGATCCTGGTGACCACGTTGGTTGCCTTCGAAAAGTTTGGTGGTTGAAGTGAAACAACCCATTTCAGTCCGCCAGAGCATCGGCACCTTGTCTGAGATCATGCAACACGTGACCCAGCACAAGGATCTCCCGGCGCGTATAACCGCCATGCGCGAGAACGACACCAAGGCCATGAGGTCTTTCTGTCAGATCGCCTTCGGTCCCGTAGACATGTTCGCGGACATTCGCGAGACCGGCTTCACCCCGGATTACCGTTGCCGCCTCGAAAACGTGGCCTCGACCGAATCCTTCTTCGGTGTGGTACAGGCTCTCGAGCGCATCACTGACAAAGCTCGGAACATGCGTCTGCGTCAGGACGCCTTGAACGACATCCTGGACTGGCTTCACCCGAACGAAGCCAAAATCATCCTCTCGATCTTCAACCATCAGACCCTGATCCCTGGTCTCCCGCTGGTTGTGGTTCGATCCGTCTACCCTAATCTCTGAGGTCCACCTATGGGCGCCCGCCGCAAAACGATCAGACGTGTACTCCGTGCCAAGATTCAAGAATGGCTCGGCTCGATTGAAGATGAATCCGTTCGCCTCCTGGCGTCCAAGGATACCATCATTACCGGCGGGGCCATTGCTTCCCTGCTCCTGGGTAACGCACCGAACGACTTCGATGTGTACTTCAAGACGAAGGCAACCGCCAGGGCCGTAGCTGAATACTACGTCAAGCGGTTCCAGTTGATCAAAGGTGAAAACTACGAGATCAACGTCTTCGAAGACAACTTCACCAACATCAACTATGAGTCCGAAGAGCGCATCATGATCCGCGTCTCAGGCGCTGGTGTTGCTGGTCAGACCGAAACCGACGCGCAAGAGCAGGAAGAAGAAATCGAGCTGGCTGATTTGCTGGCCCCGGTAGAAGGCCCGTCGCCTGAAGATGGCGAAGAAAAGCGCTATCAGCCGACCTTCCTGAGCCAGAACGCGGTAACGCTGACCAACAAGGTGCAGCTGATCATCCGCTTCTTCGGCGAGCCAGACCAGATTCACAAGAACTACGACTTCATCCACTGTCAGAACTGGTACACCTACCACGATGACCACCTGGAGCTGAAGCCCGAGGCCATGGAGTCGCTGTTGTCGCGGTCGCTGGTATATACCGGCTCACTGTACCCGATCTGCTCCATCCTGCGCGTACGCAAGTTCCTCAAGCGTGACTGGAAAATCAACGCCGGCCAGATCCTCAAGATGGCCATCCAGTGCAAGAAGATCGATTTCACCGACGCGGCGGTGCTGTCCGACCAGCTCAACGGTTGCGACAGCCACTACTTCTCGATGCTGATTCGAGCCATGCACGCCAAGCCCGAAGATGGTAGCCCGCAACGCGAACTGTCTGAAGAATACGTGATTGAACTGATCGACCGAATCTTTAGTCAGTAACCCCCGTTTGAGCCGCCGAACTGTTGCTCTTGCCAGCCCGGCGGCCCATAATTGCTACATGTCTGGAGCGCTGAATGCCCCTGTACAACTACAAATGCTCGAAGTGCGAGCACACGTTTGAAGCCATCTTTAAGGTCGACCTGCGACATACCCCCCGCGACCAACCATGCCCCGAGTGCAACGCCATCGAATCCGTCAACATGAAGATCGGGTGCCCCAATATCGTCTCCGGTGTTGGTGACATGATGTCGAAGACTCCTCGCGATTTCCGCGACAAGCTCGACCTGATCAAAAAGGGCAACCTGGGGTCAAACATTGAAACCTGAACAAGAACTAATCACGCCTGACAAGTTCAGCTTAGAAGTTGAACTTGCAGTCCACCGGGGCGAGTCCGAATCGCATATCGCTTGCATCTGCGAAAAGGCTGACGAGTACGACATCGAGATCGAAGCGATCAAGCCGTACTTGACCAGCACCCTGGTTGAAAAAGTCAAGCACGAGGCCTCCAGCCTCAACCTCCTCAAAGAAAAGAACACCACGGTTTCGCTGACAGACCTCTTCGGGGTCTGAACGAAAATTGGGGCCGGATTATTGCCCGGATACCGGACCCTCTTACCTTCTAACGGGCGTACAGGTAAACATCAAGCATGGTCGATTTCTCGAAACTCCGTACACGTTCCCAAAATGGCCAATCTGGTATGGCGGCCCTTCAAAAGAAAATTGAAGCCACCAGCGGCTACAGCGGGCAGAAGGATGACCGCTTCTGGAAGTGGACGTTTGACGCCAAGGGTAACAGCGAAAGCATCGTGCGCTTGCTCCCTATCCCGTATGTGGATATGGTTAAAGCCGAAGCTGGTGAGCTGGATGGGGACGAACTGACCCCGGCGGCCCGTATCGTCAGCCACTGGTTCCAAGGCCCTGGCGGTTGGTACAAAGAAAACAGTCTGCAGACCTTCGGCGAAGATTGCCCGGTCCGCCAGATGGATACTCCGAACTGGAAAGTTCGGAATGAAATGGGCAAGGAAACTGTTGAGGGTAAGGCGTACGCTGAAATCCTCAAGAAGCGCCTGCCGAGCGAAGACTTCATCTGCGGCCTGTATGTCGTTCGCGACAAAAATGCCCCGGAAAACGAAGGCAAGGTGTTCCTGTTCAAATACGGGCGCGCTATCGACAACATCCTGAAGTCCGCTGCCAAGCCTCAGTTCGACAACATCGAGCCGATTGACCCGTTCGACATTATCGAAGGTGCCAACCTGATCTTGAACCTGACCTCGGAAGAGAAGACCTTCAACGGTCGCACCTCCCGCGTTCCAGACTTCAAGCTGGCGTCCTTCGGCAAGAAAGGGCCGCTGTTCGAAAGCGACGAGCTGATGGAAGAAGTTTGGAAGAAGCAGTATTCCATCATGGAATTCTACGACCGCAAGAACTTCAAGACGTACGAAGCGCTCAAAACCCTGCTGTGCAAGGTGATGAACCTGGAAGACGACTTCAGCGTCAAGGGCGCGGCGCCTCGTAAGAGCGTCGACGAATTGGCCGGTGCGACCAACTTGCTTGGTGCCGCCCCGAAAGAGGAAGAAAAGCCCAAGCTGGACGAGAAGCCGCCGGTCGCTGACACCGTTGTCACCACGGAACAGCCGGTCACCAAAGCCGCTGAACCTGTAGTGGAAAAGGTTGAGCCGCCGAAGGCCGAAAGTGCCGGTGACGAACTCGACGAATTCGAGCGTCTGCTGGCCGGGGCGTAAGCCCAAAGAAAAAGGGGAGTCAGCTTGCGCTGGCTCCCCTTTTTTGTCCCGGAGGCGTAACCGCCTGGGCCGACCAACAACGCCCCAGAGAGGGCATTCGAGGTCACTTCTTGCTGGTATCTACTGGCTTGGGGCCACGCGCTTTCGTGAAAACATCCCCGAGAAGCGGAGCAACGTTTTGGACAGCACGTTCGCCGAAGAGAAACCCAAGCACCAACGCGTTGATCAGGTAAAGCGCAGCCTCCTGTTGGTCAGTCAGGTGTTGCCAGTGGCCGCTGAACCACATCAGGTCAGCGTACATGGCACCCAGGCCCCAAGCCGGGCGTTGAGAACCACGGATGAACAGCATGATAGGACCGAGGATGGGAATCCCCTTCAGGTCAGCCGCTGTACCTTCCAGATCACTGATGCGCTGCGTGAGGGCCGCCGTCTGGTCGTTCATGAGCTTTCCAAGCTCAATTTCTTTCGATGTTTCAGCTTGTTGCAGCGCTAACTGCATTTCGAGCTTCTTCTCAGGTGCAATGTCAGGTGGCCAATAATCCTGGACGATGTCCTTGACCTCCTTGAACAGCCCACCACCAACAAAGCCCGTGATTGTGTCGAGCAACCCGGCCATAAAGTCTCCTCCCCCGTGGGGTATAATCGTGCCTTCGTTTACATAGCGAGGATAGGCACTTTGAACCCACAATTAATTCAGGTAAACCGATGAGCGATCCTATTTTCTATACCGACGTCTCCGTACGTGGGCAGAACATCCTGTACCGCTGGACCAATAGCGAGACCGGCGAGCAAGGCGTCACCAAACACCCGTTCAAGCCCAAACTCTGGGTTCCGGCCGCCGCCGGGGTTGAGACGCCATTCGTGTCCCTCGACGGCGTAAAGCTGAAGCAGGTTGACTTTGAATCCATCCGCGAATGTCGCGAGTTCATGGAGCAGTACGAAGGCGTTACCGGGTTCCGGATGTTCGGGATGAAGTCGTTTGACTTCCAGTTCATCGCCCACAACTTCAGCAGCTCGACCATCAAGTACGATGCGTCCAAGATCCGTGTTGCTTACCTCGACATCGAGACCTTCTCTGGTGGCGTTGACGAAGAGGGTAACATCTTCCAGGGGCCGTTCCCTGAGCCAGACCAGGCGGAGTTCCCGATCACCGAGATCGCGATCTACAACAGCTACACCAAGGTGGCTCACTGTTTTACCACGCCCTGGGCTAAAGGTGACCGCGTCAAGGAACTGATGGACCACGGCGTCGAGGTGGTGCTCAAGGAGTACGACGGCGAAGCGCCGATGCTCGCCGAGTTTATGAACTACTGGGAATCCCAGGGGTTCAACTGCTGGACCGGCTGGAACATCGAGCAGTTCGACTGCCCGTACATGGTCAACCGGGTCAACAACATCCTGGGCGAAGGTACGGCCAACCGCTTCAGCCCTTGGGGTGTGGTCAACGCCCGCAAGGTGCACGACCAATGGGGTGGCGACTACACCACCTATGAGTTCGTGGGTTGCCCCGGCCTCGACTACCTCCAGGTGTACAAGAAGCACACCTATGTCACGCGATCGTCGTACAAGCTGGATGACATCGCGCACGAAGAGTTGGGTGAGAACAAGCTCGACTATGACGACAGCCGCAACTTGGCAGAGCTATACGTCAAGAACCACACGCGTCGCGTAAACTATAACATCAAAGACACCATGCTGGTCAAGCGCTTGAATGACAAGCTCGGCCTGTTGGAAGTGATGTTCGCCCTGGCGTACAGCTCGTTCTCGAACTACGGCGACGGCCTGGGTACAGTGAAACCGTGGTCGGCCCTGGCCTACTGCTCGCTGTACAACAAGAACAAGATCCCTGAGATCTTGAAGCCGACCAACGAAGACACCGAGTACGAGGGTGCCTACGTGAAGGAGGTGAAGCCCGGCCGCTACCCGTGGTCTCTCTCCGTCGACTTGAATGGCCTGTACCCGCACTTGGTGCAGCAGTACAACATGGGCCCAGAAACCCTGATCCGCGACCCGGTACATCGCAACCAGATTATCGAAGACCTGATCGCTGAGCTTACGGAGAAGGCCCTGGGTTGTGACTTCATCCACCGCCCTATCTTCGGCGGCCTGATCTCCGCTCTGCAGCAGAAGAAAGGTAACATCGTAGACGAGTTGCTCCGGTTCCATGTGTTGCCGGGCATCAGGTTTGACACCCTGATAGCACACGGTGTCAACATGACTCCGAACCTGCAGTTCTTCCGCAACGGCGAAATGTCGTTCTTGAGCGAGAAGTTCCGCGAGGTATACAACCTCCGGAAAGTCATGAAGAAGCGGATGCTCTACTATGAGCAATACCAGGCTGACCTCAAGAACGAGAAGCATGAACGCGAAGCCGGCAAGCGCGGCCCGGACGTGGTGTTCAAGGAACTGGAAGGTGTTATCCCACCCCACAAACAGTTCAACCTCATGGACGACGCCGAGGTCAAGGTCGAGTATGAGCGCTTGGACACCCAGGTCAAGCTCCACTTCAACTTGCAGCAGGCGTACAAGATTCAGCTCAACTCCGCTTATGGTGCGTTGGGTAACCGCTGGTTCCAGCCGTACTACGACATCCGCATCGCAACCGCGATCACCACGGCCGGGCAATTCGTCAACCGCTGGAACATCTTGCGGGTGAACGACTACCTGGGCAACCTTCTGGCGTCACCTGGGTTCGACTTTGCCTTCTATGGTGACACGGACTCGAACTACATCACGGTCGATAAGCTCGTCACCAAGATGGGCTACCAGGACAAGCCAGTCGAAGAAACAGTCGATATGATCGATCGCTTCGTCAAGGCCAAGCTGTCCCCAATGATCAAGCAGGGTACGCTCGATCTAGCGAACATGACCAACGCCTACGAGGACCGGATGGTCTGGGAGCGTGAGGTAATCGCCCAGGGCGCGGTGTTCCAGGCCAAGAAGCGGTATGCGATGCTGGTCAACGACTCCGAGGGTGTCCGCTACCATACACCGAAGTTGAAGTTCATGGGTCTGGAGGCCAAGAAGAGCTCGACGCCGGCCCACTGCCGTACCTGGTTACAAGAATGCTACCAGATCGTCATTGAGCAGCCAGAGGAGGCCCTGCAGCGCCGGGTGGCGGAGATCAAGAAGGAGTTCGACAAGATGAGTATCGAGGACATCTCCCAGCCTCGGTCCGCGAACAACCTCGAGAAGTATGCCGATTCGGCTAACGTCTACGCCAAGGGCACCCCGATCGCGGTCAAAGCTGCGTTGATCTACAATAGCGTCATCAAGTCCAAGGGCCTGTCGCTACCGAAGATCAGCTCCGGTGACAAGATCCTGTTCGTCCAGCTGAAGTCGCCTAACCCTATCGGTCACGGCATCATCGGGTACACCGGGTTCTTCCCGCGTGAGTTCGGACTTGAGAAGTACGTCGACCGCGAAATTGCCTGGGCCAAGACCTTTGTCGAGCCCCTGTGTAACTATCTCGACGCGGTAGGCTGGTCCCACGAGCGTAAAGCCTCTGTTATGGACTTCTTCTCCTAATCTGACCATACGCCTCAATGTTGTTGTAAACTTCAGCATTGAGGCGTAAGCTTGAACGATCAACCACAAGGATCTGAACGATGTCTGAAGTACTGGCTACCCAACCCGCCGAGCCTTCTCAATTCTGGTACAGCCTCTCTCACATGACAGGCGCGCTCTCGGGCGCGTTGTGTATGCTGATCCCGGCTCACTACTATGTGCCGCTGAAGCTTATCCTCTGGCTCTATGTGGCGGCCGCCCTGGCCGCCGTGTTGCTGTCTTCATCGGTGTGTGCAAGGTGTAAGCCTATCACCGCGAAAGACCACCTAGTAGTGGCAGGAATTTGGGCCGCGTTTTGGGTGTTGGTGACAATAGTGTGGATACACACCGGTTTACTGCTCGCCATCTTTGGGATCACTCCTGAGGCCTGTTAGATTTTCGCGTTATCCCTCGCGTTTGCAGGGCTCCTGTCGTTCAAAGTAATGTTGAGGCGGATCTTAGGAAACTTTATCCGCATCTACTTGCCGGGCGACAAAACCAGCCATATAATGGCGTCCTACCGGGTCACCCAAACCGATAAGAGAATGGGGATCAGGAGATAGCGGGGTAACCCGCACCACCCGTATGTTTCATCATGGAAGCCAAACGAATGTCGGTACAGCAGCTTAACCTCGAAGTCACCAGTGCAACCTCCCCTCTCGCTACCGCAGAAGGTGTGCGACGCGGTTGTTTCACGGTCACCAACGTACTCCTCGAACCATCCAACATTGACCTCCTCAAAGGTCTCTTCGACGGCATGATTGTTTGTCACGTCGAAGTCAGCCACTACGAGGGTGTCACACGCTATTACGCTGTCCACGATGACTTCGAACCATCACGTCTGGGCGAAATCACCCCGCATTACATCGTCATCGTTGATCGCGGCGGCGATGAGCCGCGCTTCTTCTTCGAACGAGTTACCCAAGAGTCCATGGTCTAAAGAACCAGGACGGCTGTCCCACATTCGAGCCGGCTTCCTTCACGGGTAGCCGGCTTTTTTACGGCTCAAATGCGAGTATCCAGGTTGCGCTTGAGGTATACTGTGGCCATCAACCACATAACGCCAGAGGGTCGTACATCATGGAACAGCCGCCAGCATTCATAGAAGAACCAGTTTCCCCGTTGACCTCCGCCCGCGTTGCTCTCGAGAACTTCTTGCGTCTCACCGACCGGGAAACCTTGACCATCAACCGCGCCCAGGCTCTGGCCTTACTCGACCAGATGGTCATCGTTGACCAGACTGAAGTCGTGTACGACCCTCCATACCTTCAGACCCACACGTACGGGATGAGAATGAGCGCCCGCCACGAAAATGGCACCGCTCTTGTTGAAATCGTCCGTACTGGCCCGAACCCTGACGGCCCACTCATCGTGGCCTCAATAGAAAGCCGCGAAGCCGCGTCCCTGATTTGCGATGAACTCAACCGGTCGCAATTGTACCAGGCCCTGCTCGGCACTACCTCCCGTGCGATCCATGCTGCCATCGACGACCTAGCGATGCGAGCTGGCTTCAAAGCCGCCTGGTATAAAAAAGGCAATGACGTCGAAGATGAAGACGGCCCCTGCCTGGATATTTCGTCGAGCATCCTGGACGGGTTGTACCGCGCCGCCCGCCTGACGGAAATCGACACCCAACCCAAGCTGAATCATCAGATCTTGTCGAAGGCCGCCCAAGTGGTTCGTGTCCTGTCCAACCGTAACAACTCAATGGCCATGGCAGGTCTCTGCCGGACCCTCGACGAACTGGCTGGTAAACAACTCAAGAAGGTCTGACCATGAGAAGACGCCATACGCTGTGCCTCGGCGACATGAAGATCAGTGACTGGTTCATCATTGAGAACCACGTTCACCTTGCCGCTGACGAGGTGATTAACCAAGAAGGTGAGTTCGATGAAGATGTCGCTGCGACAGCCTTCTCCGACCTCGGGTACGTTCGCGAATCGTACCTCATGGGCGCCGAGCTGTTGCGTCGCTTGCAACAGAAGAAGCTGGTCGAGCGTATCCCCGAAACCAGAAAGTGGAAACGAACCATCGTTGAAGCTGAAGTAAACCCAACAACGTGAAGGAATTATTTTGAACGTAGAGTCCATCGCACGCATCTGTTACGAAACCAACCGGGTGTTTTGCCAGGTCACGCATGATGCGGTGCCACCAGAATGGTCGGAAGCCCCGCAAGCTGTCCGTGACGGCTACTGTACCGGCGTCCAGTTCCGATTGAAGAACCCAATGGCGCCGGCCGCCGCCCAGCATGACCTCTGGTGCGAAACGAAGTTGTCTGAAGGTTGGTGTCGCGGCCCAGTGAAAAGTGAAGAGCTGCGGGAGCACCCTAACCTGGTGCCGTACCAGGCCCTGCCGCTGACCCAACGCATGAAGGATACCATGTTCAAGAACACGGTCATCGCCATGGCCCCCCTGTACCGCGCCGCCTGCCTACAAGATGAGCAGAGCGCCAAAGAGAGTGCTCATCTTGAACAAACTCCCGCTTAAAACCCTCGATGAAATGATCGCCGGTCGGTCATACATCGGGTTCAAGTTGGCGGACGCGCCGTTCCTTCAGGCCGAGAAGCAAGAAAAGAAACGGCGCGGTCTGATTGAACGCCTGTTCACCCTACCATGGCGTCCTCTCCAGTCGCATAAGGTGGTCACTGTGGCCGGCCCTAGCGAAACCTTATACCTCGCCAACGGCGTCATCTACGGGCACCCGGCAACCATTGCGCGGATCCGTGAGGCTCAGGCCAGCAATTGAACACGAGGCCTGGGCGAAAGCTCAGGCCTTTTCTTTGGGGTTTACTTGACAACAGGGCGGGCGTATGCTTACCCAAATTGAGCAGGAGAAGTGTCATGGATATCGGCGTCAAAGGAAAACTGTTTGAATATCTTGGCCAGGGGACATTCGTGTTCGTGGCTGATTCAGAGCTGGCAACCCTCAAGGACTACGACAACTATGTCAATGGTCGTGAGATTGAGCAGGGTAAACCTGGTGACTTGCGTTCGTTTTCTCGCATTCACCTGGTTGAAGCTGTTCTCCCAGCATCGTTCGATTGTCGCCTGGTTGTTGACCAAGGCCAGTTCAACGATGAAAAGGGTGCCAAGTTCGGTCTGTGTAATCGCAGCGACTGCTTGAAGCCGGGGGCCGCCTGGTACAACCATTCGACCCGCAAACATTACTGTGCGGATTGCGCCGACATGATCAACCGGGCAAACGCCCGAGATTCGTTCGTTATCGACCTTGGGCACCCCCTCTGTACCCCCTGGGACCCGGATAACAAACCGCTGGGCACAATCGACGACCGGATCGAGACCCACATCATGTACCTGAATCTGTTGCTGGCCAGCACCTCGTTCACGATCCCGGACAATGTTCGCACTTACATCAAGGACGCGATCAAAATCCTTCGGGGCGAAGCATGATTACCGGGGCGGCGCTTGCGCTAACCTTGACCGTGGCTCAGCTCAATGCTCATGTCACCGAAATGTTCAATACCCAGGGCCTTGTGCCTATCACGGTAGACTGTATTGACAGCGGCTATTGCCGGGTCGAAACCCTCTACTATACCGCCAACCTGCGGTGCGACGATGATGTCTGCACTGTAGTAACCGTGAGCGACTGACCATGCTTGTAGCCTTCGCCAAGTTCTACGCCACCTTCGCCCATTGGGCCTGCGGACACCGCCGAAAATACAGCGGGGTGCCGTACATCAATCACCCGGCCGAGGTGTACCACATCGTCAAGCGCGTCACCAAGTGCAAGCATACCCTGGCCGCCTGCTGGTTACATGACGTCGTTGAAGACGCCGGGTTCTGGGGCCAGCTTATGCGCTTCCTGTTCCCCAAGCGTACCGTCTCCCTGGTGTTGCAGGTTACCGACGTCTCCAGGCCGGCCGACGGCAACCGCGAAGCCCGCGTAGCCAAAGACCGACGACACCTGGCCAATGCTGAGCGAGAAGCCCAAAATGTTAAGCTGGGTGACCTGATTTCAAATACCCGCGACATCGCTGAGGCTGACCCCGCGTTCGCCAAGGTATACATCGCCGAGAAGGCCCTTCTCCTGCCGTATCTGATGCGTGGTGACTCAGCCCTGTGGAAGCGGGCGGCTAACCAGGTCATGCGGGCAGCAAAGCGCCTGGACGTGGACTATCGCGGCTGGCACCCTCGCATGATCGACCTTCTGGATAACTGAGCATGATATCTGAACTGGTCAAGGGCCAAATCCTCACCGGCGTTGGTGCCCGTAACATACCAGACCACATCTGGCGTCTGATGTTCGACGTTGGGTACGAGGCCGCCCGAATGGGTCTGTTGTTTCGTGGTGGTGATGCCCACGGTAGTGATGACGCGTTCTACAGCGGCTACCGGCGGTACATCGAAGAACAGTCCATGACGATCGCCCAGGCATCACCATTGGTGAAGATCTTCATGCCATCTGAAACTTCGCCACCTGGTCACCGCATACGCACCGAACAGACGTATCGGCATGACGACCCGGAGACGTGGCACCACTGCATTTCAGGGCCACGGCAGACTAACTGGTTGGGCGCCAGGCTCGAGGCGGCTGACATTCACCCGGTATGGGACCAGCTGGATTCTTGGTCCAAGGCGCTCCACGCCCGCAACATTTATCAGGTACTGGGCCAAAGCCTGGCATTTCCTTCCAACCTGGTGGTGTTCTTCGCCGAGCCACAGGGCAGGGGCTTCGTCAAGGGTGGCACCAATACCGCGTACCGATGCGCCATTGATAATGAGGTCCCAACCCTCAACCTGTGGCATGAAAAAGATCGAAAGATCGTAACTGACTGGATGGAGATTCAAAAGTGAAACCGCTGAGACTTGATGTAGGTCGCCCGGAACTAATCGGGCAATTGAAAGAACGTGATGCTCGGGTGAAAGAGCTCGAAACCCAGCTCGAGAAGATGTTCGAAACTGACCTCACCGCTGCGGCCCTCCTTGAATGCGAGACCGAGATTCAAAGCTTGCGGCGCCTGGCGATGATTGGGTACTATGCTGCAGAGCAATTGGCGGAAGGCAGCGGTCGTGTATTGACCCGCGAATTTCATGAACCGTTCGAGCTTCTGATGAAGTCGAACCCTGAACTGGTATTACAACCCGATGAGAGCTAACAGCACCCCTGGCATGTTTGACCGCTTCCTGAGTTGGTTTGGTGTCCACACCGATCGTATGCGAACCCGCAAGTGTATGGAGCGGGCCAGTATCTTGACCCTGTACACCGTATGGATGGACGGCCGCCCGGCCAACTGCCTGTTCGTTGACCTGACCAAGACCAACCTGGAGGAAATTCTTCGCAAGCAGTACGGCGACAACCACCGCATCCAGTTCCGCCTGGTTGGCCCAGTCGATGAGTTCCTGGCGTTCGGTTTCAAATACGAGTCGCAGTACGAAGATGTCGGAGTGGTGTCGCGGCGCCATGTATACGAGTTCGATATCGAAGACTTGGTGTGCGACTTTATGAAGGAAGGCACCGCGATGGATGAGCCGTATTTCTTCTCTGCGTTGTCCTGGGCCGTCCAGCATACCGGGCAGCAGGTGGACTTCATGGGCGTTCGTCGATACAACGAGTTCGAATGATTCAAAATAAAGTCCGCCCTGGGTTGCCGGGGCGGACTTTTTGTTTTATTATGTTCAACATACTGACAAACCGAGACGCCGTCATGGAACTGAAGATCAACGTGTCACGCATCGAAGAGTTCAACGAGAAGGTTCGCTTCCTGAACAAGCGTATCAAGAAGATGCATGGCATTATTGACGATGTGAAGGCCACGTTCGGCGCCCGGTCTCTCGTTACCCTGGAAGTTCAAAGCTTTTTCGACCCGACCCAACTAATCGAGGTGGAAATCGAGGTGGTTGTTGTCACCATCGAGAGCACTTTCATCGGTCGCGATATCAAGGTAAACGGCTGGACATTGATGGCGGTAGCTGATTACAGCGGCCAGCAGAGCGAGGCGGAGTTCAAGATTGTCTCCCCAATCTCAGAGAGCATGCGGACCCGGTTAGCCCCGCGTAAGGCCCAGGTGTGCGACCACTGCAACCGCCGGGTCTTCCGCAACAAGATGATCGTGGTCCGCAGCGAAGAGGGTGAAGAGAAAGCTGTGGGTAACAGCTGCGTGGCCGACTTTCTTGGGTGGGGCACGCCTGAAACCATCCTGAGCATGGCCCTGCTCAAGTCCCTTGGGCCTGACCTGGAATCTGAGTTCGGCGGCGCCAGGTATGTCTCAGATGACTGCGTGGAAGATCTGGTCGACTATCTCACCGTGGCCAAGTACATCATTGACCAGAATGACGGATGGGCACTGGGCAACAACACCGAAAAGGGGATGCCAACTTCTGAGTGGATGTCGATTGCGTTCAATCAGCACCCCAACCCCAAAGCCCCGTACAACAAGTTTGACATCCTAGCCAACAAGGTCACCGACGCTGATCTCCTGGTGGTCCAGGACGCTATCAACTGGTCCAAGGCCCAGGCCGAAGGCGGTAACGAGTTCCACCGGGAGCTGGGCCTCTATATCCGTGACGGGTACGTCGGCCGCCCATGGAGGTCTATCGCGTTCTGGATCGTGGGCTCGTACATGAACATGAAGAAGTCCCAGGAGGGTAAGCGCCCTGTTTTGAACGAGCACTACGGCGCCGTGAAGGACAAGATAGACCTCATCCTTGAGCTCACGTTCAAGACATACTTCGACGGCGATTGGGGTCGCACATACCTCTACAAGTTCACGGATGAGGCCGGGCGCTTGTTCGTGTCCAAGACCGGTAATGCCCTGGGCGACGAAGTAGAAGGCCACTGGCGCAACGCGGAAGCCGGTGACGTATACCACGCAACCGCCCGTATCATGGAGCACTCCACGTACAACGACATCAAAGAGACCCGAATCGGCTACGCCAAATTCAAGCGTATTGAGCCACAAAAAGACGCCTGAAGCTTTACAACTCAACCGGGGCTGGTTAAACTGCGCCCCATCGGAACCATCTCACTAAGAGACCACGAACATGACTTCACCATTGTCCCGGACACCCACCCCAGTCGCAACGCAGAGCCCCTTCGCCTCGCCTCCTGAGATGCCGGTAATGGCACGCCCGGCAAGCCCCCTGGGCAACCGCAGCGTGGTCACCGTTGGCGTACAGGAGATCCTGCTACCGGTGTCCGATGAGGACATTGACCAGATCGGTACGAAGAATGGTCAAATGATGAAGACGGTGGCGACCAAGTTCACCGACATCAACAAGCAACGCGCCACGTCATCTTATGGTGAGCTTGGTGACATTCTGGGGCATGTGGTACTACAGGCTGACCGTCTGGACCCGGCTACCATCATCAACAAGGGTCTCCTGGGCTGGCTCACCAACCGCATCTACGATGTCAAGCACACCGTACTGAAGCGAATCCGTACCGCCGAGGAGTCCTTCGATGCCATGGAAACGAAGATGAGTGGCTACATCGCCATCGCCGAAACTTGGGTAAACGACCTTGATGATGTGTACGATGACAACTTCCGGGTCTACAACCAGACCATGCTGGAAATCCAGAGCACCCAGCAGTGGATTGCCTCCATGGAGCGCACCATCACCAACCTGCCGGTGATCGACCCGACCGACCCAGAAGCCATCATGAAGACCCAGGCGTATCGCAAGGCTGAAACCCGCCTGCGCCGTCTGCGCGGTAAACTTGATGGTCTGATGCGCGGTAAAACTCTGGCCGAGCTCAACTGCCCAAAAATTATGGGTATTCAAGAAGCTCTGCGGGGTTGCGCTACCAGCCTTCGTGAAGTTATGGTAGAAGTCATTCCGTTCGTGAAGATGGATTTTGCCATCTACGCCGCCGCCCTTGACGGTAAAGATTCGATCAAGGCGGTTGACCTGGCTCGCCAGCTTGGCAATGAAACACTGGTCCGTACCTCGGACATGATTGCAGATGTGATGGTTGAATCAGCAGCCTCTACGGTTGCCCCGACCATCACCAACGAAACCATGAATCACATGCGTCAAAAGATGTTGGGTGCGGTAGTCAAGGTACGTGAAATCTACTCGGCCGCCGAGACCCAGCGACAAATTGGTTGGAAGGATGTTGAGAAGTCTCAACAGGCCTTTCTGACTGCCCTGAATGCTGAAGGAGCACTTTGATGTCCACGCCACTTGTGTTAGACCTGACCAAAGCCCGGGACGCCCTCGTCCTGGACCTGTCGAAAGCGGGGGTTCTTGAAATCCCTACCATGGAAACCCGCCTGGCGCTGGATTTCTCGACCTCGATGTCTGAAGAGTACGAAGGCGGGCTGGTACAGCGCACCATCGACCGCTTCCTGGCTGCGGCCCTAACCTTCGACGATAACGAAACCCTGGACGTCGGGTTCTTCAGTTCCACGTGGAAAGAAGCGCCTTCTGCCACCAAGTCTGACCTTGGCAAGTATCTGGCGAAGCACGGTATGACCCGGCCGGGCGGCGGTACGCATTACGGTCCGATCATCCAGAACTTCGAAAGCCGTCAAGTGCAATCGGCGTCTGCTGTTACTGAACCGGTCAAGAAGGCTGGGTTCCTCTCTCGCATTTTCGGTGGTGCCCAGGCCCCGGCGCCTACACCCACCTCTGAAGGCACCTCGCCATACCGTGCGTATGTTGGTGTTATCACCGACGGCGATAACATGGACCCGGCTGAATTCGAACGCCAGATGGCAAAGACCTCCGGTGACACGTTCTTCCAATTCTTCGCCATCGGTAACCAGGTGAACCTGAACTACCTGACCCGCATCGCGGCGAATTACCCGCACATGCACTTCATCCACATCCCTCAGCCTACCCTGCTGTCGGACGAGGACTTCTTCGAGCTCCTGGCGAACGAAAAGTTCGCCTCCTGGATCAACGGCTAAACCCGGCGCTTTCGCCAACACTTCAAGGAATACACGTACCATGGAACTCTTGAAACACTTCCGAGTCACGCTGATCTTCGCGCTGGTGGTCTACAGCCTCCTCTGGTTCTTTACCGGTAGCCTGGCGCTGCTGTACACCGCCATGGTCTTGACCGTCGTCGAAATCTCGGTCAGCTTCGACAACGCGGTAATGAACGCCGCCAAACTGAAGGAAATGAACCATTTCTGGAAGACCATGTTCCTGTGGGTCGGTATGTTCGTCGCGGTAGGGGTCATGCGATTCTACTTGCCGCTCGAGATCGTTGCTCAGCTGGGTAATATGGGCCTGGTCGATGCGTATCAACTGGCTGTCAGTAACCCTGACCAGTTCGCTGCGGTACTCCTGTCCTCCCATGACATCGTAGCCGGCGCCGGTGGTGCCTTCTTGATGATGGCCGCCCTGCACTTCTTCGTGAACCACGAGAAGGATATGCACTGGTTCAAACCTTTGGAAGTGCCATTGCATTGGTTGGCCAAAGTGATCCAGGTCGGCAAGCTTGAACAAGCCAACGCCCTAATCGTCCTCGGTATCGCTTATGCTTACTCCACGTTCAACGGTAGTTCGAACTTCTTCTACGCGGCGGTCGGTGGTGTGCTCGTGTTCATCGCAGTCGAATTCGCCAAGGCTTCCCTGGAAGAACTCGACACCTGGATGAAGACTACCCGGTTCAAGGTACTGGCCGGTGGCCTGGGTACGTTCATCTATCTGGAAGTGCTCGACGCCTCGTTCAGCTTTGACGGTGTAGTGGCTGCGTTTGCAATCAGTAACAGCATCTGGGCGGTTACCGCCGGCCTGGCAGTTGGTGCGATGGCTGTACGTTGCCTTACCATCTACATGGACAAGACCGGCAGCCTTGAGACCTACCGCTTCCTAGAAAACGGCGCGTTCCTCGCCATCCTGGCGTTGTCCCAGGCCATGATGATCGGTGTTCAGTTCCACTTACCCGAATGGCTGATCGCCACCGTCAGCGTACTCTGCATCGGCGGCGCGTTCATTCACTCCACCATCGTTAACCGTCGCGAACATAAACTCGCCATTGCTTGAGGATACACCTATGAACACCAAAGCCCCACTGGTACTCGATCTGGTTAAAGGTAACCCGGCCCTGGTTCTGGACCTGGAAAAAGAAGCCCCTGACCTGGTCACCCTGCGCGGTCAACTGACCTGGGACGCAAAGGCCTCCAGCACGGCCGGCGGCTACGAGTTCGACATTGACATCTTCGTGGTCTCCACCGCGTTGGATGGTACCATCGACGACGTCAAGCACGTGATGTACTTCAAGCACAAGTGGAACGATAACAATTCCCTGGGCGTCCCGGTCGATAACAAGAAGGGTGGGGCTGCGCTGCCTGAGCACTTCCTGGCGAAGATCAAAGACCTGCCTGCGGACCGTGGCTCGCATGAAATCTTTGCGATCATCTTCGAGGCCGACAAGCGTAAGCAGAACTTCGGTATGATCTCGAACGCACACTTCGACGTCATGGACGAAGCAACCGGCAACGTGCTGAAGCGATACAACCTGACCCAAGACTACTCGGCCGACACCGCCGTGCACATCGGTTCGTTGAAGCGCATGCCTGACGGCCGCCACGAGTTCCACCCTCAAGGTGTCGGCGGTATCCTCGACGCAACATCTATCATCAACTCGTACGTGTAACCCGCCCCACAAAAACCCGGCCCCGCGCCGGGTTTTTCGCCTTTGAGGAGTTCATATGCATTACAGCCAAGGTCGTTCGTATGTGGTCAAGAAGAAAACCGGCGCGGTCTGGTCTTCCTGTGATCCGAGCACTGGCGTTTGGAGGAAGGAGTCGCTGGGTATCGGGTGCTCTCCTGTTACCTGTGGCATTGGTTCGGTGACCCAGGGCTTCTTCCCTCTCAGCCGCAAGAACCGCCAACGCTTTGTGGTTGTTGCGCCCCCCGCCAGGCCTTCGAATGGAATGTAAATGCGGAGGCTCAACAGGCTCCCCGGTGGTCTACCGCATCATGACCCCGAAGGATCAAGCCGCATGGGCCACCCCTATCCCGGCCCTGGGTTCCGTGGTACAACTGCGAACCTGCTCGGCTTGTGGTATGTGCGACCGCCACGTATTATTCGTTGACCCGGCGTTAATCAAGCCATCGTCCACCAACAGTCTATTTGACTTTTTTGAGGTTTAGTAATGTCCAGCACCACTGGCGTATATGCCGTCATCAAAGAGCTCCAGGAACTCAAGGGTTCCAACGCCAAAAAGGCGCTGCTCGAGAAACACATCGACAACCCTGAGCTCAAACGCTACCTCGAACTCACGTACCACACTGGCCACAACTGGTTCCAAACCGGTCTTCCAGAAAAGACAGCCGGCGGCGGTGTCTTCTCCATGTTCGCCCAACCCAAGACCTTCTGGGATGTCGCGAACGAGCTGTTTGCGAAGCTGCCCAACCGGGCGGTCAGCGGCAACGAAGCGCTCTATCTGCTCCAGGAATCGGTCAACGCCCTGGGCGACGAAGACAACGAGCTGCTGACGTACATGATCAAACGCGACATCCGCGCCGGGGCCGGCCCGAAGACCATCGAATCGGTATTTGAAGGTCTGTTCCCTGTCTGGCACTACATGCGGTGCGAGACCAACAAACCTCAGTATCGCGAAAAGCTGAACTGGGAACGGGGCGTATTCAGCCAGCTGAAAGCTGACGGTATGTTCGGCCACCTGTTCAACGACGGTGGTCTGTTCTCCCGCGAAGGCACCCCGATCCCAACGACCGGCGCCCCGTTTGCGGCCGTTCGTGAAGCGATCAACCAGATGTCCAAGGTCTCCCCGGTAATCGATTTCAAGTTGGACGGTGAACTGCTCGTCAAGAGCCTCTCCACCGGCGAGATCCTCCCGCGTGAAGTCGGTAACGGCATCTTCAACCAGTGGGCCAAGACGGGCGTCTGGGACAATCCGACCCTCATCGCGGTCTACCAGGCGTGGGACATGGTCTCCGTTGGCGAGTACAAGACCGGCGCGGCGAACGACAAGTATGACGAGCGCTTCGAAGACCTGTCGTACTGCATCGACCAGGTGACCGGTAGCGGCGTAACTTTGATCGAATCGAAGCGGTGCCGTAACTTTGAAGAAGTGCTGGCACACTACGCTGAAGTCCTGGCCCGCAAGCTGGAAGGCCTGGTGATCAAGTGCCCTGACGGCCTCTGGAAAGACGGCACCAGCCAGAAGCAACTGAAGGTCAAACCTGAAGTTGACATCGAGCTGCGCGTTGAGTCGTTCAACAAGGGCGAAGGCAAGTATGCTGACACCTTCGGTTCCATTACCATGGTATCTGAATGCGGTCAGCTGCGTGTCAACATCGGCGCCAGCGGCTTCACCTGGGAACGTCACCTGGAAATCAACGCTGACAAGGCCAACCTGATCGGCAGCATCTTCACGGTCCGCTTCAACAACATCATGTTCCCGTCCAAGGCCGGCGGCCTGTATAGCCTGTTTCTGCCGCGCTATATTGACCGGCGGACAGACAAAAAGGTCGCCGACACGGTCTGGCAGATTATCGACCAGTTCAACAGCAAGCTCGGCCTCAAAGCCGCAGCATAGGAGCAACACGTGCACACTCAGCCCATTTCGGCCTACCTCAACCCAATCGACCACCTGGTCCCAGCCGAGCCAGGGTCTAACGACGACTGGTATCAAAAGCTGTACCGCCACCTGGGTAAAGTGGCCCAGGCCAATGAGTCGTGTATTATCATCGACCACCCCGACGAACTCAAGACCTTCATGCTTGCCATGGCTGTCCTTGCGCGCCGGGCGGTCCTTGAACTTGGGGAAGGCCCATATGAGGTGTTTGAGCCGTTCGGTGATGAATTGCCGGACCTCGGCGGGTTCCAGTTCGACGACGTCGCCGTGTTACGTTCGGAGGGCTTGACCCTCCAGGGCGTGGCCGCAGACAAGTACGGTTTCTACGGTGCCATCTCGGTCCACCAATTCCCGAAACGTCTGCGCGTACTTCAGCTGATACACTACGCAGATGGCGGCCCGCCGCCTGCAATGCAGATCATGCTGAAGGCTGATTTCGACGACATGACCGCCGTACACGCTAATGCCTGGGCGCACACTACCCACGTCACTGTGGAGTGATCCCGGCGCTATGTAACAATGGAGTGGCCAAGCTAGGAAGGGGAACCCCCGATGCCAGTAGTCAATCACACCAGAGTTGTTCGCGTAGCGGTTGCGAACTACACATACAGCGTCAAACGATCCAACGTACCGGTCTTCACTAGCGAGGACATGCTCGACTTCGACCCCAACTTTGCTCGGATCGAAGTCGACACCTGGCTGCTGAAGCGTGATGCGACATATCACGTGACCAATACATTCACCCGTGCCGGCGACGTATCCGTTCAGGATGTGATCGCCTTCGTACATTCAGAGTGCCGCGACGACACGAAGGCTAAAGACTTCGGGTTTGCGGTGTATCTGGTATACGAGAACCAATGAGAGAACCCATGTCTGAACGACGCGAAGAATTGAACCTCCCCCCAAAACCCCAGGTCTCCTACGGCGAACCCTTTGCCACCCATCGCGGTTGGGAAGTGATCCAGCCAGGCGGCTATTCTGAAATCCTGGTTTCGTACCCAGACCTGAAGGAAGCCCTCGATCGCCAATCCGCCCCAGTTGCGGTTGTCGAGCCGATTGTGATTCCGCAGCCGGTCGTAGTTGAGCCGCCAGTGGTGATCGTACCACCTGTTGTTGAAGCCCCGCCTGTCGTAGCGCCTCCAGCGCCCGTTGTCCCGGTTGTCATTACCGAAGGCGACAAGGAAGACAACGCCGGAAACGGCACTTCGGGAGACGAGAGCGCCCCTCTCTTCACTCACGAAGGTCTGGACGCCCTGAAAATGGACGAATTGCGCGTTATCGGCGAGAAGTTCAAGGTCAAGGACACCACCAAAGCCAAACTGATCGACAAGATCATGGACGCCCAGGTTGCTCCGGCATCAGAAGCGTAATACCAAAGCCGGCCGCCTTCGGGTAGCCGGCTTTCTTTTTGGCTAAGGTATAGCATCTGAAAGTCTCAGGATTGCGACCGATGGTCCTTACCCAAGCCAACTTCACCAGCTATGCCCTCGACAACTATCAGTTTGTTGCCGGGTCTTCCCGAGAGGAGTTCGTCCGCGACGTTAACGTCCTGTCGAGGATCAACCGGTGTCTGAAGGAAGCTGTCGACGAGAAAGACACGACCAACCTGCTGTTGATGATTAACTGCGTGGTCATCGTGTTCAATGTGTTCGGTACTATCGCGGCCACCCGCTTGCTGGCTTTCAAGGTCGACAAGAAGCTCCACCGCCAGCTGAAAGCGTTACTCATCGCCACCGGCCGGTATGTTGGGAGCGAAGAGTTCAAGAAACTCACTCCATGCGTAAGGTTTTACCGGCTGATCGAGGGTAACCTGGCCAGCAGGTAAGTAGAAATTTCACGAGGACAACACAATGGCCGACTTCGGAGACTTTCTGAAGAACTACCGCCACCGCATCGACGAGGAAGGGGAGCCCAGCAATGACGTGGGTGCTTCTATCGCCCAACCCGAGGCCGGCGGCTACAAGCGCGTGATGAAGGGTAACCACCCTCACTACACCGTTCCAGACAACATCTATCGGAACATCCGCAAGGGGAAGAAGAAGTATTCCCGGTGGGATCGTTTCATCAGCGACGCGCCAGAGCTTTGTGGTGCGGTTCGCGAATGCATGGGCAAGTACGGTTCTGTCACCGTCGAGAGCTCAGTTAGCGGTCAATCCGTGAGGTTGCGGAAATGAAACGCGAGGAATACGAGGGGTTCTGAATAAAGGGCGGCGCCGGGTAACCGGGCCGCCTTTTTATTGCCCAGAGTTTACTTCCTGAGTTCTGGGGTTATACTTCAGGTCTAATTTGGGAGGTTGACATGGACAGCTACAGGCGAGAACGTTGGTACATCCACACAGATTTGGCGGCCCTCGGGGGTAACCCGGAGAAGGCCCCGCAGAGCGTTACCGCCCTGGTGAGCGACTATACCAACGTCAGCCCGTACAATGTCGAAGTCATCGTCTGCGACGGCCTGGTGATCATTGCAGTACACGATGAGCTGGAAGCCCGCGACCTGGTTGACATGTTTGCTGCTAAACTGATGGCCAGCCGGGAGTGGCTCTCCGCCTACGGTTACCCGTCGTTCGCAACCTCGACCAGAGAGAAGGTTGGCTACAACGACACCAAGGAATTGGCATGGATACCGGAAGGCCGTTCCGATCTTGAAATAATTTACCCGAGCCAGTTGCGTGGTTCAATCTTTTAGGCCATAATACGCCCACACCAACCAAGCCACTGAGGGCTGAATCATGTTCCCACGTCCAACACACAAGCAAGGCGAAATCCGAGAAGTGTACCACGTGTACGTCTGTGTTGATACCCTCGTCGATTTCAAATGTAGCCTCAAGAGTGCCGACATTAAAGTGGCCTTTGAGAAAACTCGCGAAATCGTTGCCAGCGTAATGGGCCACAACTACGCCAACGCGTTGAACCTGCATAATGTGGGGTATAACGACGTCACTATCGTGATGGAAGACAAGGCCCTGGTGGAAGAGTTCATCAACACCATGTACGACCAATTCCCGGAAGCCCCTGCCTGGTGGAAAGAAGAAACCGGTGCCCGCAACCTCTACGCCCAGTACATGGAAGAACGGTGGGAATGGTTCAATGAACCTGCGACCGACCCTGAGTTCGAGTGGGGCTGGGGTATGTGGGAGTGTACCGCCCCTGGGGACATCATGTTAGCCAAGGCTGACTGCTAAACACTACCCCAACGCCTCAAGCCCCGGTATAATGCTGGGGCGTTCAATTCAAGACAGGAGCCCCCATGTCCGCAGCCAATTACCTCGGGAAAGTCAAGATTCTCACCGAGGTCGAGCACATTCTCAAGCGCCCGGCGCGTTACGTCGGTTCCACCACACCGGAGCCGAGTCAGCAATACCTGCTGACCGACGGCAAGGCTGTGCGCGAGGAAGTCACCTTCGTCCCGGCGACCCTCAAAATCTTTGACGAAATTATCACCAACAGCCGCGACTTCTCCCTCACACCCGAGGGTAAGCACATGAAGACCATCCGGGTTGACGTGAATGCGATGTTGGGTTCCATATCTGTGTATGACGACGGCGGTATCCCTGTCCTCAAGCACCCCGAATACAAGACCTGGGTCCCCGAGATTCTGCTGGGTCGGGTACGGGCGGGCACCAACTTCGACGACGAGGCCGATTCCGAGTCCGCCGGCCAAAACGGCGAGGGTGCCGCGCTGACCAACATCTTCTCTACTGAATTCAAGGTTGAGACGGCTGACGGCAAGAAGCGGTTTGAGATGACCTTCTCCGACAACATGCACAAGAAGTCCGAAGCGGTCATCAGCGCTTGCCCCCTCAAGTACACCCGCATCACGTATCTGCCTGACCAGGAAGCCCTGAACTTCGATTTCGACCGCGCATTTGTCAAGCTGATCGAGCGCCGGGTCTACGAAATGGCGGCCACGGCCCCGCATTTGGAGGTGTTCTTCAACGGCACCCGCCTGGCAATCCGCTCGTTCGAAGACTACATCAAGGCGTTCACCAGCGAGTATGTCTTCGAGTCGACGCCTAACTGGCGCGTGGGTATCGCAAAGGCGTCCAACAACCTGGGCTTCGAGCACTTCTCCTTCGTCAACTCGACGTCCACGTACAACGGTGGTACACATGTGGTGTACGTCATTGACCAGATCATAGCGGGCATTCGAGGCCACATCGCGAAGAAGACCAAGCAGACCCTGAGTCCGAGCGAAATCCGCAACCACCTGCGCCTGTTCCTGGACTGCACCGTCAACAACCCCCGGTACAACAGCCAGACCAAAGACAACCTGATCACCCCGGTCAGCTCGTACGGCGCCCCGTACAAGGTGAGCGAGAAGTTCATCAAGAAGTTGCTGACCACCGACATCGTCAAAGACATTATCGAGTGGGCTGAGCGCAAGGCCAAAGCTGACCTGCTGGCCGAGGCGCGGGAGAAGGCCAAGTCTGCCAAGAACGAGCTGTTTGAGATTGTCAAGTACGAGCCGGCCAACAGTACCAACCCCGAAGAGAAGATCCTGATCCTGGCGGAAGGCGACTCGGCGGCCAACCCGATTATCTCAACCCGAGACACCAACCTCCACGGCGTGTTCCCGATGCGAGGGGCAAGTATCAGCGCCCTGGGCAACGAGCTGGCCAAGATCGTCAAGAACGTTGAAGTCATCAACATCTGCAAGATCCTGGGTCTGGCCGTCGGTAAGAAGTACCACGCCGAAGACTTGCGCTATGGCACCGTGCTGGTTGCGACCGACGCGGACAAGGATGGTGCCCACATCCGGGGGTTGATGACTTGCTTCTTCTGGGTCTTCTGGCCAGAGTTTGTTCTACAGGGTCGGCTCAAGTTTCTGAGCACCCCGGTCTTCAAGGTGGTGCCGACCAAGGGCGAATTCCTCGAGTTCTTCAGCGTTGAAGATTACGAGGCCTGGGCTCGCAAGGGCGCCAAGCACACCCACACATACCTCAAGGGCCTGGGCTCTAACGAACTCGACGACTTCCGCCGCTACCTGCGTGACCCGAAATACTGGGACACCATGACCGTCGACACCCCGGAAGATGTAGAGGCCATTGACCTGGCGTTCAACCCCAAGCGCGCCGACGACCGTAAGGTCTGGCTCGAAGGGTGTAGTATTCTCGAAGCGGTCGCTTGAACTTGCGGCCGGGCGTTAGAGCTTGTGTTCAAACGCCCGGCCGCAGTACGATAGACAACGGCGACCGGCTATATGTTGATGATCTTGGCGCCCCTATCGTCCTACAACGTTCCCGAGGAACACCGTTATGAGATTCAAGCGTTTCGGCTTCATGTTGGCAGCAGTCCTGATTCTCCTTATCGCTCTCAGCGCGTACGTTGAGAAGCAGGCCCAGTCGACACCCCTCGGTGATACCGCCCAATCAACAGACCCCAAACAATAGGGGTTCAATCGGAAGTCCGAATGGCTGGTTCTAAACCACACGTCCGCCAATACCGCGTCACCGCCGGCGAAGAAGCCGGCGCTACACTCACGATCAACCGCCAGATGAAAGGCGTCCGCATCGACACCCACCCATCCAAACCTGATATGTCCGGCAAAGTGTTTGACATGTTCAAGTTCATGGAAGTGTTCGATCTTGATTTTCTTGAACTAATCCTCCCGGAATAGCCATGAATAAAAAAGGGGAGCCGGCTTGCGCTGGCTCCCCTTTTCGTTAGGTTGTGATACCCTCGTCTGCGTCCAGCTGTAGCAACGCCGCGTCTTTTGCGCTCTGTGTAATCAAGGTTGATGGCTTCGGTTGCGAGTACTGCGCCGTTGGTGGCCCGCCGACTTTCTTGACGGAACCCATAACGCCAGTGATCACTCGCATCAGCTCAGCCTTGTCCGCCTGGCCGATCTTACCGTTCTTCGCCACATCCCCCTTGACAACCCCGTAGATGGTTTCCAGCTCGCGGGCGCCCAGGCCCGTAAACTTGCGAGACACATCGCTGACAGTCTTGTAGACGCCCGTCAGCTCTTCGCCCCAGTTACCCGTTACTGCGTCCATGTAGACATCCGCAGCCTTGTTCACCGCGCCGCTGATGTCACCGTTCATAACGTCTTTGATGATCTGGGCCGGGCGGAAGTTGTCCATGACCTGGCCGAACAACGACTGGTCGGCCGATCCAGGTAAACCTGAAGCGGTACGCTCTGTCACGTCCTTGTCCATCGGCACTTGACGGCGGTACGTGAAGCTGGTTCTGAGCATCGCAGCGGTGTTGGCCGACCCCATGTCAAGTTCCATCGGGGTTACCACGACCGGGTAAGCATCCTCAAGGATCACACCGTGGGTGCTGTTGCCCCATACATCGAGCTGTTCGATGGTGATGTCGACAATGTAGTCGTCGTAGTATCCCACGGCGGCGGTTGTTGGGTCGACAACAGTCTTGATCCAATAGTCGAAGATCTTCTTCTCGCGCATGTCACCCGAGACCACGAAGGCGAAATCAGCATTGTCGTATGACAAGCCATATGCCATCTTCCTGGGTTTGCCGCCGGCCTTCAGTTCTGCGGTATCGACGTTGACACCGGGGAACGATGCAACCTGGCACATGATCTGCAAGCTTCGAGCTGAACCTTCGCGCCCACCCTCAGTGCCCACGATCACCTTTACCGCCGACTGGACAAACCCGGCCGAAGAGTCTTCGCCGGCCCCTGGGTCAAGCTTTTCAAGCACGTGGGTCGGCAACGGGATGGTGATGCGAAATCGGTTAGGGCGGGTGACACCGTTCTTCTTGACGTGGCCAATGAACTCGTCCAGCGGCGTAAGCGTTCGAGAGCTCCCCAGGCCGTTAGGTCCGGTTAACCCATCAGGGGTGCCGCTGAAGTAGTCGCTGACACCATCCCAGGCCTCATCCAGACCGGCGCCGATGCTACCAGCGGTGCTCTTCACACTGTCAGGCATGCTAAACATGATGTTGTCGTAAAACGACGGTTCTTCGCCCATGATGAGCCCCTAAGATAAGTATCGTACTGACCATATTTACGGAGGCCGAGAATGGCTGCTCCAAAACCTGTAGTCCAAACCAAAGGTACTCCGGTCGACAAGGCCGTGGTAGGGGATGACCTCCTATCAAAAGGCGAGATTGAAAATACCCCAGACCTCGTCCGCCGCTACATCCGGAAGTACCGTGAAGCGCGGGGGGCAACCGCCCAGCGTAACACCAGAGAAAGCGCTGAGTGGTTCTACAAGCGGGTGTCAAAGGACTTTAACGTTCGAGCCCAGCGTAACAAGCTCTTCGAGGCGTCGCAGTTCAAACACAGAGGTGTGTCTGCAATCGTACCTGGGCGCATGTACCTGTACCACTACGACGCGATCGATGAAGGGGGGAAGCTGCCATACTGGGATAAATTCCCGGTGACGTTCTTCTTCAACACTTCCAAGTCCAAGGCCGGCAAGACGCTGCTTCACGGCCTGAACATGCACTACCTGCCACCCCGGTTGAGGTACATCCTGTTCCTGGAACTTCTGAAGCTGAAGACCTCCAAGAAGTACACCCCGCGCACCAGCCTGCGGATGCAGTATGACTTGATCAAGGGTGCCAGCCAGACCGGTCTGTATCTCCCATGCGTGAAAACCTACCGGGCCGACCATGTAATGAGTGAGCTGGTTGAGATCCCGGCCAACGTCTGGGAGGTGGTATTATTTCTGAACATCGACCAATGGCAGAAGGCCGGCCGGAACGAGGTGTACAAGGACGCCCTGGCTTTCGCCAAGTCGAAGTAACTCGAACTATCTGCTGGTTGCAATTGTATCAAATGCCTGCGATACTCCTATTCATTCCCGTAACGGTCGTACTAGAGAGAGGAAAGGGGATTATCTAGGCAGACGGACACTTGCCCGGCTCACGGAAAGAGTTTGGTCCCGGTTGGTTTGGCTTCCAGACCGGGGCCACTTTACACAAACAGAAAGGGGACTCGGCTTGCGCCGAGTCCCCTTTCTTTTGGTCCCTGGATCTCCTCCAGTGCCGCCTCTGAGGTCTTGTCTCAACCTCCACCCAAACGTATCACCAGACCTTGCGGCCGGGGAAGATGTGGTGCTCGGTCCATATCAAGAACTTCATCCCGTTCTTCTCACACCACGCCTTCGCCGACTTCCATTTCGCCTGGTTGGTCAGCCACTCCACTACCGCTTCCTGGTGTCGCTTCTCGGCCTTTGGGCCTTTCCCGCGTACCGGTTCGTCTACCTGAGACTGAGGCTTAATCTCGACAATGAAGTCTGCCGTGGTACCATCAGGCGCCCGTGTGCGAATCCACAGGTCGGTGAAGTACCGCCGGGGCTTGCCGGTGAGTGGATCACTATAGGGGATAATCACCTCTTCGGACGCCCACTTAATGATAGCCTTCTCAGTGTCACAGAAGTTGAAAGCGGCGCGCTCCCAGCTGGACCGAAACACGATCTGATTGCGATCGCCTTTGTACTTGGTTGGGTTCAAGGGGACGAAAAACCCCTGTACATAATTGCGAGCCATATCTGGTCTCCAGTAAATAGCTTCAGTGACTTATCTAGACGGGTGCCAACATGGCCAAGACCGCTACAGAACAGAAATACGCGAAGCTGAATAAGACAGCTGACCCGAGCGCTCAGGCCCAGTTGGTGTACCCTCTGGCCTTGCTCGACCCTACATCCACCCAGGGCCACTACGTCCTTTTCAACATCAACCAGATTACAGGCTCTTCGTTCACCTCCAAAGCAACCCAGAGGATCGAGAACGAACAGGCCAACCCGTATGGCGAGACCCCGGTGTTCCAGTCAGAGGGCAGCGCCTCCATCCGCTCGAAAGTGAAGATGTCCGCAAGCTACAAGCGGACGATCGAGAGCATGGTGCTACCGATGCCGGAGAACGTGATCTCCACGTACGGCGTGCAGTGGCAGGGTGCTGAGTTGGGTACGGCCGCCGCCGTGATGAACGCCATCCAGAACTATGACCAGATCACCCTGCAAGACGTGGGTAACCGCCTGGGCGAGTCTGCGAAGAACACGATCACTGGTATGGTTCAGGGATTGACTGGGTTCAACGCGAAGGATGCCGCTGACCTGTACACCGGTACGATTGCCAACCCCTTCGTAGAGACACTCTTCAAGGGCGTGAACAACCGGGAAATCCCGATGACGTTCAAGTTTGCCGCCCGCAACGAGGAAGAGTCCCGGGTCATCCACGAGATCATTCGCCGGTTCAAGTTCCACATGTACCCGGAGTACAAGTACAAGTCTGAGGGTAGTTCGTACTTCCTGTACCCATCGACATTCGACATCACTTACATGATCCGCGCCGACCACAACAAGTGGCTCCACAGGTTCAGTACCTGCGCGCTGACGACCATGACGGTGAACGATACGGCGGTAGGGGAATATTCGGTTCTGTCTAGCGACGCCCCTACTCAGATCACCATCGATTTGGTGTTCACTGAGATGGAAACGCTCACCAAAAATCGCTTTGAAGACAGCGAAAACAGTTTCTAAGGAAGGGTCATGTCTTACTTCAAGTATTTCCCCACCCGGTGGCATGAGTTACCCACCGGCGAGAAGGTGCTACTCTGCAACATTACGCGCCGCTTTGCAATCAGCGAGTCTGCCAGGACCAATCAAACGCTGCTCCTTGACTACACAATCAAGGGCAACGAGCGGCCGGAGGTGCTATCATACCGGCTGTACGACACCACAGATTACTGGTGGTTGGTTCTGATGATCAACAACATCATGGACGTGAACGAAGGTTGGCCACTCAACGCGGTTGAACTCGAGGCATTGATCGATCTGAAATACGGTAATGACCGGGGCAAGGTTCACCACTGGGTTGACCTTGAGGGTAACATCACCGACCCGCGTGGCGTCAAGATCGTCAATGGGTTCGAGACAATGCGAGACGCTGCCACCTACATGTCCCTGGTTCCGATTTCGAATGAAATCCACGAGACCATGGTGAACGATGCCAAGCGGAAGATCGTCATGATTGATCCGGTATACATCGACGCCTTCGGCCGTGAGATTGAAAAGGTGATGTCTGAATGAGCACGAACGAGATGGTCCAGCCTACCGAGTACGACCTCGGTGGGTTGAAATTGACAGCACACAGCGGGGCGGTTGTTGACCTGAAGCTTCTGTTTCAGGAGCTCAACATCTACACCGCCCTGGGCAGTGGTAGCATGACGGCCAGCGTCTTGTTGACCGATGCCAACAACCTCCCGATGAACCTGCCTATCCTGGGCGGAGAGACGATCGAGCTTCGATACCGCACCGCCGGCCGCAGCTCCTATCGCACCTTGTTGTTCAAGGTATCCAGCCTGGGTGACCGCCAGCCGGTGAAAGGGGAGACCCTGGCCTATTGGGTCCACCTGGTTACCCCAGAGAAGTACGCCGACGCCAACACCTGCGTGTCTCAGGCCTTCACCGGATCATACACAGAAATGATTTCGAAGATCCCCGCGTTACTGGGCTCTTCCAAGAAGCTCGATGCTTCACCCTCGGTCGGAACATCGAGCTTTATCTCACCGCAATGGAGCCCCCTGAAGGTTGCCAAGTTCATGGCCGACCGGGCAACCGACGGTGAGCAGAGCCCCTTCTACTTCTGGGAGGATGTCGACGGGTATCACTTCAAGTCCCTGGCCTACCTGTATGCGCAACCGTCTGTCCGTGAGTATTTCTCGGAACCGAACGATCAGCGCGACGACAAGGGCCGGCGCGACATGGTCAAGAAGTTCTTGAACGTCGAGCATATGGAAATCAGCCGGTCAAACGACAAGCTGAAGCAGAACCAGAATGGGATGTTCGAGCAGGACCTGGTCACCTTCGACATTCGAAGCAAGACCACCACCGTCATCCCGGCCAAACCCAACGCGGTACAGATCGATAAACACACGCCGTTCGATGACATGGCCGGGAAGCGATCTAAGGTAGGGTTCACGTTTACAAAGCCGGACATGAGCCACGTGTCGGTCTTCCAGCGCAACTCGAGTCGCCACTTCCTTGGGAACACCAAGATCCTCTGCGTGGTAGCCGGCGACGATGAGCTGACCAACGGTTCCAAGATCGACTTCAAGATCCCATCCCACGAGCCGCAAGCCGGTGAACAGCTGAAAGAGGACAAGCTCCTCTCGGGTGCGTGGATTGTCAGTGCGATGAAACAGACCTTTTCGAAGCAGCAATACAAGATGTCGCTGGAGTTTTCCAAGGACAGCTTCGGTACTCAACCAATCACGTCATAAGGTACGCGCATGGCGAGCCAGAAACCACCATCCCGTCAGGCCCCTCGGCGGCCTCAGACACAGGCGCAAGCCCAGGCCGCCCCGGTTATCCAACCAGAAGCTTCTGGCCTGACCAACGTAATTGCTCGCCTCGAGCGCGATGCCAAGTCCCAACGTGACGCCCAGGGCAAGGAACTGAACGAGCGTATTGAGGCCACCCTCATGCGTTCCATCGATATCCAGGCCAAGGGTAACGCCGTCGCTAAACGCCAGAACCTCAAGGATCTGAAGTCGCTGCGTACCGAGCTGAAACTGGCAAGCAACGGCAGCGGTGGCACGCATGTCAAAGAGTTCGAGGACATCTTCGACAAGCTGATCAACCAGTCGGTCGAAACCTCTGGGCTGGTATCCAAGCTGGCCGGCGATATGCACGGCGGGTTCCTTGCCAAGCTCCCAACCCTCGACAACCTGGTCAGTCTGGCAAGCGCCAGCAACCCGATGATCGCTCTGGGTTTGAAGGTTGTGGGTAGCGCCGGGCGCATGATGAAGGAAGCCAAGGCCAAGGCCGACGCCGAACGCGGTGCTCGCCTGGCCAACGTCAAGTCGGAAGCAGACGCAATCTCTCTGAAGCTGAAAAAGCTGAAGGACGAGAAAGAAGGTAAGCTGACACCAGCCAACGACTCCAAGGGCGGCGGGGCAGACCGGGATGAGAACGGTAAGTTCATCAAGGGTGGCCAAAGCGCCCAAGTGAAACAGCTCGATGTTCTGATCAAGATCTACGAGCGCCTGGGTGGTTCACAGGCCGAGCTGGAGAAGAGTGTAGAAGCCCAGAAGGTAGCCAACCGCCTGGCCGCTAAAGCACAACAGGATGCCCAGGTTGCGAAGCTACAGGGTCTGGAGAACGCCAAGGAGAGCCGTTTCAAGCTCCTTCCAGCAGCCAACGACGCCAAAGTAATCGGTAAGGGCGACGGCGGTAAGAGCGGTGGGATGATCGGGAACATCCTAGGCGAAGCCGTCGGGAACATGGTCGGGAAATGGGTCCCAGGTTTCCTCACGAAAGGCCTGGGTGGTAAGGGGTTCGGTAAGATCTTTGAGTCGTTCGGTGGCATATTCAAGACGGCCGGTAAGTTCCTGAAAGTGGCTGGCAAGGCCTCTGGTATCATCACCATCATCATGACCGCGTTCGACTTCTTCGACGGGTTCAGCAACGCAGCGAGTGTCCTGGGTAAGGAGAACCCGTCGGTCATCGACAAGGTGATGTCAGGCTTCATCGGGGTATGGAAGGGCATCGCCGGCATCGCCGACACGGTTGCCGGGTTGTTCGGGTTCGACACCAACCTCGCTGGGATGGTGGAGAAGGGCTTGGCTACCCTGTACAACAACTACATGTCGGGGTTCTACAACGCGGTGGCCGACTTCATCACCAACGGGGTGAAGCAAATCGTCTCGTTCGGGGTTAGCTCCGTCGGTCTCATTAGCGAGTTCTTCGACGGTAAGAAGAAGATGTTCTCTGATCTGTTCCAGGCGGTGTCCGACTTCGACGTCGGCGAGTTCATGACCGATGTCAAGCTGGGGTTCAAGAAGAAGGTTGAGGACATGTTCAGCTTCGTCAAGGACTCCATCCAGGATCTGCTTGTCAATGGCATCGGTTCGTTGGTCGAAATGTTACCGGAGTTTGCCCGTACAGACGCGATGAACAACATCATCAAGCAGAAGACCGACCTCCAAATCAAGAAAGACCAGGCCAACTTCCCGAAGACATACGAGAAGACGGCGGATAATATCAAGGAGGAGAAGGCGAAGAAGGAAGAGGAGAAGGCCAAATCGGCGGCCGGGGCTGTGGTTCAACAGAACAACAACACCAACGTCAGCAACAACACCAGCGTCAGCGCGCCGAAGATTAGCACCACCAACCCAGACCAGGGCACAACCGGCGGCATGTTTACTTTCGGTTGAACGAAAAAACCCCCTTGGCGCAAGCCTCGGGGGTTTTCTTTTGCCTGGCGTTTAGGCCGGCAGAGGGAGCATCTCTGGCTCGTCCTCGGGGAGGAAGGTGCATTCCTCACCCTTGGCGTCGGTACAGTGGTAGACGGACTCTAGGTCAGTTGGAGGTCCGTACCAGCGAACCAGGGTAAAGCGGGCGCCCCTGAAAGTGAATTGGGTTCCATCTTCGAAAATGGGTTCTTCGTGGGACATCAGCGGATACCTTTCGGGCCGAGGTTGGTTGGTGTGATAATGATGTCGTCACCGCTGGCGGGTTCGGTTGCAACCCAGAACAGGTTACCCTGGCCGTCGTCTTCGGCGACTTCATCGTGGAGCATGGCGTAAACGTTGACCTGGTCAACATCGTGCTGCCACGCAGCACTTGCCGGGGGCAGGATCCGGGCCAGCGTTTCAACCATCGCACGGGCATGGATTTCGTCGTCGAACACGATGGTAATGTCGCTGTAACCCAGGCCGGTAATTTCCAGGGCTTGCGGGTTGTACGGGGTTTTGGTCAACAGCAGGGTGGACAGAGCCAGGTCACCGAGGCGGCGGTCCATGTATTCGAAATACTGGGAGACACTTTTGCCTTCCATGTGGACGTACCAGGCCTGGTGCGTTTGGCCGGCTTCGGTTGGGGCAGCGTGGGATACGATAGTGTTCATGGTGTTGCTCCTTAGTGAGCTTTGGTTGGTCGGTACATTGTAGTCTGAACTTGAGGGCTTGTAAACCCCCAAGTTCAAAAAGATTACTCTTTGTAGTACGCCTTCACGATTTCCATCGCATGAGCGTCGTCGGTTGCCCGTATCTCGTTAGGTAGGCCGTCGATAAACACCATGCCGGTGCTGCGGTCATAGAACCCCACCAGATGGTTGTTGTCGCCACGGATAGAGCCCGATGGGGCCAGGGTAAGCGGCCCGGCTATAGGGGCGTTGGCGAGCAGTAGGTCGAGGGATTCGGATACCCGGTTTTCGATCAATAATGGCGGGACGCCTTGGTCGATTGCCCACCCATACGCATCGTCGGAAGTTGAGAATTCTTCGCGCCCGGCAATCCGCTGTGGACTTTCGGTTAGTTCGTTCTGGTAGTGGTAGAACCCCAAGATGGTCGCCCGGAACATAATCCGGCCCGGCTGTTCCGGGGTAGGGCTGGCAACGGCGGTTAAAACTGCGCGATTCTTCATTCGTGCTCCTTAGTGAGCGTTCGGTTGAGGCCCCAGTATACTTTGAGCTTTGGGGTCCGTAAACCCCAAAGCTCAACTTTTATTTCGCAGGAAATAACCCATACGCGTAGCGCATTGCGGCGTGGGACTTATGGGCGACGCCCGGTAGTTCAACGCAGATCATGGCTTCGTTATGCTTACACCGTTGGGTGATGGTAACGATATTCTGTCCCGCGACCAGGGCGGTATCCGAATCCTCGACAATGGTGAAGCATCGGGATTCGCGGCCGTCAGTCAGAATCAGGGTTCCGGATTCGTCGACGGCGCCTTGGGCTTCGGTCAATACGATCGTGTGCATGATGTATCCTCGTATGGGTTATTCTAATTTGAAGCTGACCAACATCCGTTGCTCGGGGACTACATGGCTTCTCCCGGACAAAGAAAAGCCCCCGTACCTTGCGGCAGGGGGCGAAGGTAGCGGTCGGAGTATAACCGCGTAGGGGAAATCAGCGCAACGTCTTGTAAAGCTTGATTGACTCAGGGTGTTCGTTCAAATGTTTCGCAACGGTTTCCAGGTGGCTGCGGTCATCATCCGTCGTTACCTTGGCGCCAGCCTTGTCGTGTACTGCGTAATTCGAACAGCAGCAGGTTTCCGGGTGACACCGACAATAGTTTGGGCGGACATGGTAGCCGGCCGGGTACACCGGGTCGGGAGGGAGCAGTTCAATACTCATGGTTACACCGCGTGGATGGTTTCTTTTTGGACCCGGACGTTGCGAATGTGGAAGCTCGCCGGGTTGGGGAGGAGGTTTGCCAGGTCAACCAAGCGGCGGTCACCAAACACCATGAGGGTAGCAGCCGGGTGCCATATATGACCGATCACCTTACCGCTGCGGTCTACCTTTGAGGGAACCAGTTCTTCGAAGTTGATTCGGAAACCGACGACGGCAGGGGCTGCATGGGCTTGTAAATTCATGGGTTTGGACCTCAGTGGTTCAAATAAGAGTTGGTATTCAAGGTGCCAGTATAAGCGCTGACACCCCGTGGCGCAACCTGAATCAAACTTTTTTAGGTTCGGTCAAACTTTGACCCAGGGCTAACCAGGCGGCTCGGGCGCGGTTTGGTTCAGACGCCTTGACTTGCACCTTGGTTGGGCGTAAGCCATCAGACATGTCCCGCCGACCGAAGAAGTAGGTGAATTCAGACTCGTCCCGGTTCGAGGTGACCACGGTGAGATACCAGTCCTTTTCGATCCCCTCGATGATTTCCAGTTCGGCTTGTTCTTCAGGGGTACGGTTCATAACTTTCTCCAACGCACGACGTCGAAGTCTTCTGTCGTATGATGCCAATATAGGCAAGAGCGGTCCATGGTGACGAGGATGGTTTCCCGATCTCCGTTCCGATATTCGACTTCAATGTCGCCGTCACCATTGGCGAAATAATCCGGTGCGGTGAGGGTGAGATTGTCTGTCCAGCTAATTTCTTCGGTGGGGTCGTCCAACATCCCGCGCAAGGCCGCCCGGCCGCCGTTGTTTAGAATTTCGGCCCGCTGGTCGTCGGTAATCAGTGCCCACTTGGCAGCCAACACCCCGAGGATACGGTCGACCTCTTCAGCGTGGGTCGGCGGCTTGGCCGCCATCGCAGAGTCCAGCTCGTCCTTGAAGAACCAGACCAACACACCGACTTGCTTGCGGTCGCGGATGTCGGGGTAGGGGATGGAGGTTGCCAGGGACAACACGCTGCCATGCTTGGTCTTGTTGAACTTTTTCAGGCCGCTTAGCAGCCATTCGACTTTGACATTGGAGTCGCCTACGTTGGCGAGCAGGGAGGAGAGGTTCATTGTTGATTTCCGTTGAATGAAATTGTCAGCAGTAGGGTATACAGCCCGATCGCGCAAGTAAAGCCCAGGATGTCAAGGGCGGCGGGCAAGGGCGACCATCCTTTCCTTCAGCATCTCACCAAAAGATGGCTGTTCTGGTGTTGGGTTCTGGTCGATACCTTCCGGGAGGTTTTCATCAGGCACGCACCCGCGACAGCGGTGGTAACCGATACGCTGGCGATCAAGGCCCAGGACGTTCCCGCACCGGCATTTGACCATCCCGGCGGTTGCCTGGCGGCGCTCTTGTTTGGTCTCAGGCGTAGCCCCGACCCGCTTGATCTGTCTGATTTCCATAATTCAAGTCCCGGCTGGTGTAGTTCAACCCAGTTTACTAGGTCAAAGCCAAAAGGTATACTGGCGATCTAAATCAAGCACCACTGAGGATGCACTATGCAACATGACCCGAAGCTGTTGACCATCCAGCACCTGCGTACCGACATGCGTAAAGACAAGGCCGGGCAATTCCGGGTTCGAGTCGATCACAAAGTCTACCCAGACATCACCCGCCAGTTCCACGGTGTCATTCCAACCCTATATGAAGCCAACCGGGCGAAAGACATCCTCGTCAGCCTTCTGGTTAGCCAGATGCGCGGCGAACGGCTCCACCAGGGCGTCCCTGCGTAACGAATCCCGAAACGAGAAAGGCCCCCACGGTGCAAACCATGGGGGCCTTTCTTTTGGTCTCAAATCGGTAACGCTGAGGACATCATTACGGCAAGCGCGAACAGCACGCAGATGTTGATGAAGCCGGCAACGCCGGAAGTGTCGTGGGACTTTGGTCCAGGGTTGCAAGTTTCCATGCTGCTCATAGTTACACCTCAATGTGTCGGTGGGTTCAGTCGTTAAAGGGTAGGCCTGGGTCGATGATTACGCAAGCCGGTGTCGGAAACAATACGCAAAGACCAGAATGGCGACCATCCCGACCATTATCAAGTCATCAACAAGGGCCGGGCGTTTCTGGAAATACTCTTTCACAAATCTATCTCTGT